CGGTCACTCCCCACTTCTTAAAACTTAAAACGCATAAACTAAAAAAATAGATTTTTTATGAAAACAGTTAAAAAGAATAAAAGCATCATGCGGGTAAGTGATAAAGATGCAGAAAATTTAATAAAAGAAAAAGGCTGGAAGTATTGTCCAAAGTCAGAATGGAAAGAAAAGGTACGAGACAAAAATGATGTTTTGGCAGAAGTGCCAGAGATTAAAAAGAACAAGAAGAAAAAAAAGAAGTTCATCAAAGTAGATGATGCAGGAGTAAATTTAGATACAGGAAAATTCAATGGCTAACAAAAAGCAAGAGCAGAAAGAACACCTAGACAGGATGTTAAGCGATAATCTTCAAGAAACCCTTGAGCGTAAAGCTCAATACTACAAGAAGTACGGTTTCGAGAAGCAAGCAAAGAAGGTACGAGCCTTCAAGAAGTGTGTGAGAGAAATGATAGGGAGTCTTTAATATGAGTAAAAAAAAGCCAGAAAATTGGGAAGAACTAATGGAGGTTTTCAAACAAATGAAAGCCTTTCAAAAACCAAGAACTTATGTAGCACATAACATCATAAACGGCAAAGATTCTTGGGTAGTAGACATGATAAATTCAAAACAAAAAGCCCGTATGCTTAAACTAAAAAAAATTGAACTTGGAGAATACGATACGAAAGAAGAAGCCGAAGCCTACTGTAACCAATGGGAAAAAGATAATCCACGCACAGAATGGGAAGATTTTCAATAAACATTAAACAAAAACCTATAACAAACTATGACGATCTCTACACCACGACAACTAGACTTTATCGGTACTCCAACGATTGAAAGAGAGCCAGAGCAGTTCGACCTTTGGAATGAACTTGGTAAACCAAACAAGATTCAAAAAGATATTGATTTCTCAATCGTCGATACCTTGTTCAATTCCTTTAAGCAGGAGGAAGTCGAACAGTATAAAAATTATTGGCAATCAGTAGCACCAAAGACCGATACCGAAGTATTTCAGCGTTGGTTGTTTGCGTTCATGTCGGTGCATACTACATGGGAGCGCAATGTTATTGGGTACGAAGCTATTAAGGATTGGACTGCGTGGTTCAACGATGACGAGAAGCTCATGGAGGTTATTAAGGGGGCAAAGGTTGGACTCCATAACAATCGCGTCCGTTTCATTTCGGAGTTTGCTCGTAAGTTTTGGTCTGACCCCGAATGGTACAAGCACCAAGACGGCAACTGGCAGACCTTTCGGGACAGACTTGTTAAAAGTATTCTCGGCCTTGGAATTGCCAAAGTGTCTTTTAGTCTTGAGATGATTTATCCAAACAAAGCAGAGGTAACGTGCATGGACACACATCTGTTTCAAGCGTATGGGTTGAGCCAAACGAAAGATGCTCGCCGCTACAATGAGATTGAAAACTACTGGCTCGATATGTGCCGTATGTGGAATGTACCGTCTTACATTGCACGTTGCATCTTGTGGGACAGGAAGCAGGATAAAACTGATAGCCGCTACTGGAGCTATGTATTGGAGGATTAAATTATGAGTAACAAAGAAGCATTTGATATTGTATTAAAATTGGCAAAAGCTAATACCCTTGCTGAACACGACATCATGTATGCTCAACAGGAAGCACAAGCCGACCTTGAACGACAGGCGATTGAAATTGTTGAAGATTATTGTAACGATTTAATTAGGAGATAAATTATGACATTCAAAGAATACTTATCGCGTGATGACGCAAGCGCATCAGACAAAGAGTTTCTCAAAGACTACGAGAAGGCTCAAGCAGAGGCAGAAGAAGGCCCGATTAGCCACAACGGGAGAATGGTAGACAAGGACAACATTGACAAAGGCTTATGGGCGTTGTCAGATTGGTTGAAGTATAATACGGAGAGTGCTTGGAAGCATGAGCATCGAGTTCTTTCTGACCACGATTACAATTATTATCAAGAAGTAATTGGAGCAGCAAGAGATAGATTAGCAGAGGACTAAAATGAGAGAACCAGACGGAAGTATGTTTATTATTGGGACTTTAATTGTTTGCGCTATTGTTGTGGCAGCAATAGGGTTTGGCTACGAGGCTTATTTAGCATGGTACATTAGGAATTAAAAGGACAGTATAATGGGATACAAAATACTAGACGTTAAAGCAGACATACATGAAGATGTTGAAGCATACTTCAATCGGTATTGGCCTCAACTAGACAACGAGGCTGGATGGAAACAAACACTACAAGAGGACGTACTTGACATTGTAGACAAACACTTTGAAAAGATAGAAAGATAAACATGAAGTACCTAATTATTACATTATCGCTGTTCGCAGTTGGATGCAAGTGCTTTCAATGCGATGAACCATCATATCAAGGGCCACCAGAGTTTAAGCCTTTGCCGCCCGAAAAGCTGCGAGACTTACGTTTCATTTGTGATGGTTATGCTTACAAGAGCATTACTAAAAAAGACTATATCATTAAGGAGGACTGCTAATGAAAGAGACAATTACAAAAGTGCTAGAGCGTTATGCAGACAATCAAGTAAACCTTGCGTCAGAAGCGGCTAGGGACATGATTGCAACAGCAATCATCAAAGATGTGGCAATCGAGGTGTTAGCCTCACAGAAAAAACAAACGAAAGAGTATTGGCAGCAACAAGAGGCTGGAATAGATTATTAAAACTTAAAGAGTAAGAACTAAAAAAATAGATTTTTTATTATGAAGCTACCTACACTATACAAAAAGACTACAATCGGCAAGACCCAAACTTGGGAAATCGAAGTAAACGAGAATAAATTCCGCACTATATCTGGACAGTCAGACGGCAAGAAGATCACTAACAACTGGACTGTTTGTGAAGGCAAGAACGTAGGCAAAGCCAACGCTACCACAGCAGAAGAACAGGCACTCAAAGAGGCCGAAGCTAAACATGAGAAGAAGCTCAAGGCTGGATACCATCTAAACTTGGACAACATTGACAAGAAAAGATTCTATGAGCCTATGCTCGCGCAGGACTTCAAGAACAAGAATCGTCAGAAGGAAGTAATGTTTGAGATTGATGAGGAGGGCATTGGTGCGCCTGTATTCTCTCAACCCAAGCTGGACGGCATACGTTGTATCGCCATGCGAGAGGGACTGTTTACTCGCACTGGTAAGGAGATTACTGCCGTACCTCACATCAGTGAAGCGTTGGAACCTTTCTTTGAGAAGTATCCTAATGCTGTTCTTGACGGTGAGTTATACAATCATGCTTACAAAGACGATTTTAACAAAATCATTCACCTCGTTCGTAAGCAAAATCTCACAGAAGAACATCTTGCGGAGAGTGCCGAGATGATTCAGTATCATATTTATGATGCCCCCGTGATTGGTGAGGGCAAGTATGTCCTTACTGAAAAGGATACTTTTTCAGACAGAACCTCCATGCTAGACGCACAGTATAGCAAGTTGAGCTTGATGAAACATGACTGCCTTGTGATGGTAGAAACTATTGAAATCCTCGGCAGAGAGCAACTAGACCGTTGCTATGAAGATTATGTAGAAGCGGGATATGAAGGCCAAATGATTAGGCTCGATGGGCCTTACGAGAATAAACGCTCACCAAGACTGCTCAAGCGCAAGGAGTTTATCGACAGGGAATATACTATCCTTGGATATGAAGAAGGCGAAGGTAATCGTACTGGAACCGTAAAACACTTCAAATTTGAAAATGAAAATGGTAAGGAATTTAATTCAAACATAAAAGGTTCATTTGAATACCTAGCGGAACTACTAGAGAAAGCAGATGAACTGATAGGTAAGGAAGCAACGGTTAAGTTCTTTAATCTCACGCCTGACGGTGTGCCGCGCTTTCCCTACGTCATTGCAATTAGAGATTACGAGTAGACAATGAACTCCCCATATAGAAGAAAGGAACCCCCAATGGAAGAACAGCCGACAAATTTAACACTGGTTGCAGAGACGTTAGATATTGCTAATGAGCATGGAATGGCGGCAGAAGTAATGTGGAGTGCGCTTACAATGGCGGCAGAGGCAAACGAGCATGGACAAACGATGGAACAAGTATTAGAAGCAGCACTAGGAGAATGGGATATTTAACAATGAGAAACTACGAATTAATTAAAGCAATCTATGATAGATGTCCCGATATGCGTGATGGCTACCATTATAGCACTAGCCAGTATGTTGACCGATGCCAAGACATCATAGATATGATTGAATTGCACCGTCCCGAAATAGCAGGGAAGCTACCTACGGAAGAAAGTTTAATGGAAGAAATGAGGAAATACCCTCACAGAGATAACCACATGGATTAAATTATGAAACAATACTGGATTCATAAAAGATACGAGGACGGCAAGGCACGATGGGAGTTGACTGCCGCTCAATTTAGGAGCGGCGACCCACAAGCAGTCCGTAGAGCATACGAGCCACAAGCAAAGGCTTTTAATTACGAAATACTTGATGTAAAAGAATATATTATTAGATATGAATAATTAGGGATTCATTTGACTTTTTTAGGGTATTATGTAATGATAGCAGTTATGGAAAGACAAGACGAAAGAATAAAAACCCTCGACCACATGGTCGATGAAAGGTTTGCGGAGATTTTCTTTGTCGCAAAGGAGGAGTATGAGATAGACAGCAATTCCGACAAAGAGAAAGAGCTATATAATCTACTAGACAAGCACAAAAGAGAGTTAAGAGAATTTGGCGCGGGTCTTTTTCGTGGAAAACAATACTAACTGGTAAACATTAAATTTATGCAAGAGAATAGTATCAACGTCAATCCAGACGCAGGGGGCTGGAGGGAACAAAAAAGCAGTCATGGTGAGCTTTCAGAAGATGAACTGAATCATCTAATACGGCATAGTAGAGAAACCATAGAGTACGAACATAGTGGAGCGGAAAATCTGGTTGTTACGTCTAGTGTTTCTGAAGGTAGAGAGCCTATCTATATTGTCTATAAAGACCTAAAGACAAGCCTAGATAAAGTTAAAGTATATGATAATCTTAATGATGCGGTAAACTATGCGAAACAATACTAATAACGATGACTACTCTTACGCTTATTACAGGCATCCTATTGATTGCCCCGAATGTGGTAGGCCAACTCACGAATTATTTAATGTAATAGTCGAGGGGGAACCCCCCGTGCTAATGTGTCAAGAGTGTCAGGATAGAGAAGTCCAAGAATTAGAAGTATATGATGAAGAATAAAAAGCTAAAATTCAAGGTTCCCGTTTCATGGGAAATGTCATCTATGGTTGAGGTCGAAGCTAAAGACCTCGCTGAAGCAGTAGAGGTTGCTAAAGCAGACTTTGCTAAATTTGGAGGAGAGTTTCTTCCCAAAGGAGAGTTTGTTAAAAACTCATACTATGTCGAGTATGAAGCAATCGACGTACATCAGTCACAAGAGACTTTAGATAAAATGGATTGGCAGGAAGCCCATTTTAACACTGAAGGATATGGAATAGGTGGTCATATTAATAGTAAAGGCGAGGTGATTGATGATGCCTATAACATAGACGTTTCTCACCATTTTGATGACCCTTGCACTACCGATGTGAAAGAGATTGAGCGTCATCTCGGATTGGAAATTGGGTCTGACGGTACTGTATCGGAGGTAAAATGAGCAGAGATGTAACTGGCAATGGTAATTTACAGGGACGCTATAAACAGGCGTATGCCCCTAAACTTTCTGAAGGTAATCCAGAAAAGAAAAAGAAAGAAGATTGGTTCGATGAACTATGCAAGAAGCATGGTGCAGAGAACTTGTGGAAAAAGAATAAAAACTAATTATGAATATAACAAATCCACCTACGGTGAATATAAATGGAGTGCCAACTGAAGAATGGGCTAATGCTATTGCTACACGCTTGCAGGATGAACTCCCTTTTGGGGAAGATAATGTTATCGTTGCGGCGGCAGTAGAACAATTCTTAACAGACTACCCGCACTATACGGAGCAGTTTGTGGGAACAAAGATTATAGAAAAAGAGTATTTCGAGAAATTGTAAAAAGAATTTGATTTTTAACCAACAATAGATTAAAGTAGAATTATGAGTAAACAAGAAGAAAACTGGTTGATGGTTGCGATGTTGGGCTTTACATGGGAAGATTCCCAGAAGGTCGAATCGCAAGAGGATAGAGACTTCTTGGTTGATAAGGCCAAGAAGATGAAAGAGTGGATGCTTGAGAACAAGCCGCCCGATCAGCCCATGCCGCCCATGATGGACATTTAATCCAGAAAGGAGCAGTTAGGCTAATGCCATTCAAATCTAAACCCTATATCAAGGTTGGTAGGGGTGCATGGGAGACTTATATCCCTAAACCCCCTCAACACGCCACACACGCTCGTCTAACGTGCTTTAATCAAACTTATGATGATGGACGGCCAAAGACGGCAACCCTTCCCATACAGGATTTTGGGTGCTTTAAGGGTGTGTCTGGAGACTTCTCATTTATCCGTATGGATAACAAACGTAAGGTGCATGAGGAGTATGAAGGGACTTGGTATTGGGACGGGATTAAAGTTCCAGAAGTGGAATTGATGAGAAAGGATGAGCATTGACTAAAGAAGAACAAGTGCAACTGGTTGAATCCATATTGGATCGAGCGCAATGTGACGATTTGCGACATAGGCTAGAAGCGCATGAAAGGGGAGATTTAGGGCAAAGCGTTGGAGAAAGCTGGATGGTTCATCATTTGAAACTCCTGCTGGACTCAATGAAGGGGGATTGATTTATCCCACTATCCCCCACTTTGCCCCATTCTCCTCCTATTTAGCATACAAAAGCATATAATTATGAACCTATTAACATATAACGAACACTGTAACGAAAGACACATAAATGATATTCTTCATAGCACTAATAATAGGCTTAATATATTTTTCATATAGAGCTATTTTCATAGAAACCCGCTCTAGTTTAGAGAATAACATCAAAAAACAGGATAATTGGTTCCTCTGGGGGTTAGCAATATACCTATCCACAGTAATATAAGACATACATTATCATCTAATTAATTAGTTTTTTTAGATGGGATTGGTGCTGCGCGACTTTTATATTTCTGTCAATAAATTTTTATATTTTTTAGCAGCAAACAAAATTGGGCATAAGGTGTATATAATTATGTGGCAAGACCAAGAAAAAAAATTAAAGTTATTGAAAAAAAATTAGGTAGAGAAAAAGCCTATGGTTTAGCTTATTCTGGAGAGATGACAATAGAAGTAGAAGAAAGACAAGAGAGTAAAGATTATTTAGATACATTAATACATGAAATGTTGCACTGTTTTGCACCTACATGGAGTGAAAAAAGGGTACATGATACTGCTAATGAAATGACAAGAGTAATATGGAATAAAAATTATAGAAGAATTGAAAAGTAAATTCATCTCCAGGATTTTTTGAGCTTAAATATAGTATCCAGCATTTTTATGCCTAAATAACCAGCCTCCAGCATTTTCAGCCTTAAATAACCGCAAGGGCATGGGGCTTTATTTCAATTAAATAAAAAAATATAAAAATTTACTTGTTTTAGTTATGGAAAGATGAGAAAATTATAGTGTAATCAATATGCAACAATATCCAGGATAAATAAGCCCTAAATAAGGGCGGCTAGAATGAATATTTTTTAGTTTTTTTAGCAAATAGAAATTTATTTTAGTTTATTTAGATTAAAAATAAATTATTTAGATTGGATTAAAATAAAGGAAAATATATGCCATCTGAATTAGCAAAGCTGTATGAGAAAGCATGGAATCAAACTGTAAATGGTTATTCTGAATGGAAAAGAAACATTATCATTGAGGAACCCTTCGGTAGACACGCTGATGATGCAACAAAAGAAGCTATACTATTAGCTGAAAGGTGGTACGATGAGATGCACGCTGTACCCTCTGGAAGTGATCCTAATATACCATTCTAAAAATATAAAAAAATATAAGTTAATTTGCCCCCAGTTTTAGGGGGCTTTTTTTTTAGTTTTTTTAGTTGACTCGGTTTGGGTGATTTGATAGAATTAGAAGATGGCAGCGAGAAAGAAAACAGGTAGAAAAAAAGGCTCATATTCATTTGTAATGGTACTTGGGTCTGAACTGAAGCAACAAATTGGTGATAATGACATGGTTGTTCTATCAAGTAAGTATGCCGCAAGTGCGGGGATAGAAGGACAACCAGTTAAGACAGTGGCAGGGAGCAATATGTTCTTTCCGACTGAAGCAATGCCGATTAATGTTGCACCAAAACAGGTAAAAGAGGATAATGATGATACTGCCTCTTTACAAATTGATATTCAAGATTGGTAAAAGAAATGGAAAAAATTAAAACCTACTTCCCGAACATAATCGGACAGGATAGCGTCAAACGTGCGCTCTCCTTTTATATTGACGGTCACAAGGCGAACAGTATCGTTCCCCATCTGATGTTTACCGCACCTCGCGGATGTGGCAAGACCACGATGGCAGAAGCGTTCGCTCGCAACTTGGCAAATGGTGATGGCACTCCCAAACGCCTAATCACACTGAACTGCGCGGGGTTGAAGAACCTTAATCAGTTTTTTAATTCATTTGTATTACCTCACATCCACCAAAAGGATTGCACCGTTCTCTTTGATGAGGCATCAGAGATTCCCCGTGATGTTGGAATGGCATTGCTTACTATTCTAAATCCTAACCCTCGTAATCGAAACGAATTTAGCTATGAGGATTTCAACTTTGAGTTTGATTTCTCTCGTCAGTCGTTTATGTTCGCTACGACAGAGGGACAGAGCATCTTTCATGCGCTCATGGATAGAATGGAGCGTATCGACCTAGAGGAATATGAGATTAATCATCTCGGTGAAATTATGATGCTGGGTCTTGAGGATTATGCGGTTGATGATGAGGCGTTGTATGAAGTGGCAAAGACCCTTCGTGGTAATGCTCGCGCTGCACAAAAAATGGCTGTTAAGGTCAAGCAGTATCTCGACCAGAACAGCAAGAAGAAGTTTACTATGGAAGCGTGGAAAGAGTTGCGCGACACATTGGGTATCATTCCCTTCGGGCTGTCCAATGGAGAGATTAACTTGCTTCGCATTCTAAAGAAGAAGAAAGCTACTCGCCTTACTGAACTGGTTGCTATCACGGGCTTGAGCAGACGTAGTATTCAAGCAGACTACGAACTGTTTCCGACCAAGCTGGGGCTTATCTCAATTAAACCAGAGGGACGCACACTCACTCAAAAGGGTCAAAAATATCTGAAAGAACTTGACTCGGAGTAGGGTATTAGTGTATTATTTAGAAAGTAGGACGACAAGCATTGGTCGCACAGGCAGAGAGAGCCAGCCGCGTAATTCCATGTAGGTATTGTTGCCCTGCTTTTTTTTTGGGTGTAAATAAGTGTCATGGAAAATAAGAAAGTCATCAAGCCTTCGAACGACTACGAGAAGCTAGTGGGTAAGTTCAAAATAGGATGTGCCTATAAGATGAATACGGGAGTCTTAAATAAGATAGAATGGCATTGTGTGGGGGAGAACCAGGAGGGAGAGGAGGTAAATATTATTATTCATTTGGTTTTGGGCATAATAAAGATTGATTATGGCGAGACGGAATATGATTTAATATTAAATAAGAAAACACATCTTGTTGGTTCTGTTTACATGAATAAGAAACTTGAAACTCCAGCACTAAATATAATGGATATATTAGACTTTTTAAAATGGGAATATAAATTAGGTTATGTTTAAATTTTTTGAAATGGCATACATTATTTCATTGGCCTTAATATACATGGGCCTTGTGGTTACACTTGGTATGGTAATTGGGATGCTTCAAATATTTGGCTTAAATAAAAACTAGTTGAAATATTGAAGATATCAGTGTAAAATATAAATAAGGATTGAGAACAATATCGACCAAAATAAGACTAACTTCAAAGAGGTTATCTGTTAAATAAAGAGGGCTTGAATAAAGTCAGCGAATAAAATATGGGTCGAATTAGATTACCCGATGTTGTCGCTCACTAATTAAGATTTTTGATTGTCAAAATATTTTGCCGCTCACGAATGATCGACAAAGATTTTTGCTGCTCACAATATGTCTTTATTGATCGTCTAATTACCCTAATTGATTGGCTTTAATTAGCTTAATTGTTTTTCATCATAGCCTTGTTTTTGTGGGCTGACTGTTCAAATTATTTCTTGTTTACCCTAGTTTTCTCCGATGTGAAATTCATTGATTTTAAGAAACTTCATTTGAGCCTTGTTTTTCAACACTTTATGCTTGACTCCCCCGCCGACATCCCTCGAAGTGTCAACACTAAAAGAACTAAAAAAACTTTCATGTGCACCAGGTTTTTTCTTGTTTAGAAAAGGGTAGTATGAGATACTAAGAACAGTTAAGAGATAACAACGAACTACTAAAAACGATATGCCAAAAATCATAAAAGAAACCAACGACCCTCACTACACCGTAATCCAACGCCCGATGGAGGCAACCCTACCAAGCGGCGACCGCATCTTAATTCCAGATCAATTTGTAAACATCAATGAGAAGACGGGCAAACCGATTGGAACGTGCAGCAAGCGTTACAAGCTCTACAATAATGACGACGTGATCAACGTTGCCGAAGACGCTTTCAAAGCGTTGGGTTTAAAGTGGAGCAAGCGTAAGTTTTACGTTTACGATGGTGGTCGTCAGTTTAGAGGTGTTTACGACTTCAACGACCATACCAACGAGGTACGGCGCGAAGACCGCACGAAGGGAATGCAGATGGGTATGCGCCTATCGATTCAAAACTCTTTTGACGGTGTTTTGCGTTTGAACTGGTTGCTGGGTATCTTACGCCTTGCTTGTTTGAACGGTATGGTCACAACTTCAGAAGAAGAAGGGATGACTAAAAAGCATTGCGGTTCTGACTTGAGCCTTGAGTTTGTAACAGCGGGTCTCAAGAACATTATCGCGAGGTTTGACAATGCAGTAGAGCATATTCAACCGCTTTACGGTCACGACCTGACGCAAGCTCAGGGTCAGTTTATTCTCAACCATCTCCAAGATGAGAAGGTTATTTCAAAGCGTATCCGCGAGGGTATTGTCAGCTTGTGGAATGCGCCTTCCCGTTCAGAGGATGAGGATCGCAACCTTTTCAACCTTTACAATGCTGGAACCGAGTATTTGACTCACCAATATCGTGGTCACGCTCGCAGTCTTGAATTGAATGGTCGTTGGTATCAAACGTTGCGCGGTGCAGCTACCACTCCGTCACGACTCGCCGAACTGGTCGAGCCTATAGAAGACGAAGCGGTAACAGTCGCCGAGTAGTTCAGTAAATCGGAGTAAAAGATATTCGCCACTGGTGACCGTGTATTATGGGCCAAGCGGTTTATCCTCCAAACCATAACCCCCGCGAAAGCGGGGGATTTTTTTTGCATTAATTTAAACTATTGACTTGCAACACTTTAGGGATGTGTGCAGCCGATTTCATGCCAAAGTGCATCCTAAAAAAACTAAAAAAAAGCTTGTGTTGAATTGGGAAACCTGTCATAATTAGAACAGATGAAAAACGACAACCTACTCAGATTTGGCAATCCTAATTCCAAACTAAAAAAACTAATTAAAAAGCTTGGCCTTACTCTAAAGACATTCACACTCCCAGCGGGACACACTTGTCCAGGGGCTAAAGATTGCTTGTCGCGTGCTAATCGTGAAACGGGAAAGATTAAAGATGGGCCTGACACAGAGTTTCGTTGCTTTGCCGCTAGTGCAGAGGCAACCTATCCGTCATTGCGTAACATGGTGTGGCACAATTTTGAACTATTACGCGCCGCGCTTATTCAAGATGAAAAAGCAGGATTTGAAAACAGTCCACACACAGCCGATTTGATTCACAAGAGTTTGCCGAAAAAGTTTGACATCATGCGTGTCCATGTCGGTGGTGACTATTTTACAAAAGAGTATTTACAAGCGTGGATTGAAGTCGCAAGGCGCAACCCTGATAAGATTTTTTATTCTTATTCCAAATCTTTACATTTGTTTAGACAGTTTGCTCTACCCGAAAACCTTGTGTTGACCGCTTCCCGTGGTGGTAAGTATGACGAACTAATTGATTTACACGGATGGAAAGAGGCTCTTGTTGTTTACAGTGAGGCAGAGGCAGAGGAAAAAGGTTTAGAGATAGACCACGACGACACACACGCAGCATTTGGAAAGGAAAACTTTGCGTTGCTCATTCATGGTACACAGCCCAAGGGCAGCACGGCGAGCGCGGCACTGTCAGCTATCAACAAACAAAAAAGGCTTGCCGCCGTTTAGGTATTTCTCTATACTATAAGAAAGGTGGTGATGTCCTATTGAGCTATACGTATTTTTTTTAATTGGAATAATGTTCGCATTACTCTATAAACCTAACAGATAAAACCTATTTAACTATGAAGGCTACAATAAACATACAAATGGATAACGATGCATTCGTGCAGCATCCAAGTGCAGAACTAGCACGGATTTTAAAAGTTCTTGCGGATAACATTGAAGGGCAAGTTGCTGGTGTGTCTTGCGATAGGGTGGGTGACATGATAGGGTGTCGAGACATCAATGGCAATAGTGTTGGCAGACTTGAGGTTGTCGAGAGCTAAACTATTGTATTGCAACACTTTACGCAAGTGGGCAGCCGATTTCATGCCAAGTACTTTTTTTAAAAAAAAGCTTGTGTCGCTTTTGGTAATCCCTTATTATATATAAACGATGACGAACACAAACAAAATCAAAAACGGTTCGCTTTATTTCAACAGCCAACGGCAACGAGTCGAGCGAGTATTAGGGACAGTCAACACTCGTCGAGTGTGGACTAAACACCACAAAGAAAACACACGGGACGTACAAACAAAAGATTTGCGTCTAGCGAGTAACGAGGAATGTACTTCCTATTTGGGGGACAACAAACGGATGCAATTTACACTCCCACAAGTGGGTGTAGTGGGCGCGAGTTAGTTTCCTTGACACAGCCCGTGGCGGGGTTTTGGTTGTTTTACCCTCCACGGGCACTTTTTTAAAAAAAAGACTTGAACAGCACAAGGTAATGCTGTAATATATAAACAGTTCTTTGAGACAATTTAGTTCTCTGAAAACACTACGCTTGAGCGGAATGAGATGGTGCTGGGTTACAGGCCATGAGCGAGACAGCGTGACAAAGTAGGGGAACAACAAATTAGAGCGGTGTTAGCGTCGCACAGATGCATATAACAGTCTAGCAATTCTATTCGTGAAACACGAAGGATTTCACCCGCTCTTTTTAAACAATTTTGTCCGACGACGGTTGGACAAAGGGTATGGCTGAATATCCCTCCATCATAAGGGGAAAGGCATAGGGCTACGTGAGAGAGTGCAATCGTATGACTTGCGTAGTGTTAGTAGATCGGTAAACTTGAACTGTATTGTGCACTGGTCTTGTAGGTAATGCAGCAATCCTACTACCCATTAATTTTGTAACAGTCAGAAAAAGAATGTCGGTAGGTGACTGCTCCGATGACGTGTCTGTGACGGCGGCAACAAAGTTGTTTGTAACGTGCAGAGGTGAATTGACACCCCATTGACTTGACGTATGACGCTCACCACTTGATTGTTACATTTATTTCGTGGTGCTGGATTACAGGCCACGGATGCTAGGTGCTGAGTACAACGCCTCCATAGCCCTTCGGGGACAGGGATGGTAAGACATCTTACAGTTTATCCGTAGTGGCGTAACGGACACTTTTTTTAATTGACATAAACTTGGTTACGAGTTACTATTAAAAAAGATGAAAACAACATATACATTCAAAGACTTCATTATTGAATTAGACGAACGACTTGATTCAGAAATCGGGTGTACCACCAGCGACTTACCAGACTATCCTTACCGTGAAGATTGGGAGACTTGTCGAGATGATTTAGCTTTTGTCGCACCAGAGGATGGAGAGAGACGCGAGCAAGTATTTAACAATCATGTTAATTATACTGTTGAAGATGTGATGTCTGAAAACGCCGCAGATATATACCCCTATTCGATGCCATACTAAAATGAGTATACTATTTTTAATCTCTTATTTCGGAATAACATTTCTTTTACCCTTCCTCCTTCTTTTAGTTGTGAGTGTGGAGTTAATTGAATCAATATCAAATTATCAAATTAAACAAAATGAAAAACGGAATTAGTATTAGCTTCGGCCTATTGTGTGTTATTTATATGCTTTGCTTGACGCAAGTATTTGCTGACGAGGTGTTGACGAGAGATGAGCGTATCGTTGCGCTTACTATATTAGGAGAGGCTCGTGGTGAAGGAAAACGTGGAATGTATGCCGTGGGGTGTGTAATTCAAAAACGTGCGTCAGAGCGTAACCTCACGCCAGCAAAGGTGTGTCATCAACCTTATCAGTTCAGCATTTGGAATGCTGGGAAGGGTAAGATTAAAAAAGAGAGTGAGCTATATTATCTGTGGAAGTCGAAGTCTATGATGTATGCTAGAGAACTAGCAAGGGCAATTTGTAAGGGTAAGCCTTTAGATCAAAAATTTACTGGTCACGCAAATCACTATTGTAGAAAAGAAATCAATAACTATTGGACAAGAAAAGGGAAGGTTACAAAAATAATCGGCAATCATAAATTCTTTAAGCTGTAAAATGTCCTCGGCGATATTTCACTTAAAATAAGCCTCGGCGATATTTACCCTTTAATAAGTGCTTGACCTGCAACGCTTTAGGCGATATCGGCTGCCCGCCTGGGTCATGTTGACCCTAGGTTATTCACACGTTGTTAACGGGGTGTGCCAGGTTGTCTCTTGACTTTTTGGTAAAAATGGGTTATACTGTACTTATGTTAATCGAAAAAGAATCACCTCTCAGCGGCAACAAAAACATCATGGACATAGACGTAACCCTCGCGCAAATTGAAGCGTGGAAGGGCGGCGAGCTTATCCAAAACGCCATGCCGAACCTCTCGGCAGATGAACGCGAGTTCATCAAGACGGGCATCACTCCCGAAGAATGGGAGAATACATTTGGTGATTGACACCATGCCGTGTATTTAGTAGAATTAGAAAAATGAAAATCAAAGTGACAGTCAAAGCGCGAGTGAACAAGCAGGGGCTTATGGGTAGTAAGTCACGCCCTCACCGTGTTAAAAAGGGCAAAGGATCTTTTCGTCGTCACTCTAAACACAAGGGCAAATGTGAATAACTTTTGCTCGGCTTATTAACTCAATACTGTATAATCGACACCAATGAAAACAAAACTAACATACCTCGCAGACCACGACCAACGCCTCGTTTATTTGAATGGAAAAAGGTCAGACATTAAAAACGATTGGCTTTTGCTATTCAATCACGGTGGAACAAACGATGAACTCGAATGGATTTTTGATGATCGTGCTTGTTTCTATACAAACGAGAAGAAGCTACTCTCTGGCTTAACTAGCATTTACTTTCACCGCCTTTTGAATGAGTCGGAAGAATCCGATTGCTTTAAGGGTGTAAAAGGGGGTGCAATGCCTTACGCTAAAGAGTTAGCGCAACAGACCATTAGCAAAATGGAAAAAGAAAGCAGCAAGCCCATTTACCTAGCCTTAAATCAACCCTATAAAAACCTTTCGGTGTTCGGTATGGGTACGATTGAAACCACCGACGAAAAAGGATTCTCGAAAGGAACTCTCTAATCATGAAAGGCTTTGTACAAGTTTATCGTAATCTGAATAAAAAGTTACACGATGGCGACCACGGCCCAGTGTATAGTGTGCGAGGTGATGATGGTTTAGTTAAGAAACACACCTGTCACCTTACGCTTTGGGATTGCACGTTTCGCGTGAGTGATAAGGGCAACGAGCGTGTGCGTGACGAGAAAAGAAAAAATGTTCACGCTTACATTCAAGGCAGAGAAGGATGGAATGAAGAACAGCAGCGTTGGCAGTACATTGGCCCAAGTTGCGATGCCATGACTGAAGCCATTGCTATTACATATGACCCTTATAAATATAAATCCTTTGTGCGTGTAGATACAGGCGAACCAATATATAAAGCGGATACAGTTATATTTGGTTGTGGTAAATTAGGCAGAGAGGTAAAAGCGTTAGGAGTCAACAATGAGTAAACCTTTTGCAATCATACAAAATGATAATACCCTTCAAACGTTTATTCGCGTGGGTGACCGATATATTGAAGCGGCACAAGAAGAATTTATTCCGCTCCGCGAGCTTGCTAAACAGATGAGGACAACACTCACGCCAGAGGCGTTTATGGACACGGTGGTTGAAGAATGGCGCAACATAGAGGACGAAGAATAACACTGTTTTTCTTGACTTTGGCACGAAGTCGGCTGCAGATTTGATGCCAAGTGCTACTGTGAATAACTTTCCTGGATTAGGGGTTGACTTTTTGGTAAAAATGGGTTACATTATACTATGTTGAAAATGAAACTGAACAAAAAAGAGCAAGAGTTTATTGCTGAGAACATCACCAACTTCGATGTGGTGACAGGTATAGAAGTCAATGACATTGAAGTCAGGATTCATGGCAAACACTTTGGTGGCGTTGGCAGCACCGCGATTTATCGCACTAATGACATGGCAAAGATTTGGAAGCATTCCACCGACAAAATTAAGAAGATTGAAAAAAATCTTCAAAAGCTTGCGCCAAAGCGTTTTCACCCACGTCGCAAGTATTGCGAAGCGAATCAAGAAAGTTAATCGGTGGGACTACGGATGTCCCACCCTCTATGGTATACTAGACGCATGAAGAATATGAAAAACAACAACATCACAGAAGCACAACTCCTCCTCAATAACGAGGTGAAGATTAACGTGGGTCAGTTCGCGGGCAAGACCGCCCTTGTTCGCAAGGTCATGGCCGATGGTCGTAGCCTTGAGGTTGAGATTGCTAACAGTAGCGGCAAGATTGCCTTTCTGGATGTCACTTTTGTCAGTGAGATTCAAGAGCGGACACAGTTCGCCAAGACCGAGCAAAGCCTCGGCCCAATCGCTAACAGCGTGGTTCAAGACCACATTTAGAGCTTGACCTCATTACGGTATTAATTTAAAATGAATAAAACAATGAAAGAAAACATAACATTTATTCCACCGCTCGACCTTGCGGAAGATGGTTGGTTGAACATTAACGGAGAGACTCTTCGCATAACAAACATTCATCATTTTGATGATTTCGGACATACTCTTGAGACGTTCACTCTTGAGGATGGGCAAGAGGTTTATTCTCTCGATGAGGGTGAATTCACTACCGAACTTTGGGAGGGTTAAGATTATGAGAATGAAAAGACAACTAATCTTTAAAAGCGGAAAGCCTCAAAACGTAGTGCCGACCACGCGCAAACAAAATTTTGCTGCGGCGAAGTCCTGCGAGACATATAACGAGGCCGTGAGTTTGTTTAGAGCGTTGCAACACGCTAACAACATGGGAACAGGTGAGCATGACTTTGATATATTAGAGACTCACTTCATTAATAAAAAGGGGTTAGTGAATTACATTAGAGAAGGGCTTTAAAATGATTGACTATTGGGGTGATCTTGTTAAGCGGGAAGAAAAAATGAAATTTGAAGATTTAAAATTTGAGGATGTCTCTGCAACACACGGAGAGAACGCAATTCAGGCATATGTGGAATTGCCGAACGGTTATGATGTTTCCGTGGTGAAGCATCGGTTTTCATACGGTGGCGAAAAAGGTTTATTTGAAATTGGTTGCTTCTTCAACAATCACATGGTTGACCCTTCTGATTGGGGCGATACCGTTAAGGGGTGGTTGAATGAAAGCGACGTTGAACATTGGTTGAACTATATTAAAAAACTATGAATGACTCCTATAGAGATTTGCACTTTTTCCTTTTCTGTTTAATCGGTGCGTTTATTATTATAATCGCAACGGGTATTTATATTGAAATTTTGCCCTACCTGTAGAGCATTGTTTTTCCACACTATGGCACGGCATGTGCTGCCCGCTTGGCATAAAGTGTTGATTATCAAGGGTTTAGCGTTGTGAATAACTTTACCAGGATAGTTCTTGCTTCTTTGACGATTTTCCGTCATAATGCTCCCATGAAATTAAAACTGACCGCAGCACCTAACGCAACCCGCCGCACTCGCAATCGCATCAGTGAGATCGGGCCGATCTTTGAAGATGTCACCCGTGAGTTTACGGGCAAGAATTCCGTTGCGGATCGCGTTTTATTGCGTGGTCAACGCGATTGGTTGGGATGGCTTCCCATCTCTGAAATTCGAGCCACCAGCCCAATGGGGTCATCAAAAATCATTTGGCCCGTGGATGAAGATGGTGACTATCGTAGCGCGGGATGGCACCCGTTGAATCTACACGCGTGGCGGCGTGAGTGTATCGATGGCAAGGCCCATCTTGACCCTTTGGACGCGTGTGGGCATGAGTCCAAACCATATCCAAAGCGGGTGTGAATAACTTTTTATCGACCTTTTAATTCAATTCAACTATACTACTCAAATGATGAATAACGACATGAGCAACCCCACCAACCACGACGCGCGTATCTCCTGCGAGGAGGCTTTCACCGAGGACATGGGCCCCGCGACTTGGGCCAATGAGCCTGAGCCACAACCCGAACCGCCCAAGGGCGGGCGGTGTGAGGATGCACCTTGCTGTGGGTGCTGCCCTTCTTCTAATGACTATGCCGCAGACGACGGCTATGGTTCTTACGCGGCTGACGCGTGGCACGACGCCCACGAGTATCCCGAGTGGTAAGGGGGGAAGTTGTTGATTTTCAACACTTTGGCACGATATCGGCTGCACATTTCATGCCAAGTGCTTTTTTTCAATTAGTTTAAGGGTGGGACTGCGGATGTCCCACCCCATATGCTATACTAGACGCATGAAAATTAAAAACAACAACGAAGCAATCAAACCAATATTTGATTTAGACGGCACTCTTATCGTAGAGGATAGAAGCAGCACCCGCCTATTTGATTTTCACAACTCCGCTGCTATTCTAAACCTAAAAGAATCTGATTTGACTCATCTCGGAGTGTTAGTCAGAGATTCAGGAAAGCAATTTGACATTCTCACAGCAAGAGGAAAAAGCAACGCAAGATTTGTTAGAGTTGCACTCACCAATTTAGGATTTAACGTCAGAGACATTATTTGCGTAGGAATCGATATTGACACTCCCGAAGACATGGACAAAGTTAGCGCGGATGACGTAGCAGAGAAAAAGCAAAGCTTTATTCGTAAGATCATGCGCAAACTCGTAGACAACGATCCAAGAAACGGTGCAGACCTTCCAGAAGGTTTATTTGAATTAGTAACACAAGACCAGACAGAATTTTAAACAAAAAAAAGAAAATGAGAAACATCATCGACCCAAACGTGAAAGGCAGCCAAGCCTTTGGAGTATATCAACACATCATCCTGCGTAATGGCTGGGAGTATTATTTGGAAAAGGCAGATAACGAAGGCGTTGCTTTTGGTTTTGTCATGGGCTTTGAAAACGAATGGGGAAGCGTTTATATGCCAGAGATTGAATCACACATTGCAAGCATAGCTCGTGGCAATGAGCTTAATTACATCATGGCCCCATTTGGTTACATTTGGGAGGACGAAAAAGAATTACACAAGAAAGCTTGTGAATAACTAGTTGCCAGGAAAGCCTTGTTTTTCAACACTTTGGCACGAAGTCGGCTGCCGATTGAGACTGATTCTCAATTAAATTGTGAATAACTTTTTCATTTTAGGGGTTGACTTTTTGGTAAAAATCAGGTATACTCTTTGTATTGAGAGTGAGAGATTAAAGATTATGAGAAACCTACCAGCACTACCAGAGACGACCTTCGAAGTTACATTTGACAACGACAGCACGGTATTCATTAGCGCACGAGACAAAGAACACGCTCGCCGCATTGTGGAAAACAACAAAGGATTTAGCCTGTGGCGTAGAAGAGACGACGAAGAGTGGCAAAAGCGCACCATAAAAAAGATTGAGATAAATTAACGGTAGGACTACAAATGTCCCACCCCCTGTGATATACTGAACGCATGAAAATTAAAAACGATATGAAAGCAAACAACCTAAAACTCGGAGCCATTTACATCAACGCAAACACTGGCCAACCTTGCCGCTTGGTCAACATCGTACCCTGTCAGGGTGTCTGGTTAGAGACTTATGACGGTGAGGGATACGGTGAACTGGTTAAATTTGAAGATTGCCACTATGCAGACCAAGACGAGGTTCAAGATCACCTAGAAGATCACCGCACATTCACCGCTAACGCTAAAGCACCATCTCACAAAGAGATGCCAGCGCAACGCGTTAAGAATTACGATACCTATTGGAACGTACAAGGCTACTACGAAGATAGTTATGGCAATGACATTCGATGCAGAGACTAACCCTATTCAATTCAACCCTTATTATAATTATGAAAAAACACAACATACAAAACGCAAGCCCATTCGCCACAAAGCAACTGGGTGACAAACTCAACAAGGTATTAGCAAAGCATGAAAGAAAGATTGATCGCGGCCTTTCTCGTTTGCTAGATGGTCTCATTGGCGCAATCATTGCCCTCGGCTTTGTAGTCGCTCATGGTATGCTCACCACACAGTGGACGTGGTAGCACCACACACACGCACACACACTAACCCTAACCAAGGACATATATGTTACACGTTGGATTCGAAACCATCATAGGCGTAGGCCTCATCCTGTTCTCTCTATACAAAACAGATAAGAAGAACATGACCACATTGCTTATTGGCTTTGCTGGTGTTGCGCTTACTATCCTAGGGCGTCATGCTTGTGGATGGTAGGCGTACACGCTAACCCCTGACGCTAACCCCTAAGGACACAAGCACTATGTAAACTCACAATCCACATAAAGCACTGTATATCAACACTTTGGCACGATATGTGCAGCCGATTTCATGCCAATGAGACCGAGTCTCAGTTATATTGTGAATAACTTTTTCTTGGCAAAAGACTAAAATTTTGATACTCTCTTAACAATGAAAACAACGAACGAAACAAAAGACAGTTGGCCAACCTCTCGTTTTATTGTGGAGATGGTCGCCATTTGGGGCTTGATGATTTGGATGATGATTTCACACCTTTAATTGTGCGGTGGGACAGCGGATGTCCCACCCAGTGTGTTATACTACTCGCATGAAAATTAAGAACGATATGAAAAACAAAAACCAAAACCCACGCTATCGCCTCGCCAAGCGCGGCGAAACCCAAACTCCTTATTATGGCGTCTGGACTCCTGACGAGTACACGGGCAACAGCGAGTTCCCCAAGTCCCACAAAGGACTTGAGGCAGCGATCCGATTGGCTGACGCTTTCGAGTCTTTCGTTGTGGCTCACAACGCCGATTGCACTACTGAAACGGTTTGGACTCATTCCGAACTCACAGCAGCCATTGAAAAAGACCGCTGCGACTATTACCGCAAGGGAACATATCACGGCGACTAACTCAACCCAACTCAACCTTTTTATATTATGAACAAACAAGAAACCGAACAATTCATTAATGAAGTGGTGAAGCCCATCACTTTCGTTGCCCTCACAGTCTTTGGCTTTGCAGTAGCCGTTGACTACTCAGCACAACTCATTGAAGCAATCGACTGGCTGACCCTTAACAACTAAAAAAATTATGACGAAACAACATTTCGAATTTGTCGCATCACTAATTAACGCCGCAAGCAATGGCACTCCACCCCAACACCTCGCTATCCTCGCCGCTGCGAAGTTCGCGAAGGATAACCCACGCTTCGACAAGCCTAGGTTTTACGATGCCTGTGGTCTTTTGCCTAATGGCACACCAAAGCCAGAGCGTGTCTTTGGTCGAGACAATCACTCACTAGTTAAGGTAACAGAGGAGGACCTTGCCGCACTGTAAGTGGGGTGGGACTCCCCCCCCTTTTTGAAATCTCAAACGAGTTAGCGTTTCATTTTTTGGGGGGAGGGGGTACTTTTCAGTCTCCCCGAGAACTTTTTGACTTCTCTAAAAAAATAAAAAAATAAAAAATTAGCCCCGCCGCTTAAGTTGTTAAACGACGAGGCTGTACATGAGTAGGAATCACTCACCCTGTACTTGGGTGGAGCTAACTTGTTCCGTCTGCAATTCCGTCAAATGATATAGAACATATCCATTAACGATGAAATTGAATGCCAAAAGGAGCATTACAATTCGTGCATATAGGGGTTTGCCCTGTGTGATTACATTATTACTATCTTTGTCTGTGTTCATGTCCGCTAATAATAGCAGGGTACCATATAGAGGTCAATAAAAAAGTCATAAAAAAAACACCAAAAAAAGCTATAATAATTAAAATGAATGCTTTCTTTTGTGTTACAGATGACAATTATGTAGACCTTGCTGAAGTGCTCGTTAAGTCCATAAGAGAAAATGGACATACAGAAGACATCATTGTAGGGCATGGAAAAGGTTTAAATAAAAAAAATCAACTAAAACTTAAAACTTTTGGTGCAAAAACAATTAATTTCCCAGTAGTTAACTGTCCATATTGTAGACCTAGTCAAAAAAGGTGGAATGGGAGCAATCTATTAAAACTTCATGCTTTCGGTCTTGAAAAATATGATAAAATACTTGTTATGGACGCAGACTGTATGCTTCTTGATAATGTTTCTGAGGTATTTGAAAGAGAAGAGCGCTACCTTTTCGCAAAAAGCGCTACACAAGAAACAGACGTCTTCTCAATTAACAGTGGTGTAATGATGATTACCCCAAACCGCGCACTATATACAGAACTTATTAAAATTGCCAGCTTACGTGGAACAAATAAGGCTACTTGGAGCTCCATGGATGAAACAATACTAAGAGCTAAATTTTCTGATCTTTCAATTTGTAAAGACTGGAGAAATGAACACAATATTCAAAAACACGCAGATGGGGTGGGTCTTATGGGAAGAGAATATAATGTTTATTATACCAAGGAAGAAGTACTTTCGAATTTACCTATAATTGAAAAAGAAAAAGTAAAGATTGTTCACTTCCTAAATTGGGGTTATTCGCTACATAAACCCAATAGACTATCGCGTGACATATTTAAATTATGGACATCTTCAAGTTTTCCAATCATTCTAGAGTACTATAAAAAATATTATCAACTTAAAGATAGCAACCCGTGACATAGTGTCCCAACTGTGACAGGTACATAACTGTGACACGGTGACACAATCGCCGCTAAAACCCCCTATTTTCTTTGATTTTTGGTTGGCACGCCTCCTGCTTTATACAAAGCATGATTGCATATACATTAAGAGATAGAAATAGAATTGGTAACTTGTTTAATGATTTCTTTGATTGGCCCTTAGACCATGTAGAAGATAATGATTGTTATGAATTTGAGGTTAATTTAGCTGGATTCAGCAAGGATAACATTAATGTCAACATTGAAGATGGATTACTCCATGTTAAAGCAGAGCAGGGCGAACGTAAGTTCTCCAGACACTGGTCTGTGCCAAATAAAATTGATCCTAATGCTACCATAGCTAAATACGAAGATGGACTACTTCACATTAAATTAAACAAAAAAGAAGAAGAGAAAGGAGTGAATGTTAGAGTGAACTAGTCCGTTTGCGAGTTGGCCCATGCCCAGTGATCTAAGTGGGACTCAAACCCATCGATTACGGGGCATAGGTCATCTTCGCAGCTAATGATTGCTTCTTTTGAGTTTGGGTACATATTTGTCCATGATTGATTACTGGTTTTATCTGAACAAAATTTTCCTTTTTCGTCATAGTTTCCCCTAAGTGCATGATGGAGAATGCCTGGGTACAAGATAAGAGTAGGGATGTTGATCATTTCTGCTAGATGACTTATACCTGTATCTGCTCCTATATAATACTTTGAAGTATACATTACTTCGAGCCATTCTTTTAGAGATCCCTCGAACATGGGTTCAGGCATGTTTATATCATAATGACTTGGGGATTTGCCGCTGAGCGTTCCCCAAGCCACTTTAAGATTGTGTGGGGCGTGTAGGGATTTATCTTTGCAGCAAGCTAATATTGATTGTTCATATTGAGTTGCATTGTTTGAATGACCTCTAAGGCAGTGTGTTATGTTGTTTGATCCTAGGTTTTCTTTTTTCCATGTTTTTTTAGCTTTTAGTAATGGGAGATCTTTATTGAGTAACAAGAACCATAATGCTTCCTGTTTCCAGCAGTGGCGATTGTGTTGAGTTACTTTTAAAACGTCACGCATACTATAACCATCAAGGTAAAGACTTGTGCGACTATCTTTTGTCCAATCATTTTCTATTATACATCTTAATTCAATAGGAGAGTCTATTATCTCAATAAGCTCTTCAAGAGTTTTCCAAAAATAGTTATGTCTATATCTCTCCCAGTAGAAGTTACTCCATCTCCACTTTTCTTCATTATTTTTCATTACAGAATCAAATGTATCTTTTAACTTGTCCCAAGATACTGGTGTGTTTTCTTTTTCTTCATTTTTAAATCTGTTTTGAACAAACGAATTTGCGTAAGTCCATTGTAATGGCATAAATTCGTTCTTTACAAATGTAATCTTATTGATTCTTGATTTTGAGCTTTTAGCGATGTAAACAAGATAATTTATTATCCAGATGATATCTCCTAGGTAGACTCGGTTTTGACGTGATTTGTGTGGATAATGGTCTATTCTGAGGTCTCCGTTAGAAGCCTGACTAATTACGTTATCATTTATGTCGTTTGGGAATATAAGATGGTCTTCGATATGATCTGGCATCATATCTTATGTATACACTGCTAATAAAGGATATTTTCTTCAATTATATGGAAAAAGCCATCTACATTTTTCTCGTGCCATGCTTTTGCATTTTTGCTTACCTTTTTTAGAATATCCATGTTATCTATTACCTCATGATATCTACGCCTTATAGCTTGAGAAATAAACTCATCACTATCTTTCTCCCAGTTACAGTCAACTGAAACATAATGATAATCTGGTATCAGTGGATCATAATAAACATTTATTAATCTAGGCATTAATACAGGAACCCCTAACCCAAAACACTCTAACTCTCTATGACAAAAATTCCCAGTTCCTGGCGTCGCTAAAGCAAGATATGACTCAGTTAACTCGGTCATAAATGTTTTCATATCGACTGTTTCCATCATAGGTCTCGGTATATCCAAGTTAGAATCATCTGGATGTACAGTCAGGCATGGAGTGATAATATCTTCTAGGAGGGGAATAAGATGTCTACGTTTTTTTCTACCATCTCTAGAATGAATATTTGTTCTGCAATGTAAAATCTTACTTTTAGGATTCCACCCCAATTCTTTTTTGTATTCTATATATTTGCCCCTGTGTTGCTCTAGATAGGTAAACGGTAAAACTTTAGGGTGCGGGGCCTCTCTGTATTGACATTGAAAAATGGCTATACAGTCTTTGTGATTTATTATTTGGTCTTTTATGGCTAGGAATGAATAATATCTATCGTGATGATTAATTATAAAAAATTTTGATCCAATGTCAACAATAATACATCTCTTGAGTCCGAAACTATTTGCGTCACCATTAACTAAAGGCCACTCATTCTTATGAAAAAGTTCTACTTCATACCCCCTGTCTTCAAAACTCTTTTTTAACTCGTCTACGAAAAATACATCCCAACAGGTATGTCCATTTAACCGAGTATAGTAGTAAATTTTAACGCTCATATATCTATACTATCTTCGCTATAATTTGGTGGATTATCAAAAATATTTATACCCCTTTTTAGATCGCCCTTGAGCCTGTCGAAAATAATCCTTTTTTTTCTCAATGTTTTATATTTGGTTGGATTTGTAATTGAGTTTGGGATTTTATAATGTTTATGTACTGGCTCATTTACTTCCTCGTGGGCTTGTGGGTTAATCTTTTTTATTGTCCTTAGATAGTGCCAAGTTATTACATCTCCGTAGCTTATAACCTTGTCGTAAAAAAATCTTCCATTTCTTGGTATGATGCTTTCATGTATTAATGTGCAGCATGAAGTAAACCCAAGTGTCCTTGCTCCGTACTTTGAATCCAATAAGCTAAATCCTTCTCCCTTTTCATACTCCCAAGCCCCAACGTTAAATGGAGTATTGTATTTTATGGCCGTTTCTATGAGTCGCGGCCTCTCTGGTAACATTTCATCATCTGCGTCAATCACTAGCAACCCTGGGTATTCCCCAGATCTTATGAGGGCCTCTTTAATGGCTCTATTTTTGGCTGTGCTGACGTTTATTGCCTTTGGGTATACATTATGTATCACCTCTTTAGATGAGCTTATTTTGGAGTATTTTTGTATGATTGACTCTGTGTGTTTTTGCTCTCCGTCCCCACAAAATATAATTACCCAATCCTTCCCCTTCATGGACGTTTCAATGCTATCTATCGCTCGCTCTATATAGTCTTCGGCGTTGTAATAGCTCATTAGTACTTGAAAACTTTTTCTTTGCCAAAGATCCATAAGTATATTATAGTCAACATAATGGACCTAAGCAAGATTTTATTAAACTCACTCAGCGAGGTGAAAGCTTTAGATACAGAAGAACCCATTCACCCGATTTATGAAATAGGTGGATTTTCTGGAACCAAAATAAGAAAACTTTTAAATAAAATATTATCACATGGCGAACTTAAATATGTCGAAGTCGGAGTATTGTTTGGCTCCACCTTTATACCTGCGATTTGTGGCAACAATCTTAAAAAAGCTTACGCTGTAGATAATTGGTCAGAGTTTGGTGTGCGTAGAGAATTTTTTATTCAAAACTGTAAAGATTATCTTGACCCCGCCCAAAAAATTGAACTCATAGAAAAGAACATTTTTAAAACCGCCTTAAAAGATTTTAATAACACCAAGTTCAATGTTTATTTTTATGACGGTAATCATGAAACAGAAAGTCAATACAAAGCCCTAGATCATATGATTAATATTGGAGCCCTAGAGGATGAATTTATCTTTATCGTAGATGACTATGGGTGGGACGGGGTTAAAGAGGGAACCCAAAAAGCGATCAAAAACTTAAACCTAAAAATACTACACGAAGAAGAGCTTGGTGTTCCGATTTCAGATTCAGAAAATACTAGAAGAAAAAATTGGTGGGAGGGTCTATATGCTTCCGTATTAAAAAAATAAAGTGTAAATAAGTACATGCCTAGAAAAAAAGCTTCTCCCAAGGGAGAAAAAGATAAAAGCACCAATACTTCAAGTCGACCTAAGGTTTACCAAAGAGATAAATTAAACTATAAATTAAACGTAAGAGATTTAGAGTGGACAGATAAACAAAAGGAATTTATAGATACGGCCTTAGATAAAGATAATAGGATATTTTTTCTAAATGGACCAGCTGGAACATCAAAGTCTACATTAGCTGTATACTGTGCTCTTAAGCTCTTAGACCGCAAAAACATTTCTGATATTATATACATTAGGTCTGCTGTAGAAAGCTCAGATAGCAAACTTGGTTTTTTACCAGGAGACGCTGAACAAAAACTACACTTCTATAATATACCCTTTTTAGAAAAGCTTGATGAACTTCTTCCAACGCCAGAAATAGAAAAGCTGGAGAAGGATGAAAGGATATCAATGTATCCCGTTAACTACGCTCGAGGAATGAACTGGAATGCGAAATGCATAATTTTTGATGAGGCGCAAAACTCCACCATAAAGGAAATTATTACCGTGTTAACTAGGCTTGGTCATTTTAGCAGATGCTTCATCCTTGCAGATCCTATGCAAACAGATTTATACTCTGGAAAAACTGGCGGATACAAAACCTTAAGACAACTTTTTTCTGATGAAGAAAGTAAAGCATTTGGGATAAATACTTTTTCGTTCAACGAGGACGACGTCATGCGTTCAGAAATTGTTAAATTTATGCTCAAAAAATTAAGACAATTACATGACGATTGACACTGGAATGCCTCAGGATATTCACTTAGCGGGCTATCCGTATACTGCTACGTAATCATCCATCTTTTATTTTCCTTTTTTGTTGCGCAAGAAACTTCTTAGTTATTTTAAAGGCTGAGCTACACAACTTACATTCCATTATTTCTTTACATTTGTATTTTATCTTTTCGCACCCCTTTGTTTTGTTAAATATGGTTTTCTCACAATTACAATGGGTGTTCATATCTTTCGTGATGTATAAATTAGAGCGCTTGCTCGGTGGACAATACGGACAGGTATATATATGCATAGTAACACTCCTTTAGTTGGGGGTTTATTAAAAAGTTATGAAAGACTAGCTAAAATAAAATTAAGTGAAATTGGTTTGAAAATATCACTACCCATCTTGTCATACATTTCTTGGGGAGTGAAACCTTCTGCTGTAGCCCATGACCATTTTTTTACGTTTAGCTCAAAAGCTTTGAACGTATGTTTTTGGTTATCGTCTTCAACAGCGAAAAGAGCAACTACTTTACCAGCGCTCTGATTTGTGAGTATAGCTAAATTATCCTGAAGTGCATCTTGCCATAAGATGGGGAGGTCCAGGTTGTTTGCTTCTGCTTCTATCTCTTTTACTTTGTTTTTTAGTACGCCAAGCATTTTTTGCTATATATGATTACACTAAAAACGGCCTTGGGAGGTATAATAAAGTGTAATTGTTGCTATGAGATACCTACGAAAAATAAAAGAAAAGTTTGTAGAAACTAGTAACAAAACATTAAATTTTCTATTAAAAAATAAGAATGCCGTATATTCTACATGTATAACCGTGCTTTTATGCGGACTATGGTCTATTTCTGTACATATAAAAACTAAAGCAGCTGTTCTTGGGGCTAATCAAAAAACATTGATAGTAATTAACGAGTCAGAAAAAATAATAAAAACACAGCAAACTCTTCTTAAGGAGCAGGATGATACAATGGTTGAAGTGTTTGATATTCTTACGAAACAGAGTAATGTTATCAATAAATTAGAAGATGAATTAAATAGCGCTAGGCAGCAACTTTGGAGATTAGATATTTATTATAAGGCTCTCATTGAATATATGAAAAAGATAGGAGAATGGCCACCGAAAGAGCCGCCCCCAATTAGACCAGACAATATCACATAATGCCTAAATACAGTTTTGACAAACCAATTGTTATACTTCCACACTACGGTGAATTTGGTTTTTTTATATTTAGATATATAAGGTTAGTTCACGAAATACAAGCGCCCCAAAAAATAGTTTGTTGTGAGCCCAGCCAAAAACTATTCTTTCCGTCAGCTTCTGATTTTTTTTATGATTGGGAGAATCCCCTTTCGGACGACAATAGACGAGGGTGGAGCGACAATCACCACGAAGACTCCATAAAAGACAAATCAAAATTAATATCTATATTTTCTGAAAAATATCCCAATCATGAAATCGTAGATTTATCCAAATACGACGGGACCATACCTAAATCAGTACCTAAAATAAAACCAAATAAATTAAGGGGTCTAAAATGTGATGTAGTGATCGGTCCAAGAAAAAGGGGTAGAAGGGGCAGTAAAAATTGGAATCACTGGAATAAACTGGGGGAAATGTTAGAGTCTTCAGGGATATCTTACGCAATACTGGGAAAACAAGAAAGTTCTTATAAGGTACCTGGAGCTAAGTATTACTCTTGGACATATCCCGACGAAGATTCAGAAGTAGAACTAATACAGTCTTCGAAATTCTATATAGGAAATAATACTGGGACCGCGCATCTTGCAGCCCTTTTACAAAAACCAATGATTGTTATCAAACATCCAAAAATGGGAGATGACCCATTTACGAAAATGATGCAAGATACAAACTCACAAAAGGTTATAAAATTAAATGAACCTTGGCCAGCGCTTTGGTATCATGACCCGATATATGTTCACAAAGCTATTGTTAATGAATTTTCGTTTGAAAAAGAATGGATTAAAGAAACTTGGGCTAAAAGTCAAGAAGATCAAAAAGTACAACTAGATCGTTTAGCTATTATTGAAACCGAACTAAAAGAATTCCACAAAAGCATCAACGAACATGAAAATCAAAACGATTGATTTAAAAGACCACAGGGATTCAAGCGATGGCTGGTATGAAATAAATTTATATCCAGAAAGATCCTTTGAGAGAACTGTGGATGTTATACTGTACGGAAGTGAATCTTATGGAAATTTTCATTATCATTATCTTTTCCAATATTACAATGCTCGCAATATAAAAGTTAGGGTACATGCGGCTTATAATCTGTTCCCAATTGCGTCTTTGCTCGGTCATACTATTATCTTGCAAAAACCATTACTCGCAGACTCTTGGCTGAAACAGTGTCTGTCGAGAAAGTCAACTTATGAATTTGATAGAAAATATTCTTGGGAGAAGTATGGCGTAACACATTGGGAAGATGGAGGCTCCAATGAAGGTGGGTTAAAAAATATGAGATGGCTTAACGATGTGGACATCTGGACAAAAGGTTCGAAATATTATGTTGCAAAAACCGTTGGAATTTATGGACACTTTGAGTTACTTACTCTCTTTAATTCAATTAAAGATAAAACCATGTTTATTGACAAAAGAGCACTTGATATATTTAGTGAAGAGGGCTCCCATTTTCCTCAAAATCTTTTGTGGATCGAATACTCAGGTAGGCGGGGGCCAATGGCTAATATAATGGAACTAATAAAAAGCTACTCTAACACCCCGATATTTTTGTCAAGTAAAAGTAGGTTTGGCGGTAATGGCTTTCTTGAAAAAGTGGTTTACGAGAATGAAGGACATAAATATTTTCTCACATATCAAATGTTATGCTCCATATACAATAATGTTAAGTTCGCAGCGGTAGGTGGCTCAGCTAGTCTTTTTTCAATAGCCCCTTTTATTAATTGTGCAATTATGCTTGATAGTGGGCATAACGTTTCTCACCAAACGGGATTTTTTAAATCACTCTTCAATAAGGCTATTTTTAATGAGGATACTTATTGTTTTCCCTGCGAGCTTAAGATGGATTCCGCCAAGCACTCTTACGACGCCCTAAGCAAGAACAGGACAGAATTTATAAAAACAGTAATGAGGGGTCTGACAAGCGAAAGAGGAAATGCTAATTTAAGCTCGCTAATTATACAATGAACATTAAAACTATAGATTTAGAAAAATACAAGCAAAAAGACGGCTGGTATGAGATAGACCTCTTTCCCCAAAAAAGTTTTGAAAAAGAAATTGACGTTTTGTTATACGATAATGAATCTTGTGGCAACGTTGGATACTATTATATTTTTGATTATTGTAATAAAAATAATATAAAAGTCAAAATATATACTACATATAATCTATTTCCAATAGCATCTCTAATAGGCCACACCGTAATACTCCAGCCCTTTCAATCTGGTGAAGATTTTTTAAACAACTTATACTACAATAGTAAGATTACCCGATATCGATTTGATAAAGGGTACGCTTGGGAAAAGTACAAGATAAAAAAATGGACTAACCTTTGCGACTTGAAAGACGCGTGTAGCTGTTTTGGTGGACACGGACCTTTACATGAACTTTATAAAAACGCTATAGATAAAGCAATGTTAATAGATGCAAGGGGTCTTGAAATCTTCTTGGAAAACAAAAACGCTTTCCCTTCAAACGGCATGTGGGTAGAATACTCTAGACAACTAAGGCAACAAAGTAGACTAATGGATTGGGTTGTTAAACATTGTGATGTACCAGTATATGTAGCAAGTAAAAATAAAATGTGGAAACGGGGATTCCAAGAGGAGATAATCTTAAATTACGAAGGATCAAAATATTTATTAACCTATCAAATGTTATGCTCCCTTTATAACAATATTAAATATTCAGCAATTGGAGGGGCAGCAAGCCTGTTTTCTATTTCCCCTTTTATAAATTGCGTATTAATGAGTGATTTGGGGTCGACCGTTTCTCACTCTTCTGGATATTTCAAATCTTTATTTAATAAAAATATTTTTAACGAAAACACTTATAATTTTCCTGTGTGTTACGGGAGAGGAATAAGGGCAAACTCAGAAAGGATAGAGAGTTCTTATGGTATGCTAGATAGCAATAGACTTCAGTTTATAAAAACAGTTATTGAAAGTGTTAGCAATAAAGAATCAAATCTAAATTTTACAATAGAGTCAGATTTAATTTAAATCTTTATACTTTTCCATTTGCTCTATAAGCTCTGTGATTTTATGAATCTCTTGAGCGAGGTGATTTGCCTGAATGGAGGCTTCAGACACTTTTTCTTCAGAATGCTTGCACAACGGTAATGTGACGCTTCCTATTTCTTTGGCTGCTGATTTTATTGCTGCCAAGGTCATAACAGAGTTTTTCCTCATATATAATACTACACCCGTATAAAAATGTGTAGTTTTTTTTCATTTTTTTGTTATAATATAAAGATGAAGCTAAAGATTTACTGTACCAAATGTGGGCATGCTAATATGTATGCGTCTGAAAAGCCTAATTTTTGTCAAAAATGTGGTACAGCATTTGCACACGCCAATATAGAATCTCCGCAGTTACCACAAACTCAACAAAATGAAGAAAGCTCCATGCCTTTTACTTCCGAAGGTATGACGGGTCTAGATGTAGAAATAGATTCTCAGCACGGTGAAGCCCCCACCTTAGAGGATTTAATAAATTCGCCAGAAAGAAAATGGAGCAATAAAGATTTAGGGATAAAAGGAAAAAGGGGAAGACCAAAAAAGTTTAACAAGGATGAGGTACAACAACAGTTCCAAAAAGAAGCTGGATCTATAAGGAAAAAGCCCGAGAAGTGAGCAGAAAAAAAAGCTCTAAAAAGACCACATCAAAAGAGTTAAAGTTCGAAGACTGTCTTGACATGATAAATGTCGAAATCGCAAAAAGACGCTCTAAATGGCAGTTAGATTCTATTAGTTGGATGGACTATGATGATGTCGCTCAAATTCTTAGATTTCATATCTATAAGAAGTGGCACCTTTTTGACCAAACAAAAAACCCAAAACCTTGGGTTAGAACAATCATAACCAATCAAATAAAAAATCTAATTAGAAATAATTACAGTAACTTCGTTAAACCTTGTAATAGGTGTGAAGCGGTATCTGGAGAAAAAGGATGTACTATATATGGCGAACAAAGCTCTTCATGTCCGTTATACAAAAATTGGGAAAAGAACAAAAAGAGTGGACTGCAAACTAAATTTGCTTTATCTTTAGAAAATCAGACCCAAGAAACTTATTACATAGCCAATAATAAATCTTTGGATATAGAAATAAGCAGCAGAAATTTACATAAAAGAATGGAGGAAATATTAAAACCGCACGAATGGACAATTTATCAATATTTATATATTGACAACCTATCTGAACTTGAAGTAGCAAAAAAAATGGGATATAAAACTACAGAAAAAAATAGGTCACCAGGATATAAACAAATCAAAAACGTAAAGAAAAGAATAGTTTCTATGGCAAAAAAAGCAATAGAAAATGATGAAATAGATATTTATTAAAATGGATTTACACGCTTCATCTGGGGAAGATTATTATGAACGTAGGCCCGACAATGAAAACGGCCTTACGGACGATCAAGAGAATCTAATTTTAAACGAGTGGAATTCTCGACCTAGTAATCCCCCCTCTCTCAAGGAAATGATTAATGTCGCTTTTCCTGGACAAAATTTAGATGGCCGAACAAAAGAGGGTAGACTAGTTAAAGCATTCTTAGCAACAAGGAAAATAGAAGCGCGATCCCTGCACGATTACCAACCTAAAAAGATAACATTGACCGAAGAGCATAAAGAGTATATCAGAAATAATTTTACCATGATGAGTTGCGTCGAAATGGCCAGAATACTATTTGATAACCAAGAGCTTTCAAACTTGAGCCAAGAAGCTCGAGCAGTAAAAGAATACACAGACACATTGAACGTTTCTGAATCTTTTCAAAATACTGCAGGAATTGCCATGGAGGAGTATAAGCCGCCGAAAACTATTGATAAAGCCATATCTAAAATAAACAGATATGTTCACGAAGCTATAGATAAAAGTAAAACAAACACCAAAATAAAAAAGGATATAGAAAAATTTATAGGATATTTAAATACCTATAGATTCTTACATCAAATTAACAACTACGTAAGCCAAACCGATAGAGACTTGTTTGAAAGTAGTTTCGTTAGATATACGTGGGACAAACCAGACTTAACCCAAGAAGAGGTAGATCAGTATATCGTATTATCCGCAGAAGTTGTAATAGCTTCTAACATACAAAGAAGAATAGAACACCTGTCTGGACTTTTAGACAATGCTGCAGATGATACAGAGGGTAGAAGAATATCTATGTCTCTCGTAGAATCCATAAGTAAATCTCAAACTGAATACAATCAATGTATCAACAGGCAAACAAAGCTTCTCGAAGCCCTGAAGGAAAAAAGAAGTGACCGCCTCAAAAATCAAATAAAAGAAAATGCAAGCATTATAAATCTAGTTCAGATATGGAAAGAGGAAGAGTCTAGAAAAAAATTAATAGACCTAGCGGAATTAAGAAAAAAAGACATCAAAAGAGAGGTAAAAAATCTTTCCACCATGGACGAAATAAAATCAAGGATCTTAGGTATATCAGAAGATGAGGTACTAGATGGGTAGTTTGTGTAAAATATGCAACAAAGAGTTTAATACTGACCGAAGCTTACATTCACATTTAAAAGTTCACGGGGTCAGAATGGTAGAATATTATCAAACTCAATATCCAAGATATGACAAACACACTGGGGACATAATCAAATTTAAAAACAAAGATCAATATTTTTCCACAGACTTTAACAGCAGGACGAATATGAGAATGTGGCTTAAAGACCAACCAAAAAACGAAGCGGTAGAATATTGCAAAGACTTAATTACGAAAAGAAAAAATAAAAAAAACCTAATATATTCACCGTGCCAAGTCGAACTAAGATCTGTAATGATACCCCCAATTCATTTTTATAACAAGATTATAGGAGATTATTATGAACTGTGTAAGTCGATAGGTCTTAAAAATAAATACTCTTATATAGATAATATTGTTTATGGCTCAGAGTATGATAACCCTAAATATAAAATTTACGTAGATACAAGAGAACAAAAACCACTAAAATTTAAAAGGGAAACAGAAGTCAAAACGTTGAAGTTCGGAGACTATGCTTTAAGTAACAAGGAGCTGGCTTGTAACTGTTATATAGAAAGAAAATCTGTAGGTGACTTCATAGGTACAATGAGTGGTGGACTAGAAAGATTTAAAAATGAAATAGAGAGAGCGAGAGACGCGGATGCATATTTAGTAGTATTGGTTGAGGAGTCTCTTTCGAACTGTCTCTCATTTAATTATCTGCCCCACGTTTATAAAAAGAATACTAAGGCTACCCCAGAATATATTTTTAGGAATGTAAGGGATCTTATCCAAGAATATCCCCATATACAATTTTTATTTGTTCACGGAAGAAAAAAAGCCTCAGAGATTATAGAAAAAATATTTACGTGCGGTTGTTTGTATAAAAAAATGGACTTACAACTCGCATATGACAGTAAGGTCTTATAATGTGGTATTGTCCAGATAAATATAAAAAAGACATACCAAGCGTAAACGCTGAGCTTCTTAACATAAAGGGATATTTAGATAACAAGGAAGCTAAGATAAGCCTAGCCAAATTCTTAAGGGCAAATTTGGGGCTTACTACAGATTTGATTTCTGGAGTTAAGTTAGCTCCCTACCAAGAAATAACACTAAAGGCCTTAATGAATAGAAATTTTTCAATGTGCGTGTGGGGTCGTGGTTGTGGGAAAACTTTTATTGCTTCAATCTTTTGTTTTTTACAGTGCATATTTAATCCTGGAACTAAAATTCTTATAGCTGGTCCGACTTTTAGAACTGCAAGGTTTGTGTTCAACAACTTAGAAAAAATAGTAGAATCTAAGGGTGCAGAATTATTAGCTCAAGCTTTTGGTGCAAAAACTAGAAGAAACGACCAGTTTGAATGGTTGATAAATGGAGGGTCAATTACAGCCATTCCGCTAAACGGAGAAAAGATTAGAGGTTTTCGCGCAAACGTTTTGGTTTTAGATGAGTACCTTCTTCTTCCAGAAGATATAATCCAAACAGTTCTTATGCCGTTTTTGGTTGCGCCCCAAAACATGAAAGAAAGAATAGAGGTAAGAGAAATAGAAGATAAGCTTATAGAAAAGGGGGAAATGAAGGAGGAGGACAGAACTGTTTTTGAAAATGATACAAAAATGATAGCATTATCATCTGCCAGTTATACTTTTGAAAATCTATTTAAAACCTATCAAGACTGGACAGCGAAAATCTATGACAAAAACGATAGCGAAGAAGCAAAATATTTTATTTCTCAAATGGGATACGAATCTCTTCCAGAACATATGATAGATAGAACGATTATCGACGAAGCACAAAGCGGAGGTCAAAGTCATTCATCTTTCCAAAGAGAATATTGTGCTCAATTTACTGACGGAAGTGATAGTTATTTTAGTGCGAAAAAGATGCACGAATGCACCATTCCAGATGGAGAAAGTCCAACTACAAAAATAATAGGAGATAAAGATAAAAAATATATAATGGGTATTGACCCCAGCTTTAGTAATAGTCCTTCTTCTGATTATTTTGCAATGTCCGTTCTTGAATTAGATGACGAAACGAAAACTGGTACGTTGGTTCACAGCTATGCTGTTGCTGGCGGTGACCTTAAAGATCACATCAAGTATATGTATCATGTGATGACTCATTTTAATATCGAAATGATATGCATTGATAATGCTGGATTTCAATTTATAGATAGCTGTAACGAAAATGCATTATTTAAAAGTGATAAAATCAATTTAAAATTCTTTGAATTTGATAGCGACGCAGAAGGCGCAGATTATGACAAAGGAATTAGGAAGTCTAGAAGGGAATATAATAAACAAGACGGTAAAGTATGCTTCAAGCAAGTTTTTACAACCGACTTTATAAGAAAGTCAAATGAACATCTTCAAGCTCGAATTGATCATAAAAAAATATGGTTTGCTTCTAGGGTGCAAAGTAATGAGGCGGCTTTTAATGTATATTCAAACTCCAAGGTAAAATTAGACCACGTAAATGAGCCATCCCTTTTAGACTTTATCGAAAATCAAGACGCTTTGGTATATCAAACAAAAAAGCAGTGTGCCCTTGTTGAGGTTAAGAGTACAGCTAGAGGTAGTCAAACATTTGATTTACCGCTACACCTAAGGAAGAGTACCTCGGCAAATAGGGCTAGAAAAGATAATTATACCACATTAATGTTAGCAAATTGGGCTATAAAGTGCTATTATGATATGATGGCAACCCCAGCAGAAGAACCACAAACTTTTGTACCCAGAATGTTATAAATTAGTGTAAGTATAAAAAGCATGAAAAAAGGTCAAAATAGCCCAAAGCAGACGAAAGCGGCAACGGCGAAAAAAGCGCCAGCAAAAAGAGCTACCAAAAGAACCAAAAAGTCCAATAGTTCTAGTGAGCCGCTAATGGTTTCAAGCGCCTCACAAGCTACCGCCGCCGTATCTACCGCTGCAACGGCTACTAGGACTAGAAGAAATAGGTCTGCAAGCATAGAGCGTACAGATAGATTTGCAAACATAGATAATGGGCTTGTACCTTTTAAAAATACTGGCGGGTATGGGAGTACTGCAAACATAGATGTAAGGGATGCGGTTATTTTGTGCCAAAAAGCATATTATAATTTTGCTATTTTTAGAAACGCCATAGACTTAATGACGGAATTTTCTGCGAGTGACATATTTCTCCGTGGCGGAAGCAAGAAGTCTGTAGATTTTTTTAGCGCCCTATTTAAAAAAGTAAATCTATCAAGCTTGCAGGATAAATTTTTTAGAGAGTACTATCGATCTGGAAATGTCTTTCTTTATAGGTTTGATGCAAAAATACAAAAAAATGATTTAAACAAAATGACACAGACCTTCGGAACTTCGAATGCTGGTCTAACTTATGTAATTCCTTCTAGATATATTATTTTAAACCCCGCGGATATTCAGGTGGGGGGAAACATTTCTTTTGCGGCTGGAAAATACTATAAGGTACTAAGCGATTACGAATTACTTAGGCTGAAAGACCCGCAAACTGACGAAGACAGAGAAGTATTTAATAATCTGCCGAAAGAGGTTAAAAGCCTAATCAAACAAAGGCATAGTGCTGTTACTGTTCCATTGGATATGGAAAAACTAAATGCGGTTTTTTATAAAAGGCAGGACTATGAGCCCCTAGCTGTTCCCATGGCTTATCCAGTTTTGGATGATATAAACTGGAAAGCCGAGCTCAAAAAGATGGATATGGCTGTCACTAGAACAATGCAGCAAACAATTCTTTTAGTTACTATGGGTTCGGAGCCAGATAAGGGCGGCATAAACCATAAGAATTTAGAAGCGATGCAGAAACTTTTTGAAAACGAATCTATAGGTAGAGTTCTAATCGCAGATTATACAACAAAAGCTGAATTTGTCGTTCCTAAAATTGCTGACCTCTTGGATCCCAAAAAGTATGAAGTAGTAGATAGAGATATCACCATGGGATTAAATGCTATAATAACTGGAGTTGGGGAAAGGTTCGCAAATCAAAACAGTAGAGTCGAATTATTCTTAGCGAGGCTTAATAAGGCTAGAGAGGCTTTTATAAATGATTTTCTAGCTCCAGAAATAAAAAGAATCGCCAAAGAGTTAGGGTTTAAAAATTATCCCATGCCACACTTTGAACCAATTTCATTACAAAACGATGATGTGGTAACTAGAATATATAGCAGACTTATTGAACTTGGCATTTTGACTGCAGAAGAGGGCATAACTGCTCTTGAAACTGGAAGACTTCCCGACAGTAAAGAGTCTCGAGAATCTCAAAAGAAGTATCTAGAACTCAAAAAGAAAGGGTATTACGAACCCATGGCAGGAGGACCGCACACTCAAGGCGTACTTGCAGATAAAGCTCAAAAGGGGCAAATGGATCTTGCTGATAAAAATTTAAAATCAGAAGAAAAACAAGTTAATAAAATGCAAGAGCAACAAGCTCCAATGCCTAAAACCCCGCAAGAAACGGGAAGACCCCCAGGAACCCACACCCCCCAATCAACCAAAAACGTAAAACCCGTTGGAGCTTCCTCTGAGAACTTTTCTTTAAATAAGGTAAAAGATAATTTTATTAAAGCTGACAAGGTTTTCAATAAAGTGTGTGGTCTATTAAAAAGAAAATTTAAAAAGAAGATATTAGACAAAAAACAAATAGAAGTGGCCGAAGGAATAACGGGCGTCATACTGGCAAACGAAGCTGTAAAAAATTGGGAGTTAAAAGTTAAAGATTATGTAAAAAACCCAGTGGATACGAATAAAAAAAGAGTTAAACAAATTCAAGAAATAGCTTGCGCCCACCAAGTAGATGACTATTTAGCCAGTATTCTATATGTTAGTAAAGCATAGGAATTTATATGGCTCGAAACAGGATAATATATAATGTACAAGACGTTTTTATGGGTTCTACTCCTTCCGAACAAAACCCATACATAACTGGTGTTCCTGGTCATGAAATTTTAAAAAGAGTTAATAGACTTCAATCTTTTAATTATGGCATATCTTTTCAACAGCAAGATGCGATAACCTTAGGAAAGTCCACCCCGACAGCAAGACAAAAAGGTAGGGCAACGGTTGATATAGAATTAAACTACATTACAGACGGAATATCTAATGAAAATAGAATAGGATTCTATACAGAAAATCAATCAACTAGCGAAAGTAAAAACCTTTTCTATGACTTCGCTGACGTTGGTAGAAAAAAAGATCAAAGAAATCTTTATGTCTGTACTACCAATGATGGAGGTGGGGATATAAGAGACCAGTCTTTAGAGGTCCCCAATGTTTCTGGGACACTTTTAATACATGACTACATACATAACCAAAGTAAAGACTTTAACGTTATGTCTTTCCAAAATTGTTATACCACCAGTCACAGTATAGCTGCAGAGGTTGGATCAGTCGCAACCACTTCTGTTGGTTTACAATCAAACAATGTAGTGATTTATACTTCTGGAAGTGGTGTGCATATACCTGATTTAAACTTAAAATCTGGTGTCGTTGTATCCAATAATAAAAAAATTATTATACCTAGACATTTTGCGGAAGCAAATACAAATGTAACAAACCAGCCAAAAGCTTTTACTCAGGGGGATATAACGGTAGACATCTTAGAAAGCAACCCACCCGCTGGAGATGAGTCAATAAAATTTCAAAACCAAGTAATTCAAACGTATTCAGCAAATACTACCTTACCCAGAGAAAGCCTTGATTATGTTGGAAATAAACTTCCTAGTGATAAGCCTTTGGTTTTTCCAGTAGTAACAGAGTGCTCTATTTCCCTATTAAACTCTGGTCTTTCAAAGGGTAATCTAGCTGATAATTTGGATACTAATTCTGATTATAATTTAGTAGTTAAATTCAAGAACGGATCTGATGTAATATTGAGACACGTTTTGTCTGGCGCAAAGCTTACTGATAGCGCTGGGGGTCAGGCGATTGGAGGGCAGACCACATCTAATTTAAGATTTTCATGCCCGAACGATTTTGAAAATAATGCAAAAGGACTTTTCGTTAGTGGGTCTATGGTTACGTTTAGCCATCAAATTATAGATAGTAGCGGAAATTTTGTAGTTAATAATTCAAACCAAAAAATATCACAAGAATTTTTTCCACCATTTTAAATATGAGTAAATTACAACAACCAGAAGTGTCTTTCGATGAAGATTTGCAAAAGCCAAAATTTCTTAACAACCTCGCGGTATTAGAATGTTTAAAAATTATGAACGGACAAGACTCCAAAATAGATTTTGTCGCAGACGATAAATTCATAAAGTATTATGAAAAAGTAAAAAGTAAAAAAGACCCATCTCAAAAAGAGATTAACGATTTCATGAAAGAGTTGGTCATACAATGTGCCAAGCATAAAGTAGATCCATCTGAGCCGTCAGAATTTTACTTAGATGGAGATAGGATAAAACATAATGGCAACAGTTAATTTAAAAGATTTAAATCCAGTAGTTTTTTTAAACAACATGGCGTTGGGCGCAGATTTTGTGCCAGATGAAAAGCTTGTAATAAAAGGCGGAAACATAAAGCTTGAACATGATAACACTGGACAGGGAATACAATTTAAATCAAGCGTTAACACGGGAAACAAAAGTAACATTAGTTGGTACAATAGTAGCAACACTCAAAAGTGGAGATTGGTCAATGATGAGAGCGCCGACAAGACAGATGACATTAGATTAATTAGCAGCACCATAACTGCACTCGCCGCAAAACAAGACGGAAAAGTAAGCATAGGGACAGCATCGACAGACAGTAGCGCCATGGTTACTGTAAATTCTGCTGATAACAATGATACTTATTTATCATTTAGAAAAGACGATACGGACAAATGGAGGGTTGGGTCAAACTCTGCAAATAACTTTGTTATTAAAAAGAGCCACGACTCATCAGATAAAGATATTATGTCCATAGCATCTGGGGGAGCATCTACTCTTTTAGATAGTAATATAGGGGTAGGCCTACCTTCAGTAACAAATATATTAGCACAAAGAGCTTCTACGCCGACAAGCACATCCTCCCAACTATTGACAGTAAAAGGTGAAGCTAGATTTTTTCAGGATGATCCTTATGATAGTGGTTTTGAGCGAGGGATTGTATTAAGCTGGGATATGGATGATAATACTGGGGTTATTGATACAACAGACTCTACAACAAATTTAGAATTTGCTATAGGCGGAAACACTAAATATATCCTTGAGGATGGAGGAACCGCAGGAAAATCTGCAGGAACAGAAGGCTGGATACAAGTTAATCTTGGCACAAGAAGTGCACCAAAACGTGGATATATAAGAGTTTACACAGCTAAATGATTGCAGTATAATATAACTTATGGAAACAGAAAATACAGAACAGGCAAATCAAGAAGAATCCTTACGCGTAGACGAAATGTCGGTAGAAGATGCTTTTAATCTGATCGTCGGTTTAGCTAGGAACGCTAAGCTGACATATAAAGAGCATATGGTTGTAAGTAAAGCTACAAAAACAGTATTGGGAGCTTTAAATGAAAAAATGGATTAAAGAAAGTGTAATTTAAGATATGGCAACAATACTGCTAAGAGATATAAACCCAATTGTGTTCCTTCATAATGTCGGAGCAGGGGTTACTGATCCAGACCAAGCTCTTGAGGTCGGTGGTATTATTCATATCTCTGAAGAGCAGGGTAGTACCCCATCTGCGCCGAGTAATGGAGATGGCGGACTTTTATATACTAAAGCTGATGGTAAACTATACTGGAGGTCTAACGACGTTTCAGAGTCGGATTTAACAGCAGCAGGAGAAATCGGAACTGGTACGGCAAATAAGGTCGCTATTTGGTCTGACGAAGATACAATTTTTGCTGATTCTGGTTTACATTGGGATTCGACAAATAATCGCTTGGGCATAGGTCAGCCAAGTCCAAGTTCTCCTATTAGTGTTGTGAATGCTGACAATCAATTAGCAGATTTTCAATCTACTGATACGGATGCCTATCTTAGGATAAGGGATTCCAACGACAGTTTGTATATTGGTTCTGATGCGGGGATAGGTACTTTCGGCGGAACAACGGGAGCGCACGCGAATAATTTAAGCATTGACTTAGCAAACGGAAGAGTTGGGATAGGCACGGGTGCCACGTCCCCAACTTGCCTTCTCCAAATGAAAAAAGCTGATTCAAGCGTGGTCTTTAATATTCATGCCGACACAGATTCTTCTGCCGTTCCCGCGATTGAGCTACAGCGTGGAGCAAATGACACTTGGGGAGCAGATAACTATACTGACTATAGAATAAAAGATACTGGTGGAAATTTAGTAATTGAAAATGCAAGCGGCGGGAACGCTGCCGTCGAACGTCTACAGATTCTGGATGCAGGAGGAGTAAAAATAAACGGCGCTTATACTTTACCAACAGCGGTTACGTCAACTAATGATTATGTTCTGACCGCACAAACTAACGGAACAACTGCTTGGGCAGCGGCTGGCGGAAGTACGGCAGGTATATCTTCAAGCGCAGACGCAACAGCCATTACCATCACATCAGCAGAAAGAGTCGGCGTTGGAACTGGCGGAGCAACTGCGCCTGATTCATTATTTCATGTGGATGATGCCAGCGACACCTTTGACCAAGGCGGTATGAAAGTTAGAATCCACTCGGAGGTTGCCGCTTCCGACAAATATGCAGGAATAGGATTTGGTGTAGACACAGGCGGTAGACTTATGAAGTCTGCTATAGTCCATAAAAGAACAGGTGGCAACGGACAAGGAGAATTGCTATTTTGCGTCGATAGCTCTACGGATGGTAACGACGTGAGCACCGCAGATGAAGTGATGAAGCTCACAAAGGATGGTCACGTTGTTCTAAACACTAGTAAACTACCCACTAGCGAGCCCGCTGTGGTTGGCGCTTTGTGGGTGGACAGTGGCACCATAAAGATCAAAGAGTAATGAGAGATGGTTTACTTTGCATACAAGGAGATTTGCGACATGCTCAGCGATCTTGACAAAAAGTATCGCGATAAAAGCTATCGCAAGTCCAAAGGGCGATACGCTGCCCATGCGATTTTTGCATTAAGAGAGTTTAAAAACGAGCTCGATGTACAAAGAATGAAAAAGGAAGAAAACCAAAAATCTGGCCAGTGGAAGGGGATTTTTAACATTTTCAAAAAAAACTAAAAAAATTATAATTTAAGTGTATATTGTAATAATGGAAATCGACGTAACAAACCAAGCCCCTGAGCCAGAGGAAAACTCAGAAGTCTTGTTTGTCGAGTATTCCAATAAGATTGTCGGTGTGCTTCAGTCAAAAGTAAAAGAGTATAACAAAGAAAACAAAAACAAAAAAACTAACATCCGCATACTTAAAAAGGTTTTCAGGAACGCGTCTAGAGAATTTCCAGAAGAATGTGATAATGTAACAAAAACTTTATGGTGTATGGCTCGAGTAAACGCATATTTAGGATTAGCCTCTGGCGACCTAAAGCGTAATTTTGATTGTTCCGCATCCATAATTCCGTCGGAAGACGATTTTGTAAAAGCTAAAACCGATGTCGAAAAATTTAATTTAAATTTTGATTTTGACAACATAGACGATCTTTACTTAGATGAATATCACAATTTCGGCTTCACTTACTAAACTTTTTCCTTTCATTATTTCAGAATAAGCTTTATATTTAGAATAGGACTTCCTATAATAGAAAGTAATATTTATGAAAATTCTTACACCATTAATTCTAGGTCTCGCCTTAGTGACATCTTCACCCGCTGGCGAGAAGAGACAAAGTACAGCAGATCATTTGCAAAATGTTTCTGTTACAATTAGGTCTGAGGGACAATTCTCAAATGGGGAAGGGTCTGGGGTAATTTTTACTCGAAAAGATTCTAAAGGTAATCAAGTAAATTTTATTTGGACCGCCGCTCACGTCATAGATAACCTCCGTTCTGAAAGAAAGGTCTTGGTCAATGGTGCCCCTAAAACCCTAGTGGAATTTAAAGACCCAGCAGTCATTAAAGAAATCCGACAAAACGGCAGAACGGTTGGCAGGTTGCAAATGGATGCTGAGGTTTTAAAATATAGCGATTCCGAAGATGGGCACGATCTCGCTCTGCTTCGTGTCCGTAAACTTAACTTCGTCACAGATACGGTAACCTTTTATCTTGATGAAAAAATTCCCCCTCTTGGTGAAGATCTCCTGCACGTTGGTTCTCTATTAGGCCAAATGGGGGCGAATAGTATGACAGATGGAATCTATTCTCAACACGGTAGATTAATCAAGTCATTAAACAAGCACGTATTTGATCAGACAACTTGCACGGCCTTCCCAGGAAGCTCTGGGGGCGGAGTATATTTAAAGAAAGACGCTAGATATGTAGGAATGTTGGTCCGAGGAGCGGGAGAGGGCTTTAATCTTATCGTACCTGTGCGCAGAATGGTTGAGTATTGTCAGAAACATAAGATTATGTGGGCACTAGATAAAAGTGTATCTATGCCTTCAGAAGATGAATTGGATAAGATGCCTATCGAAAATAGTCCAAAAGAAAAGAGCGATAGCATAGATGCAGATAAGGAAGCGGCTAAAAAAATGTTCCCCTTTATGCTGCGTGTAACTTATCCAAAAGTATTAATCATTAAAAAGAAAGAAAAAGAATGAAAAAAATTATAACACTGTTTGCCGCCCTATTTATGATCGGCTGCAATTGGGGAAACTCTGGATGTTCTAACTGTTCCTGTAATAAGGGGTGCTGTGACTCTGGGGTTTGTGCCGTAGACGGCTGTAGCTGTTCATGTAAAGACTAAGTTTTTTGGGCCAAGGGGTGAAAAGTCAAGGAGTGCCTAAAAATGGGTGGAGAATGGCGTAACGTGTCGTAAGCGATAGCTTGCGCGCGTTACGCTTTTTTAATATTGACATCTTGAATACTTTTTTTTTATAATAGTGTGCATTTTTTCCATAATTAGTGTATATGAATATGCGGGATTAAATTTTTTTCAACCAAACATATATATATAATGAAACAAGAAGAAATTGACTTTAGTGAACAGATAAAAGAGCTACAAGATGAAAGCTCTAACACACAGGTCGATCCAGCCGCTGAAGAGCTTTTTGTTCAAAAAGTAAATGAGGCTGCTGAAAAATTTGGAATTGACATAAAAAGCTTTTATGACAATGACCCAAAACCGATCATTGAAGAATTAAAACAAATTCTAATCTCTTGGGATGAAAAAGCTTACCCAGATGACGAAACTAGGTGGAAAGAGTATTACGAAGATATTCTCACGCTAGTTCATAAAAGAACTTACAATTCAAAATTTGATGGATAATGAAAGATTTTAAGTATAAAACATCATTTAGTGCTACGTTAAGACCTCTGGTCGCAGAAGAAAAAGACAAGTATCTAGCCATGGCTAGCTTGATAGACGTCGGCGATTTTATTCCAGATATCGACACCGACTCGAACGTTGACCTTCTGCCCGTTGCATTCAACGCTTTTGTGGCTAACAGGGTAAATAAAAACGGTGATGTTATCAATACCGCAACTTCTGTTGATATTTTTCAAAATTTTGTCAATAAACCTATCAACCTCGAACACAACAGAGAAAGGGTTGTTGGGGTTATTTTATCTGCGGGCTTTAGCGAGTTTGGCACTGATAAGGCTATGAAAGATGTTCCAAGGGAATTTCTTGGTCCCTTTAACGTCACATTGGGTGGTGTTATATGGAAAGTGGTTAACAGCGAGCTTGCTGATATCGTAGAGGAGTCCAATGATCCAACCAGCACAAGCTACCAATCAGTTTCAGCTAGCTGGGAGTTAGGCTTCGAAGACTATGATTTAGTACTTTTGGACGAAAATCAAAAAAATATAGAGCATGGTGATTATGTAACAGAAAGTACCGAAGTACAACGACTACAGTCTCACCTAAGAGCAAACGGCGGAGAGGGAAGGCTAGAAAATGGTAAATATGTTTACCGCAGAGTTAAAGGTCATGTTGTTCCATTGGGAATTGGATTAACAGAAAACCCAGCGGCAGATGTCAGTGGGGTTGCGACAAGACAAAGGCTACTCCCAGAAGATAAAGGGTATAAAAAACCATATGATGTCTATGATAAGTGGGCAGAGAACGATTCTAAACAAGAGAGCGATCAACCAAAAATTGAAAGTTCACAAGAAACCAAAATAAATGTAATAAAAAGTGAGAAAATTAAGGATAATAAAGTTATGAACAAAATTAATAGCATAAAAGATATTACTGACGAAAATCTCAAAGAGATTTCGGCTTCTGCTATCTCTGAGTTCATCGAGCAAGAGCTTGAAAAACAAGCTGGAGAGCACGACGAGGCAGTCAGAAAGCAGCAAGATATCCTCGAATCTACAGAGGACAAACACAAGCAGCTTGAAGACGAGCATAAAACCCTCGAAGACGAGCTAGCTAAAGTAAAGGAGGCTCTTGAATCCTTAGAAAAGGACAAGCTTGAGAAAGAAGCTCAAGAGCAATTTAACCAGAGAATGGCCTCCCTTGACGAAGAGTATGATCTCAACGACAAGGCGAAGGAAGTTCTCGCAACAGATATTAAAGGTATGTCTGATGAAGATTTTAACATTTACAAGACCAAGATGGAAATCTTTCTTAGTAAGAAAGAAGAAGTCGTGGAGGAAGTAACTACCGAAGAACCTGCTGAGGTTAAGGTTGAAGCTACTCAAGAAGAGCAGCCGACTGCCCAACTAGCTGAAGAGGTGCTGGACAACGCAGAAGCTGAAGCTCAGGATGTTCCTGTAAGCTCGGAGACTGAAGAGCCCACTTTGTACGAAAAGTATAAGAATGCTTTCGGTTTTGATCAATTCGACATTAAACACAGATAATTAAAAGGAGAATAAAATATTATGGCAACATTAAGACCATTCAGACAAATTCATGAAAATGATGTAATTAACCTGTTTGCGTTTGACTACCATACGCATGGTGCAGCTACTCGAGGAGCCATCGTAAAGCTTGTTAACGGTTACAAGCACGACGATACGTTGGAGAATCTCAGTATCAACAACAGCTATCCGAATACACTTTCGGATCGTTGGGGAGTTAAGGCTCTTGTTGGTCTCTGCGGTGCAACCGACAGACCCTTGGGCATGCTCATGTATGACGTAAAGGAAGTTGACGAAAACGGAGAAAAATTAGTATTTCACCCGCGAAAGGCCGACGAGATGCAAGTCGCCATGAGCGGTCAAGCGGTACCTGTCCTCACAAGGGGCTTGGTAATGATGAACGGAGTAACACACACCACGAGTGTCAAACCTGCCGCTGGCGGCAGAGCTTGGACCGCTGCTAACGGCGCGATCGGCACCTCTGGTGTCACAGACGCTCACGTGATCGGCATCTTCTTAGGGCCGACTGGCGAAAATGGAGATGTACTTCTCAAACTTAACATCGAGCATTCAGTTGACGCTGGTGTGGTTGATACAAATCCGTAAACATTTAAATAATTAAGGAGAAAAAGAAATGAAATTAAAATTAAAGAATACTCCAGAACAAGTTGAGCTTATTAAGGCGATCGGGTCTAAAGATCCTACCGTTTCTGCTGAAGCTAATTCAGTCTTCGCAGCTTTTATCGGTCCCGTGATCCAAAAAGTTATTCAACACGCTGGAACAGCTGGACTGTTCTATAGTGATGTTGTGTATGACGAGGACGATAGCCCAAGTTATCCGCTTGATCTGTATTATAACGAGAATGAAGGCTACATCAACGTGTGGTCGCAGTCGATGGCTGGTGGTCTTCCCACTTCACAAGTCGAAGGCGTCGCCGAGATGAAAATCGCCACCTATCGTCTTGATGCAGCTGTTTCTTTCATGAAGAGATATGCTCGTAAGCATCGTTTGGACGTAATTGGTAAAGCTCTCGAGCGCATGGCGCAAGAGCTCCTCATTAAGCAAGAGCGTAATGCTTGGGCAGTTGTGCTTCGCGCACTGGCCGCTAAGGCTAGCTCGCAAATCGTCTCTGCGCCCTCTGGTGACGCAGGCGTATTTAAGATTGATCACCTTAGCAAGTTGATCACCAAGGTTCGTAGGCTTAACGCCTCTTGGGTAACCGATGGTGGCACACCTGTTGGTGGCGATAGTTTCGGCATGACCGATCTGTTCGTCAGCCCAGAGGTTAAGGGAGATATCAGAGCGTTCGCTTACAACTCAATGCATAGTTCGACTGGTTCCCAGTTTAACGAAAGTGGCCCAGTTCCTCTGCCCGATAACGTCCGTGAGGATATCTATCGTGCTGCAGGTTCTGCCGAGCTTTTCGGTATCAGAATCAATGAGCTAATCGAGCTCGGTGTAAATGGTAAATATAACAAGTTGTTTGACACCTTCGTGACAAGTGACGGACTTAGCCCAGATGCATCCGACTTCAATAGTGCAGACACAGAGTTGATTATTGGACTCGACGCTTCTCGCGATGCGTTTATCCGTCCAGTTGCTCAGCAAAACGAGTCTGGCAGCCAGTTTATGGTTCTGCCTGATGACCAGTTCGTGGCTCGCGCCGATAAGACTGGTTACTACGGCTGGTTGGAAGAGGGACGCGTTTGTATCGACTCCAGAGTACTCGCTGGCGTAGTTATCTAACACTCGATAAACTTAAAATTCATACTCAGGGGCTTTGCCCCTGAGTTTTTTTTATACTTTTACTAGAAAGATATCTATAATAGTGTAATATTCCTTAGTAAGATGGCCTATCCAAAAAATCATAATTATGGCTCAAAAGGTTATAAAAAAGAAGATACTTCTGAAGTAATTGCCCAACATCACGGGAAAGGGGCGAAAAGTAAAACCGTTCGAATACATGAGGATGGCACTTTAGAGGCAGAAGCTTTTAGTGATAGGAGTAGTGATGGGTTGGTATTTGATGAGTTACAAAATCAAATGGGGTTTGGCTTCCATAAGCCTCTAGATGAAAATACAGAAATTCACTATGTGCCAAATTCAGTAAGAAAATACTATTCTACAACCGCTGAGGTATCTCACTCAATAAAAGATGTTTTTGCTCAATTTAGGGGGGAACTAAAAAAGCTAGTAGTTAAAGATCTACTAAGATATAAAAAGTCAAAAAAATCTTTAAAAAATACAATAGACAAAATTTCCAAAAAAAAGCTTGATTTTATTTTTACAAAACAAACTTCATCAGATCTTTTTTATTCCATCCCATATTCCCAGTCTTGGTGCGTTGGTCCATATAACTACCCAACCGTATTAAAAGTAACAAAAGATATAGATAATTTAAATGATATTTTAATAATTAAAACTGGAACTTTTATGTCTCATTGGAGCAATAAAAACCAGAAAAGTCTTCTTACACCAGCGGGAGAACAGGCTGTTTATATCTCTCCTCATGAAATATACGGGGTTAGTGGGCTAGTGTATACTCATTTGGGATCTGGTAAAGTAACAAACGACGCAATAATAACAACTTTTACTTCTAATCACGTTATTATTCCAGAGGGGGAAATATTAGGTAGCGGAACACAATACCGAGATATCAGAACGAATGATCTTGCTCTGCAAACAAATACAATAAATCAAAGCCACTCCCAATACGCAAATCAATATATTAAAAATGTATTTACTGGTTTGTGGGACGGGGTGATTCCATCTGGCGCATACGCTAGGATAGAAACCGCATCAACGGATGGCAAATATATCGGTTTTGATGGGGAAATTTCTGTTGTCCAATATACTGGTGAAGGAGCAACATACTCTAATAAGATAGATATTGATTGCTCTGGAATATTTACTGGTGTAGGAGTGGATGCAACGTACGAATACTCTGTTGATAAAGCTATTGCTTCAGCCAAACGAAAATATTATAAAAAATTAAATTTACTATTAGTATCTTTGGGTGTCAAAAATAAATCATCCAGAATGAAGAGATACGAAAAAATGCTTGATAGGGTTGCACAAAATGTATACGATGGCTATGGAATAGCAAGAAACGAAAAGGTGGGGGCCGCTCAAGGCACAGAGTCTTCTCCAGTTGGATCGCCAATGTACTATGACGGTATGTTAAACATGTATGGCGGAACAAGGGATAGTTCCAACTACAACTATACAGATATTTGGCTTGATAAAATATCAAACCCAGTAGCTCACATTTTATATCCCTCATCTGGTATATACAAGGGGTCACTATCTAATAAAACCAATACTTCAACCTCAAATAATGTAGGCGGAGGGTCAGCATACTAGGAAAATATTATGGCTAACGAATGGATTGACTTAAAGATAAATAAAATCAATCGCGCAATGGCGATTAGGGTTCGCCTTTACTTTAATTATAATTCATATAACAGAGTAGAGGATACTACGCCTAGATTTTTTCTAAAACCAGTGAAGCTTTTATCTATTGAAAGATTGGGTTTTACTCATCGCTCCAATGACAACGGATACTATAAAAAGGGAAATAGGTTTTACATAGGAAAATTTGATACTTTTCTAGATGATGAGACGGTAGAAACCTTTTACAAGAATCTATCCGCTAGCTATCCTTATGGATATGACGAAAACGATACCTCATCTATAAAAAGATACAATCTAGATGTAAAATATAATCGAGCGTTTCAGTCTTTCTATAGAAGATACTGGGAAGATAACCAAGACAAGGTTCAAATTAGAAATTATAATGCCCAAGACGGAACTTACGACAAGCCATATCCATGTATAGAGTTTGATGTATTAGAACCTATAAGAAACAAACATGCGGTTGGAAATGTCCCAGAAAAAGAAGTATCTACTACCCTTTGGCAAACGTACTATGGAGAGAATCTTTATACAGACGTTACTAAATATGACACCCCCTGTTCAAAGAATGACATGGAAGTTTATTTTGATTCATCAAACGACTCATTTTATATACAGGGAATAAGAAAGAAGCATGTCCACATGCTCTCTAGCGGTATTCGAACTAGCGGAGAGATGGCTAATCAAATCCATAGTGGAAATGGTCAATATTTTTATTTTGATTTGACCCCTCCGTGGGTTATGACCACAGGAACTGGTGTGTCGGAGTATATACAGGTTCCATTTAAGCTCGCGCAAACATATGATGGAAAATCTGGAATAAATAACGATATAAGTTCAGAAATTTCTGGAGAATTGCATAGTAATATAACTAAATTTATCACACCGAGTTCGATGAATTATATTTATATTGATACAAGCGGAAAAGATGCTTCCCATCCGCACCATGGTGTTGGTCATTCTCGAGGGTTTTTGGTAGATACTGGCGCTGCGCCAGACCACACTGGTAGTGGGTTTATTTTCTCTCCGACATTAGATCTTATTAGAGGGGGAGAATACTACTTCTTCCAAGAGGCTACTGGAAACGCAAACCATACAATATACATATCAACCACCCCTCATGGGGGCGGAGATACGGGGGTTCATTATAACGCAGTATTGTGGGCAAACACCTCTGGCGAATCTGGGAATTTATTCGCATTTACTTCTGGAACAAACCCGTACTTAAGCGGAATGGAACCGTTAAATAGAGATGGTTCTGGGATAAAATTTAGACCCCCCCTTAACGCTCCAGATACCCTATATTACGCTTGTGAAAACCATACTTATATGGGGGGGACTATAAATTTAACCAGCCCGACAGCAGCAAGTGGAAATATTCCAGGCCATACTGTGGCGATATATACTGACTGTGGAATGACTTGGGATACGGGAAAGATAGGTGCTTACCATACTGGTGAATATACTAATACTGGCGTATTTAGGCCTCATAGAAGTATATATTATTATACAGATTATACTGGGCATGCTGGAGGAATCATGAGCTTTACCGATAAATGTATAGGTCAAGGATTAATAAGTCCTGATGAGTTTTGATTAAATATTAATAAATAATTTGATTTTTACATAAGATAGTGTAGAATATGTTAAGGTAAAAAATTGGCCATATTGGGTGAATTCGGTGAAAATCTCTTTTGGGAGACAATACCGAGCCAAGCCAGAGGGGGTACTGATACTCTGGAAGGTGTAGAGACTAGGCGGTGAGACCCGACAATAACCCGCCCACGAGCGCCCGACGCTTATTAGCGAAGATATAGTCCGAACTATATGGCGACATATAGAGGTTAGAAAATTAAAAAACTAATGATAACAAATTGGATTACAGTATTGAGGCAGTGTACTAACATTTCGCCATGCTCCGAGATGACAGTAACTCAAATACTGCATCGGCTAACCATTTAAATATTATGCCTAAAAAGACAAATAAAAAAAAGAGTACGAAAGCTAAAGAGCTCAAGCAAACTCATGCAATGATAGAAAAAGAGACTTTTGTGCCTACGACCTTGGACCAAATCTGGGGAGATTCTGGTGAACAAAAGTATAAAACCTTAGATCCAGAAGAGTATAAAAACTGGCTTGATGAACAGGATAAAGCCTCTCTTCAAACGCACGCAACATCTGTTGGGCTACTTCCAGTCGAGCACGTTGGAGAACTTAAAAAGCGTCTCGTAAGAGAATTCAATGTTCATAGAGCAAAATTTACGAAACCGTCTAGTTCTTCGAACGAATTACCCAAATTAGAAAAAGATGTAAAAGATATTCTAAACGAGGGTAGATAAAAAGTAATAATAGTATTCTAATTACCTGATATATTGGTGTAATAATAGTAGATTATGCCAGTATATTACGATCTAAATCTCACTCGCGGAAATACATTTACCGTAGAGCTAGCTACAAAAGGGGACGACGGGGTTACTCCTCTCAATTTAAGCGGATATCTAGCTAGTGGACATATAAGATATTCTTATGGATCTAGCGAAATATTGGCAGACCTAGGTGTCACCATAAAGGACCCAATCCACAGCGGGGTTCTGAAGGTGAATGTTCCCTCCTCAGTAACCCGCAACCTACCAATCACACAGGCTGTATATGATATAGAATTGTATAACATAAGTGGTCATCACAATACGGTTTCTGGGGAAATCACCAAAGTTCTAGATGGAAAAGTCAATATACATCCAGAAGTAACTAGAGGTAACTGGGACGCGCCTTATCCAGGGGGAATTTTTTAACCAATGTCTAATAGGGTAGATGTAGTTGTTCTTGGTCAGGGTGGGGTAACAGTAAATACCGCTCAAAGCACCCCCTCTGTCATAATTCCATCCTCAAGTGCATCAGTCGTTGTTCCCTCATCAACTCCTCAGATTTCTACAATTGGATTAAAAAGCGCACAGGTTGCGGGGGCGGGTACAACTCCTATAATTAGGAATATAATAATGGCTGTAACAGGGACTAAAAATCCTAGGGGAGCTAACAGGGCATTTCAATATAACGATAATCATACTGAATTTGGTGGCGCAAACCACATACAATACACATCTGCGGGGCACATGCTCGTTAGCGGAACAACCCTTGTTATACATAGCGGTAAATATAAAATAGAAGCTCCCCCAGTTACGGATGATGCCCTCTTAGTAAAGGACACTGGAAATAGGGACTTATTTAGGGTTGATACTAAAAATAAAAAGATACTATTTACGTCATTTTCCGATACTGAATATTACATAGGCGTGGGAAATGCAAACCCACAAGAAAAATTCCATGTATCAAGCGGGAACGCTAGATTTGACGATAATGTGTTACTGGGCAATGATGTTGTTCCTTTGGTGTCGAACTCTTCAAATGTTGGATCTGCAGATAAACTATTTAAAAACTTTTACGGAAATCTAGAATATAAGTATGTTCAAGACGGCATTTTTTTCTTAAAAACCAGTATACCCACTGGAACCGAAAGCTATTGGATAAGTTATGGCAAAACCCTTCCGTATGTACCAAAAGTTGTCTGTAATTTAGTTGCCCCAACCTACCAAACTGTAGGTGATAATGACGATTATGCTCAAGATATATATATACCTCAGGTAGCAAAAGTACAAGATAGTGGGTTTTACGTATCTTTTAGTGCAAAAGTACTGTCTACTGGGATGACATTAGATTCATATGTCTCTGCTTATATTTAATCCTACTAACTATTTTTTTTTCTTTTTAGTTTCCTTTGCCTATAATAACGTGTAAGAAATCTTGGAGAAAAATTTTTCTGAGTGAGAAAACATATTTAATTAGAGAGAAGTAGAAAATGGCCAATAAAGTATTTAGTGTAGAACAATTAAGGCTCAATGGCAGATTGCTATCTGGGCACCACGAATCACCATATAACCTTTATTACGGTGGTACTGAACTTGCGTACGGTCCCGCCATCCCAGGTACCAGACAACTTATCGCTGGGGATGGCCTGGGCGGGGGTGGAGATTTGTCTGCGGACAGAACTATCCACGTTAATGCTGGTTCTGGTATTTATGTTGCCGCTTCTGATTTTGGTGCGGGTGCTGGCCAAGTTGCCGCGCGTGATAAGGTTCATATAGACAAAGATGGGGTCGTTACAGAATTTATAAAGGACGCAAATGTTACGAATGCGAAACTCGCGAATAGTTCACTTACGGTTGCTGCGGGTAATGGTATTCAAGGGGGTGGACTAGTTTCACTTGGAAACACGACGACAATTAATGTTAAAGCTAAGAATACGTGGTTCGAGTTTGCTGGTACAGAGTTAGCGATAAAAGCTGATAGCATAACCAAGACGGAAATTGAATCCAGCGTAGCGGGCTCTGGCCTTCACGTACAGCCCGATGGCGCCCTATATGTTCTCACTGATGCAGATACCCTAAAGATTACCGATGGCACAGACATTCTTAAGGTGCGAGACGGGGGAATTAATACTACCCAATTGGCTACAGATTCAGTTACAAGCGTAAAGATAAAAGACGATAATGTAATTACATCCAAAATTTTGGACGCAAATGTTACGAATGCGAAGCTCGCAAATAGCGTTACGAATTTTACGTTCGCTTCTGGTATAACTGGTGTGGCAGCTTCAACCACACAAAGTACAGCATTGGGTGGGACCCAAACAATTCAGGTCGCAATTAATAAAACTCAACTAGAGGTGGCAGGAAATAACCAAATTGGTATTAAAGCTGGAGGAATTGGAAACACAGAGCTTGGGGTAAATTACGCTGGGTCTGCGAGCAAGGGTGGAGCAGCAACCTCGGTTGCAAACGCGCTTACGAACGGAGATGGTATTGGCACACTTAGTTTTGATGGGTCTGCCGCAAAAACAGTTGCCGTGGACAATACAGTCGTAAGGACCGCTGGGACACAAACAATTGACGGACTGAAAACTTGGGTACAAAACGCTACGTTTAATAGTGGCGTAACTATTGCTGGTAACTTGGTTGTAAATGGTACGACTACCACAGTGGTTTCTAACGAGGTAAACATTGGCGATAGCAATATCCTTTTGAACTCCGATATCGTTGATGATGCAAATAATTCAAATGGCGGCATCTCTGTTAAAAGACTTCATACTGACGATAGCACTCGTAAAGACGCGATTCTTCAATGGAATGAGGCTAATGATTCTTGGGAAGCTGGATACGCTGGTACAAATTACGAGATTCTTACAAAGGGCAAGATAGAAAGAGGTACGGTTGCTCTGGCGAAAGACCTTGTGGAAAAGACGATTACGTTTGCCAATGGATATTCAGCTACACCCACCGTAGTAGTAACCATGCAGGGCACGGCCGATACTGATGATCTCATTGGTTGCATGACAACTAGCGTGAGTTCGACAGTCGCAAAAGTTCAGTTCACTACTAAGACTCCAAATACAAATTATAAGATTAATTACGTAGTGATGGGATTCTAGTATAAACAACATAAAGACGAAACCCGCCCTCAAATACGAGGGCGGGTTTTTATTTGCTTTTTTAGTTTTTTTATACTAATTTATTATTGATTATCTAGCGATAACTAACAATAATTAATTGACATGACCCCAAAGGAAAAAGAAGAGGAAATCGAAAGAATAGCTGGCGAAGTCCTAAATAATATGTCTGTTGCAACCGCTTTGTCCATATTGATAGAAAAGTCAAAAGAAATTGCGAAAAACTATATGGATACAGCAAGCACGGAAAAACCCCCAAACGAAACTAACAACTTACCCGAGACAAAAAGGGGTAGCGGGTTTCTGTCAAAAATAAAAAATATATTTAAATAAAAAATGTATAACGGGCCAAGGACATTAAGAACAGATGAGTTGAAAACGGACGTTGTCACGAGCAGCGGCGCTTTCACCATGTTTGCTAGAAATTTTGTGCCAAGCGGTAGTGGGGAATATAATGTTGGCGCGACTGCCAACCCCGTTTCTAACATGTATGTGGAAAATAAGTTATATCTTTCTGATCAACAGTTTCACGTAGATTATTGGGAGTATTTAAAATATAAAAACGCATACGTTTTAACTGGCTCTTTGCCCAATCAGGGTGGGGGCGGCGGAGGCGGCGGAGGCGGCGGCGGAGGGGGAGGAAACCTGTCGCTTAAAACATATTCTTATACTGGTAATGGAACTAATTATGATTTTTATTTTCCAAGCTTAACACAAGATCCAAATAATTTAATTGTCTCTATTGGTGGGGCGATACAAACTCCTCTTTCTGATTATAAATTAACTGGTGTGGTATCAGGTGCGGGTAATGCTGGAGAAGACGCTTACTCTGGTATAAGTTTCATAGAGCCCCCAGGTTATTTAGAAGATATAGAAGTAAGGGAAATGGCAAACTTCTTGGCCGTTACTGATGGCGAAACAAATACCGCTTCTAACGTAGGCGTTGGGTCGGGAGTGGGTTTGTTTGATTCTAAACAGGGCGTAGATTTAAGATTTAGAAAAATGGGTGACGGGTATGGAACTTACGCAAGACTTGACCCATCCTCTAATCAAGTTAGAATTGATTCTAGAAACAACTACCAAAATAAACTTACATTTCCTGCGGATGGGGATCTGAAGGTAAATTTTGATAGTGCGGCTTTTCAGACCTTATTTTTAGAAAACGCTGTAACTATAAGTACTTTAAGTGGAAGTAGATCTCCTTTCAATATTTCTAGCATGGGAGCAGAATCACAAAATGCAGGAATAAAAAATGTAACATTAAGAATAGTTGGCGGGGATGTAAGCAGAAATATATTTTTCGATGAAAATATTACTTGGATAGGGGATATGCCGTTTTCTGTTGCCGCTCAGGCGATAGGCATTTTATCACTCACATCTTTTGGTCCAACTGAAAATGAAACTGTTGCCGCTTGGGGTGAAGAACTCTATGATCAGCCGTTCTATTTTCCAGTAGTTAATCCAGCTAATACGATAGACGGTTCTGAGTTTGGTACAAATCACCTGTGGAAGGGACTTTATCAAATGAAGCCTTTTGTTGGTGCTTTTGAGCTAACTTATAAGGGGTCTGGGTGTCACTTGGATTACCCAAGCGGAATGGTAAACGGACAACAAATCGAAGTAATGATAAAACCTCACGACCATTTAAGTAGTATATCTTTTTCAACAAAATATAGATTTTCAGAAGAGAGCTGTGGTTTTTGTAACACTGGGTTTAATGATGTACTAACATCTGGGGCGGGGCCAATTTGGACTGGGTATGTTGGGCATCCTGAGTCTGGGGGCTACCATGGAACCAATGGGTTGTTATCCGATGGGTATGTTGTCAAGAGAATAAGTGGTCTCTCAAGCGGCTTAAGACATAGCGCTGGGTATACAGAAGAACCCAATTTTACTAATACTGGCATTGACCTTCTTACCATAAAAAATATAAATGGTAATTATTTAACATCAGTTCATCGTAGGTATATATAGTGAATTTAATAAACGACACCAATAATCTAAATCTAAAAGACGGCCCGTTTATTTTAACGCCCGCTAACAAGGGGCGTATAATGGAGATTTTGCCTAGTAACGGGCCATTCTCAATCGGGAATGTCGGAGTTAGGTTTCCTGCCTTTTCGATAACTGGCTTGTGGGGCGCTCCCGAATTAACTTATAATAACGTAGAAAGCCCTTACTATGGGAAGGGTTACTATTTTGGTGGTTATCTTAGATATCCTTATTGGGATAGATATCCATGGGCTAATTTTATAGAACTGGCACAGAATAATGGAGACCCGCTATCAAAAGAAAGAATAACGAAAGTAAGAGAGATAGTAAAAAATTGGGTACAACGACCTTGGTACTATAATCAAAATAATAACTGGAGTTGGAGATGGCACTGGAACTGGGGTTCATATATGAACCAGTTATCTAAGACGGCATATACTTCAGAACGTTCACCAATAAACGGGATAGAACCATGGTTATTACCCTATCTAATTCCTGGACAATTTGATGTCACCTCTTCAGATTGGAGAAGTGCCATAGTCGGTAGGACGCATTGGAGTAATTCGGATTGGTTTTATTGGAGGTCGTCTACACTTTTTACAATTTTATACTCGAACGGAGATTTGTTTGCTCTTAAGGCAAAGTGGTCGGGTAAAAAGAAACAAGACTATATCTGTGATATAACACCCCACCCAGGGTACGGATACGATGGGATAATGCCACATTTTTATGGTTGGGGAGGGCTTGGCGCAGGTGTCTCTCATCCATATAATCAAGCTGGTGCTTGGGGACCCGCTCAAGGGCCAACGAACCCTGGAGCAAAGTGGTTTTTAGAAGAAGCGGAAAATGAAAATATAAGACCAGGGTCATTAGATAGCAGATTTAATTGGCCAGCCGACAAGCCAGCGATGCCAGGCGGGTGTTATGGCCACGCCCCGTGCTATGATAGAAGGCGTAAAGGATTTACTAGAAACTCCCTTAGCAACGATTGTGATAATACGCTTACGGCTGTATGGGTTGAACACTATAACGTATATGATCGCGGCGGCAACACGTCACCAGTAACTGGATATGGAATTTCAACTCAACTTAACGGAATTAATTTTCCAAATAATCATCGATTTACTCACATGTACGGGGGTAAGAATTATATCAACGGAATGGGTGGTGCTGCCCATGCGTTAACGCGCGACGGCATGTTGGCTGGCTCGCCTAGCGAGGGATCACTTGAGGTTGATATGGGTTACGCTGTTTCCGTATCTATTTCAGAAAACGAGTTAGTTACTGAACATAGAAGACCTAATTGGACCCGTTGGGAGTGGATGGCTGGTTACTGGGATTGGTGGTATGGATACTACTGGACACCTTTTTACTGGGGGAATACTCATTGGCATTGGGGAGGTTATCCTTGGTACAATTGGCACACTTGGAGATATGCTTATTGGTCGGGTTATTGGTGGTATGGTTGGTATCTCTGGGGAGCATATGGGTCTTTTAATGGTAGTCAATTTAATTCGCCAGGGGGATTTTTTGATACTGGGCGGAACCGAACTACGTACAGAGGTTGGTGGTGGTGGCGGTATGAAGAACCTAGGTGGGGGATAAAAAGCAGTCACTCTTCTGCTTACAATAATAAGCTGATGGCCAAAGCAGGAAGTCAATTTACTACCCATCAAAGAGTTGATTTCGCTGTGCATTGGAATACTGGGCTTTTGACGACTGCGGCATCTGGAGATTCATGGTATGGTCATGAAGATTTTGCAGCGAGCGGTTTGTGTGCTCAAACCTCTGGGGTGTTATGCGAGCCATATAGCGGGGTACAAGTTGATGCAGTTGGCGGATTACTGTGGTATTCTATGCAACATTATAAAAATGCATGGACAGGATCAAAAGATGTGAATACGGCGGGGGAATCCCTGTGGCAATGGACGCCTCACGAAGCGTCAGAGACTAGGCCCCTGTTAACGACTTTTGATTGTGGACTTGGGAACACTTTTTATTTTCCCACTGGTATAGATGGGACAAATTTCTGGCATGCGGGATGGTACTTTCCTAATCGCTTAGGGGCATGCCTAACTGGTCACGAATACCTTTTCCCTCAGGTTGGTGGCCAGCATAACTACGAGTTTTATCATCCTAGGCCCAACATTGGTCAAACTAACGATAATTATTTTATTGCCATTAAAGATGGTTGGGATTCATTTTTCCATGCGAGATCCTCTTATGCTGGCGCTTGGTGGAATCTAATGAATTCCATACCAAATGGGGGTATAGGTATTACTGGGAATACTATCGTTACGGTTGGGAACGCTATGGCGAATCAACGGTTTGACGGAACTTATTCGTATCTTTCCAGAGCATTTACTGGATTTAGTCACACGTGGGAGCGGTTGCAAGATTGGCATGAGTCTTACGTAAGAAACGGCTACTCTTGGCCGTGGAGTAATGATACTACAGCATGGCCGAACACTCAATCTCCAAGACCCCATAATGGAACTAATCAAACGTATTACCAATTAGCAATTCCAGGACCCAGCGGACAAAATCCCCCCCCAGTTTATGATGCGGGGTTCGGCAATCCATCGTGGCCATATGGAGTTGGCTCTGGACTTGCATATAAATTTGCGTATGATCCGCACCCAGATCACCTTCAACCTGTAACGACGTCTGGATTTAATGATTTTCTAATAGATTTTATTACTGGGGTTTGCACTGGGTCTCAACATCCCAGTCCGCACATACCCTCATCAGAGGGGTGTAGATGGAAGCACGGCTTTACTGGAAACTGCCCAGACTGTGAAGTAGATACCAAAAGAGCATATTTGGTTGTCGATTATAAGTTTCCAAATTTAATTGGAACTGGAACAGCCAAGGTTTACGTAAGAGATTGGTGGTGGCCCGCGCAAGAAAGACTGCCAGGTTTTGTGAAGCCAGCAAGAAATTTAATATGTGAATTTCATGGGTCAGTGCAAAAGAGGGGGGGAGCATATGGTATCCCATCCCCCGCTTCTAGTGCGCCATATGATCCTACAATTCTTGCAAGAAAGGATTATTGCTACGTATATGAATCAGGCATTAGGCAGGCTTGGATACCCATGATTGACAGCGGGGCGCGTGTAATGCCGCCACATACTGGTAGATATTGTCATGATGAGTATCCAGATTTCAGAGGGTGGGATCAATGTTCGCAATATGGATTTTACGTAGGATGGAATAAAATACTAAATCAATCAACCCTAGGCTATGGATATTGGGGGATGAGCTACTACGTTCCCCAGATTTCAGAACTTGTACTACGAACTCCAATGTTTGATGATAGATTGGGTGGAAAAACAGCAACGTTTGCAGGGATTATCCCAAGGAAGATATATAAAGTAGAGGTAGATCTGGAATGGAAAGCTACTGTTCCAGCTAACGAGAGTTGGAATAGTAATCCAAATCACGGCGAACCAGGTTGGCAACCGTCCGTCGGCAACAACTACAGTCCACCTTCTAGGGGCTTTAATATGAATATTGGTGGACCCGTGGATTGTAATGAGGGGGGTGGAAACATTGGGGCAAATACAAACGTAGCTTGTATTGATGAAAAGACAGTAGACATAAAAGAAACATATGAGTATAACGACTATCTAAGAGGATACGCCGCTGACGCTTGCGTAGGAATGTATCCACATGGTGGCGATCAAAACGGTTGGACATATAGTTCTCAATTTGTTCCTGGTATTGGCCACACAGTATATCATCATCATCATGGGTACGATAAGGCAAATGGATATGCAGACATTGGTGGGGCATTTTGGAATTTGGGGGAAAAATATCCAACAGGATTCTACGAAGATTTATGGAGGCATCAGGGGTATTGGAAAATCCAATCTCCAGATGCGCTTACTACCGTAAATAACTGGACAGCTTGTCATGGAGATGGCTTTTGGAAGGGTTGGCCAACAAGTATGAAGCCAGCATTCACCCCCCACGGGCCTAACTCAACAATTTGGCATCCTTGCAGGGCAGCTTGGTGGCAATTAAGTCAACCTTGGGGCGCAAATTATCCGTGGTCGTGTTCAGCTTTCGGCGTAACTACTTGGAGACACGAGACAAACCATACTCTTCTTGCTCCGCCATGGCCCATATGTGGAGCGGGCAAAGCTGGTGCCAATTACGCAAAAGCTAAATTAGAAATGTATAAAATGACAGCTCAAGCGGGCGGAGGATTTGCTCAAGGAAATAAAGTCTTTGAAAAGAAATTTAGGGTTGGACAGCCGTCTTGGTCTAATCATCAAGCAGTTATGGATTTCTACATACCAGGTAAAAATTGCTTGTGCGTAGGTACGGGAAATAGGGGATTTCTTAATCCGTCAACGCATTGTGCTGGGTATGATTGGTGGAATCCAAATACAACCTCTTCCATACTAGGCTGTCATGAAATGTATGAAGGAGAAAGATATTTACCAGCAGCGGCGGTAATAGAGGATGCTTTCCAGCACTATAAATTTAAATGGACATTTGACCTTCACCATAGAACGACCAAGTGGGCGAGGTATCCATTTTTGATCCAAAATGATATATATAACCCAGTAGGTGTTCTAAAATATGAAAATGAATGGACTGGGCAGGCGCCAGCAAATCAAAATTGTACCTATGTGGCTTGGAATACGAGGAATTGTGGCAACGGTATTTCTGGTCCTCATTTTTGGTACTATGGAGCAAACGGAATGTGTAATTGTGACTGTAGAGGTAAGGGATTTTTCAACTCGTATGACCCTCAGGTAATCGGAAGTGTTAATATGCCTACTTATGACTTTTATATTCAAAATATTTGGAAATTTTGGGCCCCGTGGAATATGACGATGCACTCTCCATTATATAAAGGTTTAGAATTTAAGATTACTAAAGGAACAAACACATATAACATAACAGTATAAGCCATGGCACAAAGCCCTTATTATTTTCCAGCTAACATGGGCGGTATGATCTTTAGGGAGTATACCGAAAAAGACGATGTTAATTGTGATTTGGACTATACGTATACAGTGTGTCAATTTACTGGAGACTATAGCAGATACTACGCTACTGGATGTTCTTGGGATGAAAATAAAGTTTACATTCAGGGGCTTTATAATTCTTCATTTGCAGAGTGTTGTGCGGACCCATCTAAAATAGGCGAAAGAGATTATACTTATTGTAACTTAGGTGAGATAACTGGGGTTAAGTGGCCCTATCCAACGGGAATTATGCTATCTAGCGTTTCCGAACAGTTGGAATGTACGGATGCACCAGCATGTCCTACTGGAGCTTGGTGTTATAACGTTAAGGCTACTGTGGACTGGCCCCCTCCCACGGGGAGTGGGTGTGGGGAGGATCCATACGATCCAGATGCAGGATGTCCCTCAGATTTAGATATTTATTTAAAGGTAGAAAAGGGATGTAACAGTTTAGACACTGACCATGTAATATATTATAGTAATACCCAAGTAGATGGTTATAACATGATGAGCGGGCAATGGACCGCAAGTTTAAATCAAGACTCTCATCCAGGTTGTGCTCCCATGCCGAGCGGGGCAGAAATTATAACAGCAACAGGATTCGATGAGAATAGAACATTTTATTCATGGTGGAATCAGTATAGTAAGTGTGCTGTTGAGCAAACGGGCGTGGATTCTGAGATTGAAATAGAAAACTGTGGTCAGCCCTCTATTGAAGTAGCAATAAGTGATGCGCCATATTCGTCTGAAAATGTTTTTACTGTGCCAGGTGGGGATTCTATACGTATTTCCAGCTTGGCTTATGGCGGTTATGGAACAAGCGCTATCCCGACTTTTTCAAGTGGGACAAAAATAGAAGTAAGAAAAATTCACCCAGAATTGAATGGACAATGCCCCGTTACAGAAGGCGTAAAATATAGAGGGGTATATAATTTTAATCAGGGGTTAGTGGGAGCCATGATTCCCTTAAGCGGAATAACTAGTAATGAGTTCTCAGCCTTTTCGGAAACAGAAAATAATGTAAACGTAGGAAGTTATAAAGTAGAGGTCTGGCAATGCCCGTGTGATACTGGTGAGGCTGGGTTTCTTTGTGTTCCTGGTACGGTGTGTTGTGAGGGAACCCCTCAGAATAAAGCCTCCGTATCTGTTACGTTTGGTTCGTCAAGCACTGGCGTAACAGTAAATATTCCGTATGTATTTTATGGAACTGGGCTATACACTGGACAATGTATCGCTTATATAGAAAACCAAAAAACGGGACAGTGCTATAGCGTCACGGATTCTGAATCGAATTTGAATAAGTGTGATAACGGTTGTTCTTCATTTACCATACCCCAATCAACTATAGCTTATGGCGGAATAGCAGCAGTTCATTTTTCTAAGTTTTACTCAGAAGCAGAGATGCTCTGTACGACAAACAACCAAAAAGATATAGAAACGACCTGTTGTCCGATACCAATAGAGCCAGATAATTCTTGCACTAATCTCGTAGGCGGGTGGCCTTTCACTGGTTGTGATCCAGAATACACCCAATCTGGTTGGTATCCAGGGGGGGTTAGGTATAGCCCAAGTGGGGACTATTTAAGTATTTTGGATATGAAGTTGGGGCAAACAAATACACCATTCTACGAAGGATTTATTACTGGGTGCTTAACGCAAAAAAATACAGATGGAGAATATGTGATAAATTTAGTAGGCGATAGAACTTATACAATTCAAAAAACAGGGGAAAATCTTTGTGCTTCAAGCGGAGACTATGGAAAGGTAATTGGAAAAGTATATGAAATATCATTTGACTCAAGCGGACAAGCGTCAAATGAAATGACGGGATATGATTCAAATCCCCCTATAAATTATGATGGAGCATTTTAGGTAATTGACCTTGAGAAGTAACACAAAAAACAATATAATATATTAATGCCAAATTCTTATTACGGAGATAGATTAAAAAGAACCAGGCCCGACAGGATTGATGTCTTTCACATTCCTTATGGGGATTTTATATCTGTAACTGGAAGTGGTGTTGGCGCAGCTTTTAGTGACAAAACATCTAATTTATATTTGTCAAATTTATATTTATCTGGGCATCACCAAACGGCCACGGGATTTTTGGACTACGGAAGCGGGGCTGCATCGCCCTACGGAACATATAGAGATCAATTTGTTGGTTCTGGGGTAAATACCGAGCATTACTATTATAATAATAAGCTTTATTATACTGGTGCATTTGAAACGTATTGGCAAGGAAGCTTAAAGTTCAAAACTAAATATTCTGACAAGCACATACTCATGTCTCATGCGACGAGTGGGGCGATTACCTATTTGGATAATTTTATCTTTACTGGGGATGGGGCGACTACTGGATTTCATCTTCATCCGTCTTGGGTCGGGAATAGGGCCCCGTACAATGAGCTTTATCTTTTAGTTAATGCTGCGCAGGTCCCGATGAATGGATTTCCTAGCGGAATAGGGCGAACGCTTGACGCTCAACACGATTACTTTATCCCAGAAACTGGACGTGGAGAGTTTTATACCCCAATGATAACCTTTTATAGTCCCCCGCCTGATGGTTGGAGAATTTCAGTGACAAACCTCATGGTTTATTAAAATCTAATTATTATTCTTTTTGATTTTACTTTCCGCTTTCTTAGTGTAAATATAGGCATGAGTAGTTGTGAAGGATGTAAAATTGTTGATATAGCCCATGAAATTCATGTCGAAATAGGCAGTCCAAAGACATTGGCCACCCCTGCTATAGCTTTTTGGGTAAGGTCTAATATTGGTGGGCTGAACAACTTGCTGCAAACACAGTTTATTGTAGGGGGGTCTGCGGAAGATTGGGAGATAACCCCGACATTCGGAGACGACGAAAAATATGTTCTTAAAAAAATGTATTTGATACATTTTTATGACATGAAACTTAGGGAGTCTCTTGGGGCGGCAGAAACCGACACTGTAGTAGAAATCGAAACGGATGGAACGCGTGTTAGAAAAGTAAATAAAATTCAACAAAGTCAAACTTACTCAGCAGCAAAAAAAGCGGAACTAGAAGAATTAAATAAGGTCGTACAAGCCTACAGAATGGGGGGATCTACCCCATTACAAGTAGCTGGAGATGATACTGTAGAAGGAAACTATTCTGGCACTGGAACAGATGACAGAGATAAGGGAACTATAATATATTAAATAAAACATGAGTGAACTTTTATCAGCAGCAGATAAGGCTAACTTTCAATCTTCTTTTTTGAATATTTTTGATACTTTTAAAAAGACGATAACGATACATAAAGAACCGATAAGACAGGTAGTTTCAAAAAACTCTGAAAGTACTCTTCCAGGATATAACGAGGGGTCGAATACATCAAACTATAAACTTGTTCCAGTCAATAAAGCTTTTGATGCTTTGGTTAGATATGGTCTTAAGCAGGAAAAGAGTGTGGCCGATGATATTGGCGTTCAGGTCCCAGAGGGGCAAGTAACGATAAAAGTTAAACAGGATGCAAGAGACTATATAGTTAATGGAAAAACTGAAAGCTTCGAATTTGACGGTAAGAGATTTAATTTAGTAAGTACAGATGCTGTAAGAGATTATTTTGGTTTAAAAATTTACGTGTTCATATTAGAAGAAATAGTATAATGGCTAGAGGATCAATAAATAGAGCGGTGTTAAGAACAACGATTTCGAGGGCTATGACAAAATCTAAAGCCAAAGAAATCGCATATCAAAAAGCTAGGGAGGTTTTTAATAAAAAAAAATCTGACTTACTAAAAGAATTTAATAATCACCCCGTTACTAGAGAGATAGAGGCTGGCGCAGATGCGAGCAACACATCTGGCACGCTCGGCGGCTACGGAAATTTGTATAGCTTTATAGGTTTTCCTGGGGGAGATCCGATTGGAGCTGTGCGGGAAGCTTTGACTTCGAGCATACATCTATACAAAACACCAGTAGTAAAAATGTGGGGGAACGGAAGGATGGCCTTTACATTTAGGGGAACGATGCCAAGTAATAAGGATTTAGAAAAGGTTGCCCCAATGCCTTGGGAACCAGGAAGCTGGCTATTTAAGATAGAAACTGGAATCTCGGGGCTTGGAAATTATTTGTATGGAAGAATGTATAATGGAAGTAGATCGGGTACTGGTATTCAGTCCAAAAAGCAAGCTAGAAGTGCCGTGTTTACGCCCCTACCCTACCTCTCTTACATGTTAGAGAATTTTAAAAAAAATAAATAATGAAAAGTCAATTTGAAAATAGGGTTATTTCTAGTTTTTTGCTATGGTTCGACCATGAACTATTGGTTGAGGGTGAGGCTTTTACCAATTACGATTCGGACTTTTATCCAGTGAACTCATTATATGAAGGGTATTATAGCTATGGGGCACCATTTAAGCAATTTGTATCAGACTGTTCTTTTTCGGTTACTGGGACACTTGGCGCTCAAGTTCCAACGGGGATATATACAAACGGAAATTTCAGAGCAACTGGACATTACGTTGATGGCACGAATACATCCCCGCTGCTAGGGTTCAATTACAATGAGGGCCAAGCGTTACTAAATGCTGAGCAAACCAATGTTACCATAAGTGGGAGATATGCCGTAAAAGATTTCAGTATCCACCTTACAAACAAAGCTGAGCAGGAGCTTTTATTTGAAACAAAAATAGATCTAAGGCGGGGCATTTCCCAAACGCCCACTGGGCTAGCACCTAATGTCGCGACATATCCAGCGATTTTTATCAAAAACAATGGGGGCAAAAATGAGGAATTCTCCTTTGGTGGGTGTGAATCAACAAGTATAAACCTGAGAGCAGTAGTTTTGGCCGATAGTCAATTTAAATGCGACGCAGCGTGTTCGATATTTAAGGATTCTGTAAGAAAAGTCGTGCCAGTTTTCGACGATCACCAATATCCATTTGACGCTCTGGGCGGGTTCAAAAGCGGAGTACCGTTCGATTATGATAATTTATCTGTAAACGCCACAAAAAATGTGTATATAAGTGATGTAGGAGTATCTAGGTTTTCGCTCGGATATATGGAAAATTTTGCGAACTCTAACCCAGATATATTTAGAGCACTAATAGATTTTACCTTGGAAACCTACAGGTATCCGAGAACGATAACTGATTAAGGGAACAGTTCCCAAACAAACTAAATAAATGTAAAAAAATATACAAATAAAAGGAAAAAATTATGGCATCAAGAAATAGAGTTATTTACCAAAGTCAGGCCCTTTATGCGGGTCCAGATAAAGACGCAAACGGAGCTTACATCACAGAGACAGCGAGTGATGCACCAAAAGCTCTTCAGCGTCTTCAAAGCTGTAATTACAGTTTTGATATCACACGTCAAGACGTTAACCAGTTCGGCGAGCTAGCCTCGATCGACAGAGTTATTCTCGACGCACCAACGGTTTCAATGGATTTCAATTATTACCTAGGCAGCTGGGCAAATGAGGATCTATTGGGATTTAGTGTTAACGCTCACAATACGGACTTTTCCGACATGAAATCATGTCTAGGAGACATCTTAGGTGGCGCTGACGAAAGAAATTATTACCTTAGAGTCGTCCCCGAAGGGAGTGACGCCGCTCGCCACGCAACTGGTAGCGCTAACGACGAAACAATCGGTATTGGTAACGGATTTATTTCCTCATATAGTACGGAGGGAGCAATCGGATCATTCCCGACTTCAAGCGTAAGTGTTGAGGCTCTCAATATGAGGTTCTATGCAAATACGACTGGTCATTCGCCGTTTGTGGACTCTGCTGGTGCAGCTAATACGAGCAAGGAATTCAAACTCGCAATGATAGACGTTGCCGCGCAGGGTGACAGTCACTTTAACGCTGGCACTGATACAACTACAGTGATGAAACCAGGTGATGCTTCTCTAGACATTCTGGTTTCTGCTGATCTCGGTAATGGTGCAGCGCCTACAGACGTGGGTGCTAAGATTAGCGATATGAAGATTCAAAGTTATAACTTCTCAATGGATATGACCAGAGAAGCTCTCCAGAAATTGGGTAGCAAGTTTGCTTATGCAAGAGAAGTCACATTCCCAGTCAACGTTACCGCTTCTGTTGATGCCATTTGCGGTGAAACTGACGCCGCTAACTTGGTTGACCTCGTCGACGCAGATAGAGATTACGATCTGATCGTAAATCTCGCAAAGGGTTCAGCCCTGCACATGGCGATCGTTATGAAAAAGGCTAAGCTAGATGGGACTTCGTATACTAACGCTATCGGAGATAATAAGTCTCTCACCATGAACTTTAGCACTCAGGTTGGTTCTGCAACTCAATCTGGCGTTGGACTGTTCTTTAGTGGTAAGTCGTAATCTTACTAACTTTAACAACCCCCCTTTATTGGGGGGTTTTTTTTTGTAAAAAATGGCATTATTTATTATAATAGTTATAAGGTATAAGGAGTTATGAAGGAAAAGGTGTCTCCAGAAAAGTTTATTAATTTTCAAAATAAGAGAAAAATAATAAATCTTTGTAAATCATTTCTTATTCTTTTAGAGGACTCTGGTGCAGAAAAATGCATCGACAAAGATAAATATCAACAAATTAGAAAAAGGGTTTTAGATTACGGCAATGACTCTATAAGGGAATTAGAGGAGCACTTATCTAATTTTAATATTAATTTTAAACAATAATTATGAAAAGACTATATGAATTTACAATAACAAGAGAAGAAACAGTTAAGGAGTCTCATACTGAAAAAAACGATCAGGGGCAGGAAGTAACAACGACCACTGATGTTAAAAAATTAGTAGACAATAACTATTTTCTCAGGAAACCAACAAGAAAACTATTTGATGCGGCAGAGCTTTATTACGCTGTACAGCTATCAGAAGGGATTAAGGCGGGGCTATTAACCCGCCCGCTCCTCGCAAAAAGATTCAATAACGACGGCGGTATTTTAAGCGAAGACGAAAAGACAGAATTTAAAGAATTATATGATAACATTTTTGAAAAGCAGGTTGAAGCTCAAGTTATTGCGTTAAAGCCTAAGGATTCAAGAACTGAAGAAGAGCAGCAAAGATACGAAGAAACAAAAGAGTATTTGCTCGAAGCGAAAAAGCAACTGCAAGAATTTGAACTAGCTAGATCAACTCTGTATGATCAAACTGCGGAAAACAGAGCTAGAAATAAAACAATTTTTTGGTGGGTTCTTCATTTGTCACACATGATAGATGAAGAGGGCAAAGAACATCCAGTTTTCGCGGGAGAAGAGTTCTCAGAAAAAACAAAAGTTTACGATGAGCTAGAGGATCGCGACGATGATTACGACAATGAACTGGTTCAAAAACTTTTTTACTATACAAGCTTTTGGTATGTTAGTAAAACAAACGACACCGAAGAACTTAAACGTCTTCTTGAAATGGCGGAAAATGAAGACCTAACTGGATTAGAAGAAACCGAAAAAGCAACAGAAGAATTTGCGGCTAATAAATTAGACGAAGAAAAAAAGAAAACCGAAGATGAAGAAAAGGCCGAAGAGCCGCAATCGGAAGAACCCAAAGAGGAAGAGCCACAATCGGAAGAGCCTAAAGAGGAAGAGCCCAAAGAAGAATCTAAAAGTGATGATTCGTGAAAAATCAAAAACTAATATATAATGATATAATTAAAGGTTATTCCGAAATACAGCTAGAGAAATACGGCAAAGTTTATTTTAAACATTTAACAGTAGAAGATTCCGCGGGTCTTGAGGATACAACCGATTTTTATAAGTCGAAAGCTGAAGGGTTGGGTTTACCTTCGGAAAAAGAACAATTAAAAATATTAAATGAACAAGGTATATGGACAGATGAAGAAGAACAGCGGCGGGCAGAACTTTCTTCTTTTGTCGATGGTCTCAGGAATTCTAGAAAAAAGCTTTTTCTTCAAAAACAGTTAGCTGGTATAGATAATCAATTAAATGAAGCCCAAGACAAACTAAAAGACCTAGAAACCTCAAAAGCTGAATCCATAGGCTTAACCTCAGAAAGATACGCTCAAAAAAAATCTTCAGAACACTATATAAGAAGCGTCTTATATAAAGACAATCAATTTAAAGAAAAAGTTATCAGTATTGAAGAGTTTGACCATCTGACCGAACTCGATCTTAACAAACTTTTTGAGGGGTATATGGAAATCTCTAAAATGTTTGATGATAATAGCATTAAAAGAATATCTCTTGCCCCGTTTTTCTTGTCTATATTTTATATATGTGGAGATGATGTTGTAAATTTATTTGGTAAACCAGTAATCAAATTAACTTTTAATCAAACTAATTTATTTACATACGCCAGATATTACAAACAAATGATTTCAGATGCAAAAGTCAAACCCCCTGAGGATCTATATAAAGATCCAGATAAACTGGTGGACTGGCTTGAGTCCGCCAAAGAGGGTCAAAAAGCCATGGAAAAAGCTTTACCAGAAGAGGGTAAAGCGGGCGCTGTATCTATGGTGGGTGCAACAAAAGAAGACCTTGCAAAAATGGGAATTGATTCTGGCGATCCACAAACGCGCATGAATCTTACAAAGGAAGCTCAGAAAAAGGGTGGTACTCTAGATATGGAAGATTTTATTAGGTTACACGGGTAATTTGAACCAAAAAAGTGTAATTAGTGTCAGGGAAAAAGGTATATGGCTTCAGTCTTTAATTTAAGAGGTTCTGCAACCGTCGACATGTCGAAGGCGGAACGCGAACTAAGTCGCTTTATTAACAAAGCGGAGCGTACCAATATTAGATTAAAGGGATTAAATACCCGATCTTTTACCCAGCCGTTAGGTAGAATTACTGGTGCCGTAGATGAATTTACTAACTCAATGGAGGCTGCGAACGCTCGTGTTCTGGCCTTTGGCGCCAGTGCTGGGGTAATTTATGCGGTAGGCAGATCTTTAAAGGCTGTTGCAGAAGCTGCAATAGAGGTAGAGAGGGAATTAACTCAGCTTAACAGTATCTTCCAATTAAGCACATCATCGCTTCGAACTTTCGGTGATGAACTTTTTAATGTTGCTAAGAAAACTGGGCAATCATTTTCAGAGGTAGCTAGGGCCGCAACAGAGTTTTCAAGAATGGGCTTAACTGCTACAGAAACCTTGAAACGGACAAAGGATGCCCTAATTTTAACAAGACTTTCAGGCTTAGAGGTTGAAAAGAGCGTTATGGCTATAACCGCTGCGCTCAACACCTTTAATGATGCCGCTCTAGATTCGACTAAATTAATTAATAAAATGGCTAACGTCGCAGCACAATTTGCGGTCAGCGAAAGGGATTTAGCTGAAGCATTCAGGCGCGTGGGTAGTTCCGCAGAAGCAGCTGGTGTTAGCGTAGATGAACTCATGGGCATCGTAACAACGGCACAAGTAAAAACCGCTCGCGGTGGTGCCGTTATTGGTAACAGTTTAAAGACTTTATTTACAAGAATTCAAAGACCCAGAGTGGTAGAAGCTTTTGAAGCATTAGGTATAGCCGTGAGAGATGCCCACGGCGAAATGCTTCCCGCCATGCAAACTCTCAAAAACTATGCGAAGGCGTACCAAACATTAAGTACTGCCCAAAGAGCTCAAACTGCAGAATTGCTTGGCGGTGTATTTCAGGTAAACGTGTTGAAGGCAATTATGTCTGACTTGACACAGCAATATAACATATATGATAGAGCTCTTGGGATATCAAACAACACAACTGATCAGGCCATAAAAAGAAATGACGCTTTATCTAAAACGCTTTCCCACTTACTCAATGAAACAGCGACGAATGCAAAAAAGGCTGGAGCAGCGCTAGGGGAATTAACTTTATCTCCGACAATTAAAAATGTTCTTAACGCAACAAACTATATTCTTGAGCAAATGTTTAAATCTGCAGAATCGAACGATGTAGGTGCAAAGGTAGGCAAGGGAATTTTAGAGGGTATTGGTAAGATATTGAGCGGGCCAGGTTTGGCGATGGCAGGACTTTTAATTGCCAAACTAACAGTACAATTTGCAAAGTTCACGGGCGCTGCGGTGGCGACAATCACTGGAATGAACTCCGCAGCTAAGCAGCAAGCTCAACTTCAAACCATGATTGCGGACATGATGATGAAGCAGCCCGATCTTATTCGTAGAGCAGTAAAAGGAGAAAAGGAAGAGGCGCTGGTAGTCAGGCAAATCTTAGATACCATTAAGATGAAAAACGCTGAACTACTAAAAACAGAACAGATTGCGGCAAGGGTAGCTGCAGCACAAAGAGCGGGTGGTTTTGGTGGCGTAAGGATAAAGGCTTCTGGACACGTACCAAATTTTGCAGTCACGCCAAGAGAAGCTAGGATGGAAAGATCGGCCGCAGCAAGAGCGGGTTATAATGCTGGATCTATTAGGGAAAGACATATACCCAACTATGGTAGAGTAGTATATAATTCAAGAGAAAAAATTAAACATTTTCCAGGATTTAGTCAACCAGCTATAATGCCGCCCTCTTCAAGTCCTGCTGGCTCTAGTTACGCAAAAGCTTTTGGTGCAGCACACGGGTTTAACCCTTATACCCCTAACTTTGCTGCCCTACCTTCTCCGTCAGCTTTTCTTAAGGATGGCGGAACATTGGGTGCGTTATATGGGGCGGTTAAATCTGGCCAAGTTAGCAGTATAAATGTTCAAAAGGGGTATGGGGGTAGGGACTCAACCTTTATTAATAGAATGACCGCTCGAGCAAAGAGGGAGGGGGCTCGTGGTAAGGTGAAGGGTGTGTCGAATGCGGTACCCGTTGACGGAAGTCAGTATCTTATGTTGGTCAGTCAACGCAGGGGTCCAAGTATAGAAACTATGATAACCAAACCCCGCAAGTCAGCAAAAGATCAAACAAGATATGCTGTTAGTTTTCCTACCGCTGGAATGGTCGGCGGAAAGATTCCGCCAGGCCAAGAGTTTGAGCCTAAAGCCAAACGATATCTTGGCGAAACCCTAGCTAAGCTGGCTGATCACATGGGCTTGCCAAAAGCAATGGGATATTCGGGAATTAATGCGGGCACTAAAACTGGAGTAGGTTTTGCGGAGAGGGTAATGGCTCAGAGCAATCTTCCACAAACTCTGGGTAACCTATTTGATGGCCTAATAAGAGAAGCGGTCATAACGAGCGGGGACGCAAGAAGACCTGCGGGCCCAGGGAATACGACTTTTGATATAACTGGTGATGGTAGATCAGCTCTTGACAGGCTGGGATTGTTTACCTCTAAAGCTGGGACCAAAAATGCCGCGGAATTAAAACTTAACTACAGCGCAGACTCTCTTCGGAAAATGCGAGATAAAGTATTAAAGCACACGTCAAAGGGGAAAGTAAAAACCGATTTTTACGGCGCAGGAGGCTTTGTACCGAACTTTGCTGAGGGAGGGGGTATCGGGGCTGCAATCTCGAGAGAAATAGCCTCAGGAGCGCCCCTGAGCTCAATAAGGGTGGGTTCTCACGCCTCTCTAAGAACTGGTGGAAACCCCATGGGGCTTGCCGTTACAAATACCATAGATGAGGGCCCAAGCGGCAGCGTAAGTGTCGGTATCAATAGGTCTAGAAAAGCTGGAATTAATCCAAAATTCCATGGTATGGGTGAGGGGCTTATTCCCAATTTCGTTGGGACAACTTTATTTGGCGGAAAAAGGGTTGGATTAACTGCCGTAGAGATGGATAAATTTATAGATGGCCTGAGAAGAATGGCTAGGGCTGAAAAGGTTAATGCAAAAGAAATGGAAGCATTAATCCAAAAAAGCCGAAAACAAAAAGGAGCAACGACAGTTCTGACACAAGCCATGGACAAAGCGGCTAAGGCGGGAACCAAGTTTGCAGCTGACGCAGCTGCCGCAGGAAATAAAACTAAGGCTGCTGCTGGTGCTGTCGTCGGCGGGGGAGCAGCAAATGCCGCTCGCGCTGGTGCCACAGCTGGAATGATGTCAAAAATTGGTGAAAGATGGCAGGGGGGAGGCATGATGGCCCTAATGATGATGCCCATGCTTACCCAAAGCTTAGCCCAGTTTAAAGATACCAGCACTAAACAGGGAAGAATAGATAAAGCTAGCATAGAGGGCTGGGGAGAAACTGCAATGTGGGCTGGTATGGGAGGCATGTTGGGCCCGATGGGTGCTTTAGCTGGAGGTACCGCAGGGATGATGATGAGAAAATCAAAAATGCAAGAAGCAGCCACTTCCGAGATAAAACAAATGACTGACGCTCTTGAAAGATTCAAAGAGAGCGCCAAAGAGGTTACCTCTGGGGTGAATGGTTTATTGCAAGGGATGCAAAAATATAATGCTCTTTTGGCCACTGGAGGATCTGGAGAAGAAATGGCTATAGTTAAATCTCAAATGGCAGAGTCTTTAGAAAAAATTCCAGAAAAATATAGAGACCAAGTTCAACAAGCAATGGCGACTGGCGACGATGCAAAAATGCAAATACTCGTCACTAAGATTCAACAAGATGTAAACAGACTCGTAACAATACAAGAAACCCTAGCTGCCTTCCAAGCAGATTTAGAAAGCAAGAGAACCCTGTCTAATGTCATTAAGGACAAACAGGGAGGTACTGGCCCAATGGACTACGCAAGAGCATTTCTTGGGATAGAAAAAGGCAGTGGCATAGGGGGATGGGTAAAAGCAATAGGTAGAGAGGTCGCTATAGGCGCTGCCCTCGCTGTGACCACGGGCGGAATTGGGACCGCCGCCCGCGTGGGTCAATTAGGTTACAGGGCAGTTAAGGCTAAAAGAGCAGTTAGTGTAACTAAATTAGCTAGAGGAGCGCAGCGTTCCAAAAAAGGCTTAATGGGAGGCACAGCCGCAGGCGGGTTTGGCAAAACAATGGCAATGGGCGCGGGCGGAGCAGCCTTAATTGGAGGCGCGATGAGGTATGGAGACCTAATGGACGAGCGCGTTAACCTTCAAGGTAGAATATACGATCAAGACACCGCTAGTGGCAAACTAGCCCTTGAAAGAGACGTAAAAAATATATCTACATCCTTAGGCGTATCAGGTCAAATGAGTAACATGACTAGAGAACAGAGAGAAAACTTTCTTAGACAAATGCAGGGGGCGGGTGGTGTACCACAGATAATGGACGCACTTCAAACTAATCTAAAAGGTACAGATCCAAGAGCATTCAAAATGCTTAGAGATAATATTTTTGGTGGGCTTGAAAAGGGAAAACACACAAAAGAGCATGACATACCAGTGCTTATAGAAGCACTAAAAAAGATGGCTAAAGAAGCAAATGTTGCTGCGATGTGGGCTGAAAAAGCGGCTGCCCACCAAGCGGTACTTAATGAATTAAGAAACGAAGAGCTGGCGATAAGTAAAGAGTATGAAGAAGCTATAAAAGCTGCTGGCATAGCTTTGAGCGGGGCGATAACAAGAGTTCAAGACCTTCAAAAATCTATAGCGGAAATGGACCATACGCTCGGTAATTTTCAAAGGAAAACTCTTTTGAATAGGGTACGTTCCACCTCTAAGCTTGCAGAGCCATTTATGGGGGAAGAGGCAACAAGGGTATCGGAATACACAATTAAAGACTTGGAGCTCGCAAACAAAACTATTACTAAAATGCAGAAAATACAACTAAAAAGCCAGAGTAGCTTTTTAGAAAATTTATCTAAAAGATTAGTTACAGTTAATGATCAAATAAATAATTTAGCAATAAGCCAACAAGCAACAAATAAAGCTATATCAACAACAGATATTGTTAAAATAGGAAAAGCTGGAGCCCAACGTGACGCGCTGTTAGAAATTTTTGAAGAGGCCTCAGACATGTTTAGGGCGGGAGAAGATCAAGAAGATATAGAAGATCATCTCAAAAAAATGCTAATTAACAATACCGAACTTCAAACGATTATGGGCGGGCAAGGATTGCTACAAACACAAATTTTAGATCAACTGAGAACGAGCGCAGAAAAAGCAAACCAAGATAGAGCTAAAGCTCTTCAGGCTCACCAAATGGAACTTGCGGAACTAAGAATACAAAGTGAGCTATCAAGAAAAATAAATGTTCAAAACTTGGAGCTAGGTTTACTGGGCGGGGCAAAAGGATATATGGAAGGGCAAAATATTCGTCCCACCTTAGACAGAATCCAGAGATTAAGAGGACAGGCTGGAACATTTGGAGGAGATTTAGGAACAATAACAAGCGGTAGAGCTTCGCTTCAAATGCTTGATTTAATTCAGGGGTCTTACGGGGCAGAAGGACCAGATATGCCTAAAGATTTAATTAGAAGGGCAATAGAAGGAAGAGCGGTAGATATCCAACAAAAATCCTTATTGACTCTCAGGAATTTCCCAGAACTTGCTACTACCCCATCGGGGAAAGAAAGTGTAACTAAAAAATTAACAAATCTAGCGAACGCAAGACAGGTCGCAGAGAAACAGATTCGTGCTCAGATAAAAGACCCATCTCTACACATGCAAGAGATTAGGGATAGAATAGTCGACCTCAAGGTTCTTCAGGCGCTTTCACTAAATACCAGAGAAAATGAAATGTTCACTGCTTTTGATAAAGCTATAAGAGTAAATAATTTAAATCAGTTAGTTGGTACCGTATTTTCTGGGCACCAAGCTCTACAAGCTGTTCAGGAAGCATCTACTGCACATATGGCATCGTCTAACACGGCTGGTCAACAAAGCATACACACAAAGCTGGAAGAGATAAGGAGAGCTCTCGCTCTTAATGAGAATATGCGGCAGATGAGTCAACTGAATAAAGATCTATTTACTAATATGCGAGAGTTTATCGCTAATATGGAGGGCGCGATCGGAAAAGAAAGCCTACAGAATTTAGGGCAGTTTGTTCCAGGAGGTAAGATAAAGAGTCCAGAAGATTTGTCTAATGCCATGCGCCAGTACAACATTCTGAAAGGAAAAAGAGGAGCAAAGCAACGGGGACAAATAGGAACATATATTCCAAGCAACCAATTCACATATGGCGCTGGTCTCGGGGCAATTGGGGAAACAACTGCGGGCGCACACTCAGAAGAGGCGTTCTTGGCCGCTATGACGTCGATGGCGAAGGGGCCAGTCACGATGGACTCACTTTGGAACCTTGGTGGAAAAAAACAAGTCCATGGGAGGGAAAGAACACTGGAGACTTTAGCGGGTGCCGCTTTCCAAACTAATAGGGTGAAAAGGGGCACACCAGGCGCAAAAGACCCTAGAGCAATGTTGAAATTTTTAGCTACAATGGATACCGCCGCAGTTGCCGAAGAGCAGGGTGTGCCCGAGGAAGGCTTGAAAGCTTTAAAAGCTGACGCTCTGCAAAGATGGAATAGAGTAAATGCTAGGTTACCTGGTCAAGTGAATCTAGGACAAAATGACCGTAGCTCAGCCTTCCAATCACTTCCCACGACTGGTAGGGCTTCGATGTTCATGGGTAATCTGAACATGGGGGCACCTGCATTCATGAATATCGGTCGCATGGCCCTTGGACAGGCAGGTTTGCCTAACATTCGGGATATGCAAAAAAATAAAGCGGGTCTAGAGTGGGATGAACGGTGGCTTCGGAGAGGTGAAGAAGGAGCTGGCCATCAGGGGCGTGGACTACAGGCAGGGTTTGACTTGGGGACTGCAGGAAGCATGATGCCTGCTGGTAATGGGCCTGGCGATTTCCCAACCAAAGCAAACCTACCAGATACACTAGAAGCAGAATATAAAACAATAGATGGACAATCATACGCTTACAATATTAAATATAAAGGTAAAAAACGCAGCGGAACCAGACTTTCTCCAGGGGGGCAGCCGCCTCAGAAACTAAATTATATTAAAGATACACCTATTGGATATCAAGACATGCCTCTTCTCAAAGAGTTGGGCGTAGGAGACGTAAGAGTTACCCCACACCAACTAAAAGCGCAAGCAGAAAGATATAGAAAGATGGCTCACATTTTCGGGGATGTTCGAGCGTTTGGTGGGCCTGCCGCGCAGAGGGGTTGGGTTCCAAGGGAAAAATGGGGGGAAGGTAAGGACGGTGTCCGCGACATGAGTAGAGCGACGGCCGTGGAATACGGGTGGAAAGGTGCAGAGGTTGACGGGTCGCCAGTAGATGTGGTGGGTGCGAAAAAAGCCAGACTATATTATATGCAACTTATGGCTCAGGCGAGTCAGCTCGAAGCGGCGGCGGCAAAATTGAAAGATCCCAACGCCAACATCAATCTCTCCGCCCAGCCCAACCGTCAATTACCAGCCGCAGAGCAGAAGTTAGTAGATAATACAAAAGGTGCAGCAGAAGCATTACATAAAAACCAACGGGCCGTTGATGCACATACATATGCAGTAAAAAAAGATAAGGAAATCCAAGACGGGATTACTGAGGGCAAAAAACAGATGAAGCACCTTCAAGATGGCGCAGTACTAAATTCTAAAGGTCAATGGGTTCCAGCGGCTCAATTCTCAGGACAAGGAACTGGTCAAACGCCCATAAGAAGAAATGCTTACGCGTGGAACATGGGTCAAAGTGCCGCGCTTAGTCCGCAGGGCTATGCATCAAGTCTATGGTCTCAAGCAATGATGCAAGACCCAAATAAAAGAAGTATTACATATAAAGGCGGACATGGAGTAGCTGAAAAAATTAAGCTTTCAGATATGCAAGGCAAGAAAGCTGATGAGCTGACGAAGGTTTTGAATGTAGCTATTGAAAAGCACGGTGAAGTAGTAGATGGCCTGAAAGAAAAGATGCTCCACGCAAAGGAAGATCTTGAATGGTTAATACATCAAGGAATTGAAGAGGATGACCCTGATTATAAATTGGCTTTCAATAATTACCTGACAGCGCTTGATAATCTTAATAATTCAGAAAGTGCCGTGTTTAAAAACAAGGCTCAAGGAATATTAAAATTAATTAAACTATTAGCAGATCTTTCGCCAGAGGCAGCTAAGGCTCTAGCAAGCCAAACTCCAGCAGAGCAAGCTGCAGCAGCATGGAGAGGCGGGGGTGCAAAACGAACTGGAAAAAGTATATACGGACACAGCGTGGAAAAACTAAACAGAGCTAAAAGCGCCATAAGTACTCTACCTAAAAGTATAACCGACATGGCGGATGGCCCCGATAAGATAGCTGCCACCCGAGCTCATCAAGACGCAAAAAGAGGAGAATATCTTGATTTACTTAGAAGCGGGAAAGGTAATACATATAAAACAATATATGATAATATGGCAGCAAACTCAGATAATTTGGAAAGAATTGTCCAACATAATGAACTTAACTTCCTTGAAGAATCTGCCAGAGAATTAGCCGAATCCATACAAGATTTAGAAGTTCTAGAAAAAAGCGGAAGAGCAACTGGTGATGAAATTAGAGCGGTGGCAGATAGGATAACTAGCTTAAGAATAGAGCGTGGAAATTATGGCCTTGATGACTCTTTTAGGTCGATGGGGAGTCAGCTTAGATATAGTGAATCAGATTTCTATAGACAAGTAGATGACTCGCTAAAAGTAGCTGTAACTACATTCAGAGACGGTACGATTGATGCTTTTGACGCAGCCATAACTGGTGCGAAGGATTTAAAAGCGAGCTTTAAGGACATATTCCAAGATATGACCGACCATTTAAGAAAAACAATTCTAGCGACATTTGTCAATAGATTCATTTTTGAGCCAATTGGCGCTGGAATGCAGGGCATGGGTAGACCAGTTACAAATGCCTCGGGGGGATATATAAGGGGGTATGCAGGAGGCGGCGTAGTTAGGGGCGGAACTGGATATAAAGATGATGTGCCCGCATGGCTGAACCAAGGAGAGTACGTAATAAGAAGAGGGGTGGTACAGCAACCAGGTATGGAGTCGTTCCTTCAGTCAATAAATAGCGGTGGTGCAATGGGTGCTTCTAGGGGTGCTTATGTGTCTCAAGCAAACAAAACAGAATGGGTGGTAAGTGGCCAAAGTCAAGGAATATCTGCAGATGTTGCGTTAGCTGATGGTACGCCTGTTCGTTCTAAGCGGGGATGGGATGTTAGTGGTATAAGACACAACGTAGGCAACCTTACTGGATACGCATTGGACAGCGATAATCCGCAAAACCAACTTAGGCTAGATAGAGAAAGAGCATACTACCAACATCAAGATTCAGAATTAAGTAACCTAGAAACGTGGGCGAATGAATATCTTAGTTATATAAAGCAAAAGAAAGCTAATAGAAGAAGTGCTTTAGTAAACGCTGGAATTAGTATGGCTTCTGGATGGCTAATGGGAGAAAGACTTTTTGGCGGTAAATTTTACGGACGGGGAACCGCTGGAGGAAGAATGCTTAGAGGTTTCCGTAACGCTGGAAGAAGGATAGCTGGATGGGGAGGCAGGGGTCCAAAGGCAGGTGGAAGGCCCGTCAATGAGATGGAGGCGCTAAAGCATGGGCCCGATATGCATCCCTTTGAACCAAACGCTTCTGGTGGGCACTCCTCTCGTAATGTCCCAGCGCTTTTAACTGGCGGAGAATTTGTTGTCGATAGGGATGTTGTAAGTAATTTGGGGCGTGGCTTTTTTGATAAGATGAATGCTGGAGTTTTATCTCCAAGAAAATTTGCCGAGGGCGGTCTTGTAGAAGCGGGAGTTGGTTCCGCTGGTTCAGCCGTTAATCAACCGAAGGGCGGGGGCGGAGAAATGACCAATAATATTACAGTAAATGTAAATATGAACGGGGACAATGCGGCGTCTTCGGTTAGCGGTGGTGGTATGAATGATAAACAGGCTAAGGGATTGGGAGATATGATCCAGCAGCAAGTTGTTCAAACAATTATTAAAGAAAAACGAGCGGGAGGAATTCTTAATAGATAAGCTTAGTCTTCTGTTGGCTCTTCGCCCTTGAGCTTATTAACTTCGTTAATTATTCCGTCTATCTGCTGCCCTAAGGTTATAAATGAAGCCTTAGACTTTTGGCCCGTCTCAATGAACACGTCTCCTATTTGATCGTACTTCGATTTTAAGTCTTCGATATCTTCTTTGTTTGCGTTAGAGATATTAAGTGCTGACGTTTCTAGTTCATTATATTTTGTGAGGAGGTCTTCAAATCTTGAGTTTGCTTCAGAAATTTTATTGTATAGATTTTCTATTTTTGCATCAATTATAGACATTGATTCATTATACAAAGTGCGGCTGTTGTGAACGTCTCCCATTATAAGAGGGAGGTTTGCGCTCTTTGTAAAATCTTTCACTATCGAGTACGGGACATTTATTTTTGACTGTCCTTGATAATCAACGTTTAAGTAAATAAACCATTTTTCCGCTTTAATTTTGCCCTTCAAAATTTTGGGCGGAAGAGGGTGGCTGAGATACAATATAGAATACGGACCAGATGGAGATTGGTTTACTTCAATATTTGCGATTGTCCTTTCTTCATTGAAGATTTCTTGGAGGGGTATAAAATCACAAGTGACTACTAGGCCGCTGCCAGTTCCGCCGCTAAATTCTATATCATTATTTAGATATGAATTGTATACTCCTTTTTTTATTACTTTTAGTGAAGCTACTCCGCCCGCCGTCGGATTATCAGGCGAGGGGGCTATCACTTCTGTTACTTCGAATTCGGCGTGCTGTTCTGTATCGTCAAAGCTATTATATCTCGGTGTCGCATTTGAGGGAATGAGAATATCTCCAACGGAATAATTTGAACCTAGGTTTTTTATCTCTATATCTTCTCCAATTTCATACTGCTTGTGTGTGAAGACTATAACGTCACTTGGGCACAGTTGGTATGTGACACTTTCATTTATTCTTAGTTTGTCAAGGTCAAAAACTTCAACATCTTTTGAGATGGTTGCTCTTTTTTTGTTTGAGACTTTAAACATTACTCCTTCGTCTCCAAATGAAATGCTGCTGTTTCCCTCTTTTAGGGTATCCCAAGTACCTTGGGTGCAGGTTATTACTTTATTAGTTCCGCTTTCTATGGAAACTGTGTGTCCGAAATGTTTTGTCTGTGATATAAATGGCATATTCTTTCCTCTTTTACACTTGTTTAGTTATTTTGAAATATATCATTTTCTGGGTCTGAGGCAATCGCAAAAGCCTGCTTATCTCCCGAGTCTGGGTCTGAAAATTTAATTTCTGGGATAATTGAGTATCCGCTTCCGTATTGTGTTATTATTACACTGTTTACTTTTCCTTCATTTATTGTTGCAATAGCTTTTAATTGAAAACCTCCGTCCCCAGCCCCTTTGGGCGGGTCTATTGTTATTTTAGGAGCTTTTGAGTACCCCTCTCCTCCGTCCATTAGGAAAATTCTAAAAATATTATTATATTCGTTAAATCCTTGTATTTCTTTTTCGGTTAGGTTGGGTAGGGTTTCTTCTAGTAGTACTGGCAGATCTCTTAGATAATTTTTCATTGTAACTATGTGCTCTTTTCCGTCTAGATTATCTTGTTCAAGAGTTCTCATGAATTCTAAGTCCAACTTATTAAACATTAGCCCTCTCCTCTTTCTGATCTCTTCTATCTTTTTATCTATCAGTATCTCCTTTTTATTCATTATCCCAGTTGCTTCGTTAAAGTAGTGCTGGTATTCATATGCGGTATACTGTGTGCTTGGTATGGAAATTATTTGTTTGACCTCTGTGTGCGGTATACCCTCGTGAATGAGAAAGCTAATGGCTGTGCTTTGTGCTTTTGTATAATCAGCTATATCTAGGCATATTTTCTTACCATTCTTTAGAAGAATAATTATTATATTATTTAGTTTTTTCATTTTATGTGGGGTCGTGCCCGTCGTTCTTCATGTAGTCTATGACTCCATCGTTTTCAACTTTTGTTACGAATGATTCTCCCCAATATACGGTTTCATTCAGGGTAAATCCATCGGGATATGGGTCGGACACTCCTCCGTAGCCACCCAAGCCTTTAAGTGTGTTTTGGTTGGCGGTGTCAATAGATGGCAGGTCAACGGATTTCATTTCTTCAGTATAGTCATTCGTCGTGAGCACCCCAAAAAATGCCTCGGTTAAGTAGCTATCGTCGACAAGTCTCCCCATGTGCACATCAAAGTATTTTTGAGTCTTAATAAGACCTCCATACCCCTGTCCAAATCCAGCTGGATGATGGTTCCATAAGCCTGGTATGTTTTCAAAAACGTCTCCTGGCCTAAGCCAAGCTTGGATATATCCTGGGATGACATCTGTCCCCGCTTTTTTGAATATTAAGCTCTCTTTAATTTGCGCTGCGGAAGTACCCTTCCAGTCTTCATATGGGCCATTCCAGCTATTCATTCCAACAATGGAATAGGAGGCTAATCCGCTTGCGTCTGAAGCGAATGGTAAATGGTGTGGATCAAAATAAACTCTAAACCTTCTAAAGCCCAAGTTCGGTCTAGTTTTACCAGCGATCGCTTGATTTCTTTCGTTGTATGATTGTATTCTATCTTCGTATGGATAATATTTGTCAAATTTGCCAGCGGCAGCATTATATGGTTCGAATAAACTGCTATAAAACGCCCCTATGTGATCACCAGGGGAGGCATGGTCCCAAACGCGCTTTACGGTGCTACTAGAAACTGGGTACAGAACGCCCGCCTTAACTCCTGTTACGGTATAGGTTGAGCTCCCTTCCGCAGAGAGATTTGCGTCATCTACAGAGTAAACTCTACTATAAGCATGTGCTGCCCCCTTGTCTCCCATTCTGAATTTGCATACTGAATGAGAGTCTACGTCATTGATCTTAATTGTTCCGTCGCTTAGCGTAACTTGTTTGAAGTCACATCTATACTCGAAAAATCCATTATAGTTATACAGTGTCCATACGTCTTTTGCTGTGAGCACTCTTATTTTTTCTATCCCGTTGCCTTCCCATTGACCATTTATATTTAGTCTTACCCACCATTTGAATGGGTTCTCTGAGTTTGCGCTGTAAAATCTACTTGGATAAATGGGTACTGAAAGAATACCAGATCCAGTTGCGTCAACGTAGGTATCATTAACTTCATGATATCCTAAATATAAGCCAGTATTGACACAGTTGCTACAACCTCCTTCTCCAGTACCTACAGATAATTGATAGTTCTGAGCTAGAACCTTTTTGGAGCAGCTTGCATTAGCATCATACTTTTCAATTGGGTGATCAATTACACTGTATCCCCCTCCGTATGTACAATTTGTTACGTTAAGATCTCCGTCGCTCGTGGGGATAACCGTGTTCCTCGCAAATCCAAGAGGCAAAATCGGGTAAACGTTTGTATTAAATCCTCCTGGGTCTAGCTTACTATATGCTTTGTCAAATGAATCGTAAAATTTAACGGCCATATAGTACTTGTTTCCGTAGTTATAAGCAAAATCGTCAGCTATTCCCGAGGCCGCTGGTGAGGTGTTCGGGAAAACTCTAAGCGGGCGTGGAATTATATCATTGTCTGGAGACTCAAATGGAATTTTGATTATTTCCCAGTTCGTCAACGCGGTTTGCTCGTCGGTATTAAGTTTAGAGCCAACACCGTTTGGGGGCTGTAACTTAAGATCTGGTCTATTAAGGGGAGCAAGGGGTTCGCCGTCTGTGCCAAAGTCTTTATAGTTGAATGGGTTTTTGGATACATAAATATACCCCCCAGCTAAATCATTTATAGATGTGGATCGTATGTCTAAAACGACTGCGCCATCGGAATCAATATACTGCGTTGTCGTCATCGCTTCTGTTGACCAAGTATTTCCTGGGATTGCCCCAACCTCTTTTCTCGGCGTAAGATTATAATCCTTTGGCCTTGGGTTTAAGATTTCTACCACATCCCAGCCCTCACTACTTGCGTTATAACTGTTTGAGGAGGAAGTGTAGGGGAGGGCTAGCGTTATTGCTTCTACCACTACATCTATGTGTCTGTGTGGGCCGTTAGTTAGATTGCTATTTATAGCAAACGTGAAAGCATAATTATCTTCTGTGGTGGTGAAAGAGCCAAGTGCTGTAGCAGAGGCGTAATTTGATGTGCCTGGGGGAAATACGGATATTCTATATTTTACATCGGGGGGTAGTACGTCGTTACCTAAGAATGATTTATTCCAAATTAATTGAAAATCTTTAGCATCAACCTTACTGAACAAAGCCTTAGTCGCAGAAGAGCCCACGTTAGACTCTTGAGTAGAATCGTCTGGGTTGCCAGTGGTTGTTCTCAAGCCATAGATTTTTACGTCTTTTACTGGGTAGTGTTGCGTTACACACCTCTCCTCTTTACCGTAGTTTGCGGACACTATCCCAACGGAATTTACCGCATATACTCTTATTACATAAACCCTTTTGTTTGTGTCTGGTATGTAGTTAAATGTAATTGTTAAGTCTCCGTTTCCATCTACCGCAAAACCATTTGATGTAACCGATGGAAAAAGAACTCCAGCTTCAAATTCTTCTTTCGGGACTCCGCTGACTAAATCTTCTTCAGCAAAATCATAAGCGTCTAAATTCGCTGAGTCATCGCAGGCACTGGTGTTGGTGATGCCTTTTATAAAAATTTTATACCCAACTGTAGTTCCAACGTCTGATGCTGTGGCAGATCCTGGTGGGTTAACTTTGATTGTTATTTGCTGTGTTCCAATTGTTCCTGCCACACTGCCTATAGAGGCAGATATTGATTGTGGCCCTGGCGGAGCAGCAACGGAGCTATGAATTGATGGTGGGGCGGCAACCCTAAGACCCTTTTCAATGAAATCATATTTTCCAGAGTTATACAAAAGAGCCTCCATGGAGTAGGTGTAGGAATCTGATTCTGTTATGGAGGTTATTTGATATAAGTTGGATGAATGTTCTGTGGTTGTATTTTTTATAACACTCCAAGTAGTTTCGGGTGGTATATTTGCGTAAGTGTTTGTAAAGAAATTTCCAGAGATTCTTGTTCCATAAAGTGCGCCACTTATCCCAGTTCCAATAATATCCCTAGTTGTGTTATTTGAGTTGAAAGATATTCCACTGGTATGATTTGAGTACAGCGCAGTTGCATCTTTAGAGCCCGTAACATTAGTTATGGAATTATCATAGAAATAGGTTGGTGTATTAATTGTTAGATAATAATTTGTGTTACTAGTTAGCGGTAGGTCTTTATCTAGGGTTATCCAACCATTCGCTATTGTATTTTTATTTTTGATTCTCCCTTCAAAATAACCACTTACCGAAGCTCTGTGTTTATCAGTAACTCTTATGACATCTCCTGGCCTTAAAAGAAGGGACTCTGGGCCAGAAGTAAATTGTACCATCTCTGTTTGGGTATTTTCCGTGGATAATATCCACCTGCCCACCCTTACGGCCTCAGACTTGCTTGTACAACCAAAAGCACTTACCTCCCTTTCGGTTATGCCATACTTTCTGATAGCATCAACGTCCTCTACGTATTCTAAAGATGGTTTGTAGAAGTTTGTTTTGTCGTTATATCTTACAACTGCTACAGTAGGTAGGGACTGAAGGGCGTTGGTAACGTATTTAAAATTTCCGTCTTTTACGTTTGAGTTCGTAAAAAGATAAATTGGGTTCTTTGGTTTGTCTGTCGTAATATTTAGGTTATTAAATCCGTAATAAATTATTGACCTAAAAATACTCGCGAAATCTTTTAGAACTTTAAATGCGTCTTCTCTTGTATTGATTAGCACATTACATGTAAATCTTGGCTCAAGCCCGCCTTTCCCGTCTCGTACCATAGTATCGCAGTATTTGGATAATTCCCAAAGCGTCCATTTATCTATAGTTACGTGTCTGGCGAATTTGCCTAGGCCATATCTCTTGTTCGTAATAAGATCATAAAAAATCCAAGCTGGATTATCTGTCCATTTTTTTTCTGATTGGAAGGTTCCATCCCATACTTCTGCGTGCTGTTTCGTTCTTGTATCATACCCGACGGGAACTTGTACTTTTTGTAGTTCCATGTCGTATGCTCTGGTGGGTATGGATGAGAAATATTCCGCATTAAAATTGAGCGCAACCAATGAAGAGTTCGGGTATGAAAAAGACGATTTTGATAGTTCGACTATACTATCGATAAATGTTTGGTTTGTGGCGTAGCTGTGTCTGGAGTCTTCGGTTGCTCGGACTACCCCGATATCCCAACCAATCAAACCACTGGGGGTTTGTCCCCCAGTTAAAAATACGGGTATATTCTTTTTCCAGATGGTCGGGCTGGTTATTAACCCCTTTATACTGTTGCTTCCCGCGTCTCTCCACGCTTGTTCTACTGAGTTTTCATAAACTGGTCTAGATAAAAATTGTACATTTACTGTCGTTGCTAGAGGAATTTGGAGAATTTCCGACCTGACTACTTCTCCGTGCTGATCTGTGGCAAAGCCTTTTTGTATTTCTTCGCCGTCCTCTGTTACTGTTCGGGTGACCGTTTTTGTGTTTACTCTATAGTATGATAGGTTGGGTATTTTTACGTTTACATTAACGCTGTCGAGGTCTTTATTTAAAACCCTATAAACTTTGGGTAGATAATAGGATTCTGATGAACCCCTGTCTGGGCCCCTTAGCCTTTCATTTATGCCTCTGACTTTTTGAGCTTTTCTTTCTGTCGTGTCGTCAACGCCTATACTAAGAAATCCAGAATCGAGCTTTAGGTTACCAGATTCTGGCAAGAGGCCAATAGGGTTTCCTTCAAAGTATCCGCCCTCAAATTCTTGAAAATTAAATTGTCCGTTGGAGTTAACAACTGGAACTTCATTTAGATAAACAGACCTTAAAAAAGGCTCAGTATCGGATGATGTTATATATGGTTCGAATTTATATCCAGAATATCCTACTGCGCCCTCCACCATTCCGCTTGGGGAATATTCGCCACTTACGATACCCTGAACTTCTCCCTCGGTAATGAGGTCTAAAATTTTAATATGATTTCTAGCGGTCCAATATTTCCCATCTATTAGCAGACCATAATCTTCAGGCGCGTCTTCCGTGGTTAAATCGATGTCTGCGTCATAGGTTTGAAAATAGGTAATATCTTTACTGGGGAGTGAGCCAAAAAACAAAGACTGTTTAGCCTCTGACTCTGGCACTCCTTCATTAGAGCTAGATATTATTGATGGTGGCATTTATTTTTAAGCGTCTACATTTACTGTTTTAACTATATCTCTTGTTCCTACTGTTTCCACGTCGGTATATGTTATATCATACGTACTTAGAACAACCATGCTCCCGCATAACATTCTTCCATATCCAATCGGGACAGGACTTCCCTCGTTTATAACGTTTACTGGACCTTGGAATAGATATGAATTTGCTAGCTGGTCTGGCTCGAGGGAAATTTGTTCGGATGGGGGTCTACCTGGAGGATCCGATAATAGATTGGAAATTCCTGCCGTGATTAAACTCAACATCGCCATGGCCGACATCGTACTTGTAGCAAACCCAAGGCCTATAATTCCAAGGCCTATTCCAAGCCAATCTATCCAGCCATCGTCTGCCCCTTCAAGCACTGGCACTATCTCTATCGAAGATAGGTCTTCTCTTTTCAGATTCAATTCACTCGTTTCTAGGTTTCCCTCGAAGGGGATCTCCTTTTCGTTAACGAATACCTTATATCTTCCGTGAAGACTTTTGGGACTAAGGAAATATTCTCTCAGCCTGTTTTCTGACAATGTGTTAATGGCATGCATGGCCTCTGGAAAGCTAGATACAGACACTTCCCATTTATTTTTGCCTACTGCTTCGGCTAGGTTTCCGTGAAAATTAATTTTTACTAAAGATTCATTCATGATTTATGTATATAAAATTTGTCTTCTTTTAGGAAATACATCACTAGGGGTAACCCGTGAGCTTTACTAACTGCTTTGTCTAGGTCTGAAAAATCACTATTTTCGTTTGGGTGTGAGTGATAATATCCTATTATCTTTCCTTTTCTTGACGCATCTAGGTAAGACTTAGCGTCTATTTCGAAATTATTTCTTTTGTTAATTGAAACATTTTTACACCTGTGTGAGTCACATAATTCTTTTTCATTTACTAAAATAATCCCACAACACTCATCGGGATATTCGTCCGCGGAATGTTGTTTTATATTTTTTTTTATTTTTTTAGTCAATGTCATTGTGCGTTTTTCTCATTTAGCGATGGGAAACCGCCGAATCTGAGATATCCATCTGCAAATTTAGCTTTACTTGTCGGCCAAGAAGCTCCACCAGAGGTTCCCCATCTAAGTTTACACCCCTCAACGCTTTTTGAGCACCTATCCATTTCCCAATATTTGGAGTCTGGGGGCATTGCTCCTGCTGGTGTGTGGTATGCGTTTGTCCCACCAACACTTGCGTCCTCCCCGCCCTTTGATACAAAATAGTATTTTATGCCATCTTTTTTTAGATAAACCACTGCTCCCCTAGCATATGTGGATGTTTTATTGTATTCCGTCGGGGTGTTTGAGGTGGAGTACCCGCTTAGGTTTGTACTCCCTCTAGTTATGTCTCCTACTTTTTCGGTCATAGGTACGTCGTCGTCTGTAGCTATAGCTGGAGCTTTATCTGGCATTCTCGGTTGAGCGTCATCACTAAAAGTTTCTTTTTGTTCAGCTATTTCTGGACTCGTGGTTGCTTTGTATTCATAACAGCAGCCTTCTCCTCTATATACGAAAGGACATCTGGACGCTAGGCAAAGTCTGCCTGGGAGTAGGTAGTTTTCTATATCCAAAACTGAAGAAAGCTCAAATTGAATTGTGGTTCTATCTTCCATGGTTTTTCTTTGGACATAGTAGACCTCTCTTGTTAGTTCTGGTGGTCTCTTGGTATCGGAATTCCATAGGTGTGCGCTGTCTATATTTGGAAAACTATTGGTCTTATGTAGATACTTAAAAAGAGTTTTGATTCTGGTGACCTTTGCATCTATTAGATTGTTGAGATTCAATATGGCCGTTTTGAGGTTATGAAAAGCTCCCACGCTTGGATGTTCGATTGATGCTTCGTTTATGGCGTTTACCGAAGAAAGGGTTAAAAGAGGTCGGGGTATATCCCCCTGCGCGCTTATCTCAAACCCCTCAGTCATAATAGGCAGGGAGTAGTATACGTTCGGGGCGGGAGTGTTTGCTCCGAAAACTATAGAAACCCCCCTGAACACCTGCATGTTATGAAACCTTAAAATGCTTGGGGTCATGGAAAAGTTGATATCTAAACTAAAGTTTTGAAGGATATCGGTACAGTCTATTTCGTATAGTTCGACTATCGAGTTCGGTTCAAGTAAGGAGATCTCTTTGCTAATTTTTGAAAAGTTATCTTTAGCATTAGCGATCGTTTGCGGGTCATTTGTATAATCTGCCATGTCTACATTATTATGGTATTTCTAAAAAGGTAACAGATATAGTGTAATTGTCATCAAAAGTTTGATTTGTAGCCCAATCTTTGCAAACAAATTTTTTCATTACTCCGAAGGGGGGAGGAGTCATAAACCAAAAACCCCTGTATCCCTCCTTATCTGTAAGGAAGTGAACTATCGCTGCGGTTTCTGTCGCCGACCTAGCTTCAAACTTAGACTCTACAGATATAAGGTTATTATTAATCCCCTCTTTTAATCTTTGTTCGTAGCCGCCCCCAAATTTGATAGAAACTACGGAGGGTTGTTGTCTGGCGTTGACGGAGTATGAGGGCGTCCATATAAAATTCGCCTCTTCGCCATTATTGGTTGTGGTGGTTCCGCCCCAATACGTAGACCCAACACTGGGCTCCTTTTTATCCTCGTGATATTGAATACAGTAATAGAATTTAGCGTTGTGGACTACAATATCATTTACTGAATAGGTTGTATTCCCGCTGTCGTCCCAGCCGTTTATGTTATAAATAGAAGCCATATACCTTTTACCTGTATCTATTTACACTAAAATAGTGTAAATTATTATAGATTTTTTGGGGTATAAGGTAAAATGATAAGTTATTCATATAAGGATGTAAAGATACAGATAAATGGGCAGGAGCTCTATTGCTCAGATATGGATATAGGCTATGGAACCGAAATAACGAGCCCATATAATATCAAAACAATTTATTCTCATGAATATAATCCCTCCGCCGCGCCCGTTGGAAGTGTTTCTTTTAATTATTACTTAACAGGCGTAGATCCTCTCGTAAATAATGTAAATAATCATACATTACCCATCAAGTTTTTTCTGGGGGGATACACTTTTAACTCTGGATATTTAACGAGTTATAAGTTGGATATATCGCCCAATTCGTATTTAAGAATAGGTGCCAGCCTTGCTTTTTTTGAAAAGATAGAAAACAATTTTGAACCAAGCTCTTCTTCTCTGGAACAAACGGACTTTTTAAGAGCGGGGGATATTAGGCTATCAAATAACGCATATATTTCTGAGGACGAAGTCATCAGCTTGGGATATAATTATAATGCTAGAGTAGATCCAGTCTATGTAGTAGATTATACGCCGAATCACAAAAACAAAATAGTTCATAGAGTAAGCTTTGGCCCCAAAAAGATAGACAGCTTTGCCTCAATAACAAAGCACGATTTAGAACTTCCCGTTACTGGGGCAGCAGAGCAGTTTAAAATTAAATTAAATGATAAAAACCAAACAGAAAAACAATCTTACGTTATCAACGGAAGACTAATCTCAAAAAAGGCTAGGGTTAACGCTGGGTCGAGAATACATAATGAAGTTAATATAGCTCAAGCAAACTTGGGGACTGTAGACGCGGAGAAAATGACCATTACAAATATTTGGCCCGTTAGCGGAAATAGATATTATCCCCCCGCAACTGGCGCTGTTCCCTCTACGGTGGGAATAACTGGAACTAATTTTGTAGAAGTTGACTCTGTCTACTTGGGCGATTTTAAAATGAAGATATCTGGTGATTATAGCCCCACCGCTTTAACTGGAATAATCCCTAAGTCTGCCCCAGAAAACTATTGGGCACCCATAAGGATATATGGGCGCGGCAATGAGGCCATATCAAATACTGGATTTTTGGTTGTTAGCGGGGCTTCTTTGTAGGATCATAAGCCTTTAGCCTTTCGATTATTTCAAAAGACTTAAGTTTCGGTATTTTGTCCAATGAGGTTAAATCTTTGGCTTTTGGAAAACCTTCTGCAATCAGTTTCGCTTTAATTTGTTCAAAGGATATACCCTTTTCCGACATCAGGTCTGAAAGCATAGATTTGGGATCGATCGCTTTATTTTTGGGCGCCTCCTTGAGGAGCTTACTCTCCCCAAGCTCTTCTTGGGAGACGATGTTAATTTTAAGAAAGTTACGGACACAGCGCACGAAGGCCCTGTTTTCAGCAATGGGACCCAGAAAAAACTTGGCGAAACTTTTTGTGTTGTGAGGTGAAGCATCCCCCACTGAAGAAAACGTAACCTCTCTCCCTTCCGTTTCGTAATTCGGAATCCAAGTAATAGAGCAGGTTACAACAACATAATCTGGAGACGGAGAAGATACATCGTATCGTACGTCTGTGTATCCCCTAATTTGGGCTAGTTCTTTGATACCAGCCAAAAGGATAATTAGCTCAGAGTCTTTTAGCAGGGAAACATCTGTTTCTGATGTTCTGTCCTTGTTCGGAACAAGGAATTCCTGTTTAATCATTTTTCGCCAATCGATAGATCCGTCTTCAGAGTACGTATATTCTATGTCAAGCAATCCGTCCTTATCTCTTTTAGCTCTTTTCATATCTCTATGGTATTATAATACCAAAAACTGATCAAGCTTTTTCTAGTAAGGTCATGTGCGATAGGTTTTCCCAAAACTTGGGGTGATCTACTATCGTTACGGGGGTATTCGAATCCAAATTAGGTAGTGGTACATTGTTTAAGGATCTGAGCGGAAATCCGTATATACTTCCCTGTATTATATAAAGAGTGGTGGATTTGAAAAAGATATTACTTAGATTTTTATGTTTTATGAGCTTCTCAACCTCCGCCCTGCTTGACTTGGGGTACTTCTGGATCGCCCCGAAGTCTAGGTAATCTAATTTAATTTCATTAAAATCTTTATCATCTAGCATTGTCATGAGTTGGAACTTGCATCCCGCCTCAATCAGCTTTGTAAAATATTCGGGGTTTGTCTCTTTTGAAACTAGATAAACAAATTCTTTTATATTTTTTTTGTTTTCTGATAGGAGACTTATTTCAATTTCTTTATCTGTGATGATGGAGCATTGAGATATTTGAAGTTGATTCTTGAGAACCTCTTCGTTAAATTCTAAGTCCATTCTAATTATGAGTGAGTCGACCCCTAGTTCTCCCACGTTTGTTACAAACTCATATGGCACTAGATGTACCCTTCTGTCTTGATAGAGGTTGCCAGTATATATGGTTTTGAACGGATAGGGGTTAAAGATATCTAAAAGCTTAAAGATGTTTTCTGATATGTCCTCAGGGCTGATTTGATTGATAGTATTATCGTCGCTTAAATAGTTATAAGATGGCTTCTTCTTAGCCTTCCTTTTTGCGTTTATGCAGCACACATCCCTTCTATCGCTCCAGTATGGGCCACAATTTTTATCAGGCATAATGGAGTACAGGGAGACTATTTTTTTATTTTCCCCAGACGCAAAGTGGGTACAGCAACTGTCTGCCCCAACATGCATTTCAGCGTTCCCAACAAGGTATGATAGTTGGTTGAACGACGTTCTCCCTCTTAGGTCTACGCACCCGTTAATTATAGGTTCGTTCGGCAGTCCAAGTTGGACTATCCTTATTCCATTCTCTTGTAGCGGTCTAAAAATTATGTCTATAACGTCCTGCCAGTATTTATAATTTTTTGCTGGACCCTTGCTAAATGGTTGAAGTGTTATGTATTTTTCGTCAAAGGGAAGGGGGAAAAACTTTTTGTATATCCAAGGCTTCCCTATCTTAAGACCTGTGCTTAAAGAATATGATTCAAGTAGATGCATTTACCACTCTAAAAGTTTAATTGTTAATTTATAAATAACCAACGATAAAATATAGCAAATTGGCAATAAAATCAAATTATGCATAAAAAAACAGATGCCAAGTGTTAACCAAAACCCCAAGCACATTTGGCATGTAATAAGCCTAGTAAAGAAGCTATCGTGGTTCATTTGTAAATAAGTTATCCAGTCAAGCATGGGGTCTTTTTTTTGTTTCTCTTTAAAGTCATCTATATAGAAAAACTTTGTACCCCCAAAAAGAATAGCATATTCTATAAACGCCTCACTATGGAACCATACTAACAATACTGTAGCTGCGACTGTCGATATTAAAATTACATCCATAATTTCACTAGGCTTATTTCGAATTCACGAGACAGGTTAACCGAACTCATGTCTTTATCATAATCATTTTTATATACTATTTTTTTTATCCCATAAGAGGCAATCATTTTAAGACAGTCGTTACACGGGATATGTGTGCAAGCAAGCAGCCTGCACTCGTTTGGGCTAATATACCTAAGCGCATTTACCTCTGCGTGTACAACCCTGCTCCTTCTTTCGTCCCTGTCCGACCAGTGTATATCTATGTTTGGTGGTGCGCCATTGTATCCCAAAGAAGCTACAGAGTTATCATGTCGAAGAAGACAAGCCCCGACTTTTACGTACGGGTCTTCGCTTCTTTCCGAGGCGACAAGTGCTAGCTTAAGGGCGTATTCGTCCCAGTCGATTCTTCTTGCTGGTATTGTTGCGTCCACGCTTCTAGTCTGGGTTCACTGACTGCCCGCTCCTGCTCGTTAGGGGCTAGATTATATACCGTTTCTGGTCGTCCAGTTTTGGCGGTCTGTTGGGTAGACACTTTGCTAACCTCACCCGTCCTAACGGCTTCCCTTACCCTTCTGCGTAAAAGCGAATCACAAGCAGAGTTTTCAGAAACTAACTGTCTGAAAGTGAATTTTCCATTTGGCCACCTAACTGTGGATTTGGGTCGGCCCCTCTTAGGCTTTTCTTTTGTATCCATATTGAGAGTTTATCACTACCCCCAGTATAAGTCAAAAACTTTTTTCTTGATTTTAGAAGGGATAAGAAGCATAATTCAATTAATGACTGTATTCGATGCAGAGATTGAATTATATAAATGGTTTAGCGAGCATCATAGCTTCGAAATTAACAGGGATTTCCCTAAAATAGTTCTAGTTTCGGATACCCCAGAGGACGATAGGGCTGCATTTTTGTCTGCACTCAAAGACTATGAGTCTAGTTCTTTAGTTTCCGTTTCTGTTTGGGATGATAAAAAATATTGGATTTTAAAGAGACCCTTCGAAAGCATACCTCAAAATGTTTCTGTAGGCTCTGGGGTTGCGATGGGTATGTCTAACATTATTAATAACTTTTGTGAAATGACTGGGGATGATGCGGACAGGTGTGATCCCAAAGATATAACAGAAAAGGACATTACAAATTTACTAGCAATTTGTAACTTAGCCTTGTCGGAACACGAAAAAGAAAATAAAGATTTTTTATAAAAAAAGGTACGAATCCTTTTTAAGCTCGCAGGGAGGAATCTGTGGAGTTTTCCGTTAGTGAGACTAGGGAGCACCCCGAAAGGCTATACGCCAGTCAGGACTTTGGTAGGAGTCCACAGCTAAGGGAATGAACTATCATGAGGAGTCATGCCCTCATATAAAAAACTGATAGGTAATACCTGTCGGAGTTGACCCGCCGTGTAGCCAAGAGCTAGGGTTAGTCGTTGTAATGGGTTTTTAAGCATAGTTTCCCAACCTATAAAAAGGTAGACGGCTTTGGATTATTCCAAATGCATGTGTGCGCTGAATGCCCCATCAGATTAATAACAGGGTCCAAGAAAAGCATGTCGCATGCCACCAGCCCCGTTTTTACGGGGTTATTGTACCCCTTTCCAGAAAAGCATAGTATCATGCCGAAAACGAATTCGGTTAAAAACTTGCATATCCTCTGGATTAGGAGTAATATTCAATGATGTCTAAACATATGGTTATAGGACTTAGTGGATATGCTGGCGTGGGTAAAGACTTATTCTGCCAGAAACTCTCAGAAAAAATAGATATCAAAAGACACGCGTTAGCAGACGCACTTAAATCTGACCTTAGAAAAAAAATTCTAAGAGACCACGGGATAGACATAACGAACTGTACAAGGAAAGAGAAGGATGTCGTCAGGCCCTTCTTGGTTAATTACGGAAAAGCTAGGCGAGCGGAATCTTTAGGGCGACATTATATTGAAAGGCTGAATGGAGAAATTCTTCCCCTGAAGCAGAATGTTTGTATTACAGACATAAGGTATAATTTTTTTGAAAAAGATGAAGTTCACTGGTTAAAACACGAACTAAACGGGTGCTTGGTTTACATATCTCAGTATGTAGTTGATCACAATGAGGGTGCCAGAATATATAAAAAGGCCCCAAATGAAGAAGAGAAAGAGCATACTGAATATGTTGAAAAAGCTGCAGATTACACTGTAGACTGGGAGTACGTTAGCGACAAGAGCGCTTTAGATATCCACGTAGATAAATTTATACGATGGTTATCCAAATGGAAACAGACTACAGCTTAATAAAAAAAATAAAAAAACAGAATTGCAGCGATAGTTTTTCAGAACTTCTTCGTCGGCACTGTAAGTTATATTATTCTATTTGTAATAAGTACGTAACCGCCTCTAAGCACGAAGATATACACTCGGACATACATTACGTTTTTTTTAAATCGTTAAACAGCTTTAACAAAGATAAAAAAACTAAATTTTCTACTTGGCTGGGCAACTGTACTAGGTATTACTGCTTGAACTACACGAAAGCAGAAAGCAAATATGTTGATTCGAACGACGAGGAAACAACCCATCTTCTTTTTACTGCAAAATCAATGGAGAATTACGACAACGAAAAGCTTAGGGTGGATATAGATCACATTTTTACAGTCCTAGAAGATCAACCCGATAAAAGAATACCCAAAATATTTAAAATGAGATATCTTCATTCATCGAAAAAGCGCCCGACGTGGAAAACAATAGGAGAAAGGTTTAACCTAACATCCCAAACCATAATTAACCTCCACAGCAAGGGCAGAGAAATAATTAAAAAAAGCTTAAATGACAAAAAATCTATTTGACTAAATGCTGGTGCTGGCATATAGTTACATTAACTAACGAACTATTAGTTAACTATTATATCATGAGCGAAGATAAAAAAGAAAATACATGGGAGCAACGAGAAATCGGAGCTATGTGGAAACGCGACGGAGTAAATCAAAAATACTTGGTCGGTCGACTAAAAACTGAGAAGATCCCGCAGGGCGCTGAAGAGCTTAATGTGGTGGTATTCTCCAACAAGAACAAATCGAAAGAGACTCACCCAGACTTCAGGGTATATATCTCGAAAAGTAAGGAGGAGCGCGAGCAGGAATCTACCCAGCAAGCGTCCGCCCAAGAACAGAAGGTGAGTGAAGAAGAGCTTGTTTAATGAAGCTATCTTTTAACTGCCCAATCAACTCCGTCTCCTTTGGACAAGTCTCTACGGCTATCCTGCGGGAGGCTTACAAAAAGGGTTACGATTCTCTAATCCTCCCGATAGGGGACGCGGTTGATTTGGGTTGCCAAAAGCACGACGAGGCTTTTACTAAATATCTGCGCTCAGGTGTAGACAAATTCCTTGAGGAGCACGATCTTAAAACACCAACCTTCAGGCTGTGGCATCTAAACGGTTCACTCCACTCATATTCAGATAATGAAGTTTTACTTTCATTTTATGAATTAGATTCTCCAACCAAAGCGGAACTTAATGTAGTCAAAAATGTAAGAACGGCATTTTCTTCAAAGCACACCGTAGAAGTATTTAAGGAGTATGGCGCTGAGTGCGAGCATATACCACTAGGATTTGACTCTCACAATTTTTATAAAAAAGATAAAGAGTACCATACGGACGATAGAATAACCTTCAATATTGGCGGCAAGCTCGAAAAGCGTAAGCACCACATGAAGATGATTAAGGCTTGGATCAAAAAGTATGGAAACGACAAGAGATACGCACTTCAGTGTGCCATATACAATCCATTTTTTAGCCCACAAGACAATAACACCGCAGTCGGGCAAATTTGTGAAAACAAAAAGTACTTTAATGTGAACTTTCTCCCCACCATGGAGAAGAATTCTCAGTACAACGACTTTCTTAACTCCGCAGACATTTTTCTGGGGGGTTCTGGGGGAGAGGGCTGGGGCCTACCAGAATTTCAATCCGCATGTTTAGGTAAACATTTAGTAATTCTAAATTGCAGAGGATACAAGGACTGGGTTGACGAAGAAATAGCTGTCCTAATAGAGCCCAATGGTAAGCTTGAAGCGTATGATAACATCTTCTTCAAGAAGGGAGACAAGTATAACCAAGGATACATAGAAGACTTTAAAGAGGACGACTTTATCTTCGCGTGTGAAGAGGCAGTCAGGCGGGTAGAAAAAAATAAAACCAACGAGGCGGGAGAAAAACTCAAGCAAAGGTTTACCTACGAGCAGACCCTTAATGCAATCACGAACATCTTAAGCAAATGATTTATCTTTTTGAGCATCCAGAGACAGGGGAGGTTAAAGAGGTTTTTCAAAAAATTACCGAAGACCATTTTTATATAGATGAAGACGGCGTAACTTGGAACAGGGTCTTCACCCCAACAAACTTTAATGTAGATGGAAAAATCAACGCTTTTTCCTCAAAAGACTTTGTAAAAGCCACCGCCAAGGAGGGCATGACCCTAGGGGATATGTGGAGTCTCTCTCGGGAGATGCACGAAAAAAGGAAAGATAGAGAAGGGAAAGATACAGTTAAAGAAAAGCACGACGCAGCATACGCAAAAAGACACAAGGGCAAAAAACCTCCACCCCTAGATAACGACTTTAATAAGGTTTAGTGCTTCGGAACGACAGCAAAGACGACACTCATATTGCTAGCTGTTGACATCTCAAAGTCACTCACTTCAAAAGGTATTGAAAAATTTATTACCCCATTGGCTGGCACGTGTAAGTTCGCCGCTCCAGCTTGGGTAAAACTAACATACTGAGCCGAATTATTAGCGTTTGTCACGGAAATTATAAGGTACTTCTCGTCGGCTCCAGCAGCAAATGAATCGGCCGAACCTTGGTAACAGTTTACTTTTCCCCCACCCCGAGGAAACCCAGTATCTCTAAATTCTAAAGGCATACTCTTATATACACCAACAAATGAAAAAAGATCAAGAAAATCATTGCAATGCATAAGGTATGACGCTACTATTATTTCAACAGATGAAACATAAAGTAATTCTTCTAGCAGGGACACTACTATTCGTAGTGTCAGGTTGTACAAGCACAGTAACCCTAGGCCCTCAGGCTAATGAGGAGGCCGTTGTGGGGGCTAGTGCTGGAACTGGAGGGGCGAGTCTAACACTCCCCCTCGTTAGGGGCGAAGTAAAAACTACTCCATCAAACGAAAAGTAAAATTAAAATTGATGTCCTAACACAATACACAAGGGGGCCTCCGTAGCCCCCTTTTTTAGATATTACGGTACACCGTTATCAACGATGTACTATAAAAAAAATAGTTTCTACTTTTTTTTTACAAAAATTAAATAGATGAATGTATATAGATAAGCATGAGCGTTTCACAAGAAAAAATCCTACAAGAAAATCCAAACAGGTTCGTAATCTTCCCCATTAAGCACGCAGACATATGGGAGTTCTATAAAAAACAAGAGGCAAGCTTTTGGACGGCTGAAGAGATAGACTTGAAGCAGGATGTCGAAGACTTCGAGAGGTTAAATGACGGCGAAAAACACTTTGTAAAAAATGTCCTCGCCTTCTTTGCAGCCTCTGACGGGATAGTAAACGAAAACCTAGCAGAGAATTTTGTCAACGAAGTTCAGTACCCAGAGGCCAAATTCTTTTACGGATTTCAAATAATGATGGAGAATATTCATAGCGAGACCTATTCTCTTCTAATTGATACTTACGTTAAAGACCCACAGGAGCAAGAAAAATATTTCAAAGCCATAGAAACCATCCCTTGTGTACAAAAAAAAGCAGAGTGGGCACTCAAGTGGATAGACTCAGATAGCTTTGCTGAAAGATTAATAGCCTTCGCTGCGGTTGAGGGCATTTTCTTTAGCGGAAGTTTTTGTTCTATTTTTTGGCTCAAGAAGAGAGGCCTCATGCCAGGTTTAAGCTTTTCCAATGAGCTTATCTCAAGAGACGAGGCTTTACACTGCGATTTTGCGTGTCACCTGCATAACAACCACATAAGCGATAAAGTCAGCCAAGAAAGAATTTCAGAAATCTTAACCTCTGCACTTGAAATTGAAAAGGAGTTTATAACAGACTCCCTACCCGTGGATCTAATTGGAATGAACTCTTCATTAATGAAAACATATCTAGAATACGTAACAGACAGACTGTTAGAGTCTCTTCACTGCGAAAAAATGTACAACGTAAGCAACCCCTTCGACTTTATGCAAAACATTGCCCTACAGAATAAAACTAACTTTTTTGAGAAAAGAGTGGCGGAATATGCTAAAAATGGAGTGGGGGAAGAAAGGTCCGAGCTTACCTTTGATTGTGCGTTCTGATGAAATTATTAAAATGCAAGGTAGAAAGAGACGAGTTTACGGACGCTATAACAGAAGCGTTTGATTTCTCATTTCAGAATGAAATAGTCACCGAAATTTATGAGCTGCCAAAGCTCCCAGATGACTACGCCATAGGTGTTATTGTTGGTCCAAGTGGAAGCGGAAAGTCCACCCTGCTCGGCGAGTTCTCGATTGGGGATAGTCCGCTTTGGGTTTCCGAAGACCCCGTCGCAAATCATTTCTTATCCCCTGAGGAGGCTATAGACAAGCTAACAGCGGTTGGATTAAATACTATACCCAGCTGGGTAAAGCCGTACAGCCTTCTCTCCACTGGAGAAAGATTCAGGGCTGACCTAGCCAGACAATTAAGATCTGGAGCAGCCATCGATGAATTTACAAGTGTTGTGGACAGAAACGTGGCAAAGGCAATGTGTACCTCCGTGAGAAAATATGTAGATAAAAAAGACTTAAAGAAAATAATTTTTGCTACATGTCATTATGATATTTTGGACTGGCTTGAGCCAGATTGGGTTTTTGATACATTGAACGGAGAGTTCTATAACGGGAGGTATCTTCATCGACGCCCAAAAGTTAAAATCGATATCCGTGAGGGAAGTTGGAAGCATTGGGAAATTTTTAAAAAGTTTCACTATCTAGATCATTCTCTAAATAAAGCTGCGAGGTGTTACCTTGCTTTTTGGAATGATAATTTGGTTGGATTTTGTGCTGTTTTATCTATGCCGAACGGATATATAAAGAACGCGTTTAGGGGACACAGGACGGTTATATTTCCAGACTACCAAGGACTTGGCCTAGGTACTAGGCTTTCCGACGCTATTGGTCAGATGTATATTGATAATGGAAAGAGATACTATTCCAGAACCGCCCACCCCAGAATGGGCATTTATAGAGAAAAGTCCCCGCTGTGGAAGGGTACAAGCAAAAATCGAAGGCTCAGGACAGACGTTAACCATAAAAACGTCTACAAGGGGCACTATGCGGACAATAAACGCATATGCTGGAGTCATGAATATATAGGAAAAGAAGGATAAATAAAAATGGAAGTTACGAAAAGAGATAAATCAAGAGAGTCTGTAAAATTTGATAAAATTTCCGCCCGAATAAAGAAGATGACTTACGGGCTAAACACGGATTACGTCGACTACACGGAGGTGGCGATGAAAACAATTAACGGTATGTATGACGGCATAACGACAACCGAAATAGACAGGCTCGCCTCGGAAACTTCCGCTAGCATGTCAACGACGCACCCAGACTACTCATCACTAGCTGGCAGAATAGCCATTAGCTCTCTACACAAAGTTACAGAGAAAAAATTTAGCGGCTACGCTGAAAAAGTTAATAAATTTAAGTGCAACAGGACTGGGGACAAGATAAGTATACTCTCTAAAAAGATATACTCTCTCTTAAAAAAGCACCCAAGAAAAATAGACTCAATGATAGTCGACGACAGAGACTTTAATTTTGATTTCTTTGGATATAAAACTCTAGAGAGGAGCTATCTACTTAAAGCTAATGATGAAATAGTTGAGCGCCCACAGTATATGTACATGCGCATTGCTTTAGGGATCTGGGGTGATAACATGGAGATGGTCCAAAAAACATATGATCTCTTATCCCAAGGGTACTTTACGCACGCCACCCCAACCCTGTTTAACGCTGGGACAAAAAGGAGCCAGCTCGCGTCATGCTTCTTGTTAGGCAATAAGGGGGACTCTATAGAAGGACTGTTTGATACGATTAAAGATGTTGCCCATATATCAAAATGGGCTGGCGGCGTAGGATTGCACGTCCACGACGTTAGGTCTCAAGGGAGTTACATTAAGGGCACTGGCGGGAAGTCTGATGGTCTTACGCCAATGATGAAAACCTACAACGAGGTAGCTAGATGGATCAACCAAGGCGGCAAACGAAAAGGCTCTTTTGCTATATACCTAGAGCCTTGGCACTCAGACATTTACGAATTCATAGAATTAAGAAAAAACCACGGCAAAGAAGAGTTAAGGGCCAGAGATTTATTCCTAGCCCTTTGGATACCAGATTTGTTTATGCAAAGGATTAGGGATGATGGCGACTGGAGCCTTTTTTGTCCATCGGAAGCTACGGGCCTATCGGACTCATATGATGCACACGAAAGCAAGGGCTTTACCGAGCTTTACGAAAAGTATGAAAAAGATGGACTTGCAAAAAAAACCATCAAAGCTAGACATTTGTGGACAGAAATCTTAAAGGCTCAAATAGAAACAGGAACCCCGTATGTTCTTTTTAAAGATGCGGCAAATAGAAAGTCTAACCAGAAAAACTTGGGTGTTATAAAGTCATCAAATCTTTGTACAGAGATTATAGAATACAGTGACGACGAAGAGCAGGCGGTCTGCAACCTAGCGTCAATAGCTCTACCCAAGATGATCGACTCTTCCAAGAATAAACAGGGGTTAAAGTTTGACTTTGATAAGCTCTCACAAGTAACAAAGCAGATTGTTCATAACCTCAACAGGATTATCGATATTAACTTTTACCCAACGGAGGGAACAAAAATATCTAACCTCAAGCACAGGCCGATAGGCATAGGAATACAGGGGTTAGCGGATACATTTGCCACATTCGGATATCCGTTTGATTCAGAAGAGGCGAGACAGCTTAATAAAGATATATTTGAAAATATATATTTTTCAGCAATGACAGCGTCGGTGGAGATAGCGAAAAAGGATAAGCCGTATGAAACCTTTAAAGGTTCTCCGCTATCACAGGGACTATTTCAGTTTGACTTATGGGGCGCGAAACCTAGCGATAAGTACGACTGGGAAAAGCTAAAGGAGCAAACTATAAAGCATGGAGCTAGAAACTCATTACTGTTAGCCCCAATGCCCACTGCATCAACAGCCCAAATACTCGGGAACAATGAATGCTTCGAGCCATTCACCAGCAACATGTATAAAAGGAACACCTTGGGGGGTGAATTCGTAGTAATAAACAAATATTTAATTAATGATTTAATTAAGCTAAACCTGTGGAATGATGAACTTAGGCTGAAAATGTTTGAAAGTAACGGCTCTATACAAGGCATTGACGAGATACCAGACGACATTAAATCCATCTATAGGACAGTGTGGGAAATTCCACAGAAGTCGCTTATAGATATGGCGGCGGACAGGGCGATCTACATATGCCAATCACAATCTATGAATTTATTCATGAAGGATGTTAACATAGGCATGCTTAACTCTGCACTTTTTTATACTTGGAATAAAAAGCTTAAAACTGGCATGTACTATCTAAGAACCCTAGCAAAGGCGGAGGCTCTAAAGGGGTTAGGGGTAGGCTCTAGCACGCCCAGCAAGAAAGACTCGGTAGAGCAGGAGGGCTCATGCTCCATAGATGGAGATAATTGTGAGTCTTGCGGGTCTTAGGGTATTGTGATATAATTTCATCATAATGAAAATTGGAGTAATAGGCTGTTTTTATGATTGCGCTAAAGATTTAACAATGGTACTTGATCCGTGGTTGCAGCTCAAGAAAAACCAAGGCCTAGTTTTAACCGCCGTAAACGCCCTCTTCAAGGAAAATTCTGACCTAGGCATAGAGAACAATGACATAGAGACGAGAAGGGCTATTTCCGCCGTAGACATAGACTACAGACACTTTTCTCCCGTCCCCTTGACAGAGGCCCAAGCTAGGAACGAATGCTTAAACTACCTACTCTCAACCAACGTTGATGCCGTATGGCTTTTGGATGGGGATGAGTTTTATACAGTAGACCAAATTAGGGAAATTATATATTTTGTTTCCGAAAGATACAGCGACCCGAACGCATACTTTTCTATCAACTTCAAAAACCATGTCTTTGACGGGGTTCAGTGGGTGGATGGCTTTTGCCCACCTAGGATTTTTTCTACTAAAATTCGCGGAGGACTAGATCAGTTTTACTGGGACAATGATGTTATGTACAATGATGGCACCAATTATAAAATGATGAACGAAATTAAAGTTCCCAAAGAGGTGGCCCACGTAAGACACATGACTTGGCTGCATGAAAATGGCAAGGCCAAATATGAATACCAAGTTAAACACTTTGGACACTGCTCCTATAAGTGGAACTACGAAGAGGAAAAGCTTGAGTTTGATCTAGACTTTCACGAAAAGCACAATATACCCATACCAGAACTAAAGATAGGATAGAGTTTATAGCTAGATAAGCCGTGAAAACCTCGATACTAATACTTGACCACAACCAACACAGGGAAGCGAAAATCCTTCTCGAAAGCATAGAGCAGTGCGCTCTTTTTGACAGAAAAGTATACTACCTAGCGAACGGCAACACTGAAGACTATGCTTATGATTTTTACAAGCAGGGGTTAATAGATGTACTAATAGTTAACAAGCAAAATAACGGATGCGGGTTTGCCACTATGCAGCTGTTTAAGTCGTGCGACACCAAGCACGCCCTATACATACAGGCGGATCAATACTTTCACAGGGTTACGAAGCAGGCGGATGTAGACAGTTGGGCCAAAGTTCTAGAAGATAACCCCCCTACGAACTCACCCACGGGCACATCTGTTTCTCACATTGATCTAGCTGGAAACCAAGGACACGGCCAGTACAGCGAGAGGGGACATTTTATAAATGTTGACTTTTACAACAGTATACCCAAAGAGGGCGGGGGGCCAGGCCCGTTCCACCACCTTCTGTGGACAGAAGAGAGCGTGCAGAATCATATAAGAGATGTTGGGGCAGAGCTGGTAAGCGTACAGCCCTTTGTTATTGGTGATGCTGGGAAATGGGCAGTCAGAGAAAACCCAGATGGCAGCAGATGGAAGCATAGAACGGATACTAAAGAATTATGGATGCTTCACCCACCGTCTGAAAAGTATGTATACCCCAAGTTTACAGATGAAGAATGGGAGACGGTCATAGACACAAGGAGTTGGCTAGATGGCGATATCCCAGAGCAGGAGAAAGAACACTCTTTCGTTTACTGGAAGTCCGAGGACTGGGAGGCTCGCTCCGAATAAGCCATGAAGGAGAAGTTGCAATTTCCAGAGACCCCACAGAACAGGGTAGATGTCATTTTCGGTAATAGCTTTAGATGCAGGGTGGGAGCGCTAAAGCTTGACCCAGCATTAAGCGGCCTCGGTAATATGGGTTGCGACGTGCCAGCGTTTGAACACTCGATTCACGGCCTACTAATGCAACAAAACAGGTACGCCCCCATGATAATTGATTGCCTGATTACGTCGCACAGGCCAGAAACCATAATAGAAATAGGAACCCGCACTGGAGGAATGTCTACTTTATTAGGCATTTGGGCACACTTTAACCACGCAGAGCTTATTACAATAGACACATCAGAGGAGCAGCTTGAATATAAGCCTCTTATGGATTACCTCGGAGTTAATTTCATGGAGGAGGATATTTTTAGCAAAAAAACCATCCAAACCCTAAAAAAGAAAATAGAAAAACCATCAAAATGCATGGTCTTTTGCGACGCGGACAAAATTAGAGAATTTAATATATATTCTGACTTCCTGAAAGTAAATGACGTTATACTAGCCCACGATTATTCGCACGACAAGGAGGACGCGGATAACATTCACCAACAGGGCATATGGAGCCACAATGAAATTCAATATAAAGACATAAAAGATGCTTGCAAGAGGAATAATCTAAGGTATATTGACCATAACCTCTTTAGGCTTTCCGCCTGGGGGGCCTTTATAAAAAAATGAAAGTATATCTTTGTGGCATAACTCAGAACGAAAAGGAAAACATTGATGGTTTAACCAAGGATGTTTATGAGCACTTTGATGGTCTCATCTTTGTGGACGGTGGCTCAACAGACGGAACGAGAGAGCTCCTAGAAGAAAGAAAAGGGGGTGGCTTAATTACCACCAGAAAGTGGACCAATGACCATGACTGGCAGATGAACGAATTTTTAAGACAGGGCCCGCTTGAGTTGGGGGACTGGTTCGTAACAATAGATTCAATGGAGAGGCTCGCCCCTAAGTTTACGTCGGACATTAGAGAGTTTATCGAAAAGTGTAGGGCTAGTCAGATTAGATCAATATATAAACGCGGTAAGGGGCTTATGTGGGAGTTCTTTGATGATCAATATTTTCTAGGATCTCCCCATTGGGGGCTTCAGAACGCGAGGCCAAAAGCCATAGAGATTTCTAATTTCGAAGATTACAAAGATGAGTCTCAGTATTGTTATAACGTTAGAGATGACCAAAGAGAAGACGATCATTTTGTTGATCATTTTGTAAAATATTATTATGTTTACGGCAGGTCAAACCACCTACTGCTCGGCAGGGAAGATGACCGAGAGGGGTTTCAAGAGCACGAAGAGAATAGACAGCTTTTTAGATTTTACTGTAAACACGAGCTCAATCTAGACTTTACCGTAGAGGCCCTAAAAGAACACCTCTCTAAAGACGACTGGAAAAATGATGATTTTTTTGTTGACTATTTTAACAAGGAAAAAATATTAAAAGACTTTTATAGATACCATATTTTAAAACATGACATAGGTGAACTTGAAGAAAAAAACGGTAAAGTATGGAAATTCACAAAGACATAAAAAATATAAAGATAAGTTCCTACACCTCTGGTTTTAATTTAATTAAAAATGAATTCAATTGGGAAAAAGCACTTACGAATCATAGTTTTATTGCCGACGAGATAGTCGTTGCTATTAACTCTAGCGAAGATGACACCTATCAGCGAGTTTTAGATTTTAGCACTGCGCACAACGCTCGAAACCCTCCGTCGTCCATCGAGGACGATGATTGTGAAAGCTGCAAGAGGGGGGAGATCAAGATAATAGAGACAGCATTCAGTTATCTCGACCCAGACCTAGATGGCAAGATAAAGAACGCCGCCCTACAGGCCACCAGCCATGATATTAAGCTTGGGTTAGACATGGATGAGCTAATTGATCCGAAAATGAGAAGCAGACTGCGCGAGGTGGCCGCTTCGTTAGTTGCCACTGAAGATATTCAGGCCTTTTTTGTTCCTGTTATTGATCTTTACAAAAACAAATACTTCTATAAGGGCATAGGTCAAAAGTGGTACCTGCACAAGAAGGATTTATATAGAGGTACAGTTAATTTTGCGAGGAGACCAGACGGGACACACAACACAGACCAGTCAGATAGCTGTGAGCTTATAGATGAATATGGTAACTTGGTTCGATCAGTATCGATGGTGTTAGTAGACGGTTCAACGACGGAAGATGTCACTTTTGACAATATAGTATCCCAAAATATACCTGTCGTATTCCATACTGGTTATCTAAATTTAGAAAAAAAGGTATTAAGGAATAAAAATTTCTGGAAAAATCATTGGTCCATAGAGGCTGGTCGTCCAGTTTATGTGCCAACCGATGTTAATGAAATGGATTATCCAGCTAAGCGGCATAATCTTAATGTCGATTTCATATAATGAAAAAAAAAGATTTAACAGTCATCTTATGCTCTTGGCAGAATGCAGAAATGCTAAAGGCTACGGTCGAGTCCTTGGAGGGCTCGTTCGAGACAAACGCTAAAATAACCGTTGCCCTAAACGAGGGGGACACCAAGTCCCAAAAGTATCTAACAGAGAAAAAGATCGAGTTCGTTAATCTTCCTAACAACAGAGGGACACAGGCAGTAGATTATGTCTTCCCATTTATAGAGGGAGATTATGTTTGTAACGTTAATGATGACATGTTGTTTGTTAAAGGGTGGGATAAAGAGTTAATAGAAATAATAGAGAAAAATTATCCCGCTTCCTCCAGCTGCTTTTTAGTAGAACCCCAGTCTACAGGCAACCCCGTTGTCGTTGTTGATGACGAAATGGAAAAATCTTTTATTAAAGATAATCCCGACGACGAAGATTATCGTAAGTCTTGTTTTGTTAGCCCCAAAACCCGAGAGCTTTTTGAAGAGAAGTTTAGGCGCGGGGCATATAAACTTCCACACAAAATGGTAAACTATACCCACCCCATAATGACTAGGACCTCTGACTTTTTTGAAATCGGGGGTTATAGTGCTAATTTTGACTTCGGCTGGTGGCCAGGTTATGGTTTAGACGACAACTTTGCCCTGAGGCTTGCGCTTAGACATAACGAAAGCGGGGGCTTTAGATTCATAGTGTCTGATAAGTATCCCGTATACCACGCCATGTCCCTAACGAATGCTAAGATACCGCAAGAGCAGAGGGATCATTGTCACGGCATGTTTGAGAAGTGCGCTAACGGATACACGCTCATCCAATTCATACATGATATACAGAGGGGAAAATGGCTTCTGGAAAATGAAGATGGATCTGTTGAGTACCCTCCCCCCTTGATATACATACCAGCCAAAGCTGAACCCATAGAAGATAATGAATAATAAAAGAATAATAATCATAGGGGGCACGGGGTCGCTAGGTAAGACCCTTTTAAAAAAATATCAAAAAAATAATGAGATCATGGTCGTCAGCAGAGACGAGCACAAGCACGTTGACTTAATGAAGTCGGGGTGGGTGAAGAGTAACGTTAGGTTTAAGATTGGTGACGTAAAAGATAAACAGTCTATTGTTTCGTCAATGTCAGAATTTAAACCTAATGTAATTATTAATGCCGCAGCAATGAAGCATGTTCCCATATGTGAAGACAACGTATACGAATCCATCAAGGTAAACATAATTGGGCACCAAAACGTAATCGAGTGCGTAAACTCTCATCGGAGTAAAAACCTCCTCAATCAAGACAGACTTGAAACCCTAATGTTTATTTCCACAGATAAAGCCTGTAAGCCAGTAAACGTTTACGGCATGTGTAAAGCTATTTCTGAGAGGCTGTATATAGACTATGCGCAGCAGCAATCTGGCATTAAGGTGTGCTTGGTTAGATATGGAAATGTCCTAGAGTCTACTGGGTCAGTTATACCGCTTTTTAAAAAAATGATAGAGAGCGGCGCTGAAAGCCTATCAATAACAGACAGCAGAATGACCAGATTTCTCCTATCCCTAGAGCAGGCGTGTGAATTAATTGACTGGGCATATTATCACCCAAGCTCACACGGTAAGATAGCCGTACCCAAGATAAAATCCATGAGGGTAATAGATATCGCAAGGTGCTTAATAGATTCGTATAAAAAAACCGACAGAGTAAAACTTAAAACGGTAGGCGTCAGACCTGGTGAAAAAATACACGAAGAACTTATATCTTCAGACGAATGGGGCAGAACGGAAAGATCGCTGGACAACTATCTAATTGGTACCGAAAAAATAGACGATGAAAGGAAATCTTTTAATTCTGAAAACTCATTAATGGATGAGTCTGAAATTTTTTACTTCCTTAAAGAGAACGGAGTTGTATAATGAAAACGTATGAAGAAAGATCACGATGTGCCTGCCCCAAATGCGGGACTGCTTCAAGCGACATGCACACAGTTTTGGATTTGGGTACAGTACCCTTGGCTGGCTTTTTCCCGAACGAAGATGAAAAAGATCGAGAGAGCGGCTTCCCGCTAAAGCTTAAGTTCTGTCCCAAATGCTACTTAGTCCAGACAGACTCTGTGATTGATCCAGATGTATTATTTAAAGACTATAGATATCTATCCTCAGTGGGGCTCTCCTCTCATTTTGAAGAGCTTGCGGAATATATAGACAAAGAGTGGGGGCTTACCCTGCCAGACGGAGCAGACTGGTTTTGCGATGGTACGGGTAAAAAGCGAAGTAGAGGAAAAAAAGTTCTAGAGTTTGGATGTAATGACGGGGTATTGCTCGAACCCCTAGCAAAAAGAGGCGCTGACGTAATAGGCGTTGATCCCGCAGAGAACATAGTCGCGGTTGCCAGAGAGAAAGGACTAATGGTTATTAATGAATACTTTAATTCAAATAATTTTATTACCCCAGAGTCGGAGAGTATATATGACTTTGTCCTTGCCAACAACACTTTTGCCCACATCACAGACATAGAGGACGTGATTGACACCATTAGGCACATACTTAAACCAAACGCAAAATTTATTTTTGAAGTTCATTATTTACGCAATTTGATTGAAGAAAGACAGTGGGATAATATTTATCACGAACATATATATTACTATTCTATTTCCGCCTTAAGAAACCTTTTCGCCCAAAAGGACATGACGGTTATAGAATTTCAAGAAATACCTATCCACGCAGGCTCAATAAGGGTGGTGGTTGAAAACGGCTGTGTATACCCCTCGGAAGAGGTCATTAAAAGGACGGAGGAGGAAAAGGAGACCTTAGCCAATATAGACTTTTTTAAAGAGTACTCAGAAAGCGTAGAAAACCACATTAATCTAATTAAAGAAAAAGTCGAGTCGCTTACATCAATGGGGAATAAAATAGCTGGCTATGGAGCTTCTGGAAGAGCCAATATGTTCTGTAACATAGTCGGCCTTACTGAAAACGAGGTTAGCTATATAGTGGATGAATCTCCAGAAAGATGTAATAGATATATTGCAAATAAAAAGATACCAATAGTGTCAAAAGATGTGCTAGATAACGATGATGTAGATATAATCCTCATATTTGCTTGGAATTACTCTAAAATGATCATGGAAAAAACAAAGCATAAAAACTGCAAGTATCTTGTAGCGTTCCCCGAGCCGCAACTCGTTGAAAGCTACGAAGAGTTAAAGGGATTTGAGTCAATATAAGATATTGCTCCTAGGGGCAACGGGAATGTTAGGCAGCGACGTCGTTAAGACTTTTGCTGATGATAGCTTATTTAGCGTTACGGCCACACACAGGCATTCACCTTGGGCTGCTTGGTCTATATTTCGCAGGAGACCAAGAAATATACATTTTATAATTTATGATTGCAAGACCGATGACTACAAAAACATCGGGGCAAATTATGATTATATAATTAATTGCATAGGCTCAATTAATCCGACTTACGAAAGCCCAGAAGAGTATTATGTTAACAGCACTTTCCCCCACGACATGAGTGACTGGGCGGAAAGTAGGGGCGCAAAGCTTATACACATATCCTCTGACGGCGTCTTTTCTGGACAAAGGGCGGGTGGTAGATACACAGAGCTGGACCAGTGTGATGATATTACGCTATACGGTAAATCAAAGTCTTTGGGGGAACCCAAAAACGCGATGGTCTTAAGGACCAGCGTTATTTCAGAAGATAAGTTCACCAACAGGGGCTTGATTTCTTGGGTTAAATCTCACAGGGGGGGAGTCGTAAACGGATATATAAACCATTTATGGAATGGCATGACTGGCACCCAGTACGGTTTAGCCTGTAAAAAAATTATCTTAGACGGCTTATATGAGAACGAAATTTTTCATACTTTTTCCCCAGAGGTCATAAGTAAGTTTGATTTAATTAAATTAATCAATGATAAGTATAATTTAAATATAGACGTAAGACCCACGGAAAGCGGCGCAAGCATAAATAGGTCTTTGGATACCCTAAAAAAACTAAATAAAGCCCTTGAAATACCAACTATACAAGAACAGATAAGAATGATAGATTAAAAAATGAGCCCAAAAAAAGTTATAGTTACTGGGGTCTTGGGACAAGACGGAGCAAACATGTGCGAATTTCTGCTAAAGGAAACCGACCATGAAGTATTCGGGATGGTAAGACGTTCAGCCAACCCAAACTATGATAACGCATTTAATTTTAAAACCCACGAAAGATTTAAGTTTGTCCATGGAGATCTTTCTGACGAAATAAGCATAGAGAGAATAGTAAAAGAGATTAAGCCCGATTACTTTATTAATTTTGCAGCAAATTCTTTCGTCGGCTGTTCATGGGATATGCCCTTGCAGGTTTTTGATGTCAATACAATGGGGGTAATTAGATGCCTAGAAGCCTTAAAGAACTTTAGCCCAAGTTGCAGGTTTTATAGCGCGGGCAGTAGCGAGCAGTTTGGGGACGTGGATTATTCGCCCCAAGATCTCAAGCACCCCTTCAAACCAAGAAGCCCATATGGCGCATCTAAGTGTGCAGCACATCACGTAGTCAAAGTATATAGGGAGTCTTATGATATGTTTGCCGTTCACAGCATACTTTTCAATCACGAGGGTACAAAAAGAGGGGAGGAGTTCGTTACGAGAAAAATCACAAAAGGTGTAGCCAGAATTCGAGACAGGGTACTAAGCATAGATAATTGGAGGGGTAGACACGGAGAGGCGGCCGCATTCGATCCAATTGAATTAGGAAACCTTGACGCCAAAAGAGATTGGAGTGATAGCGAGGATTTTGTTGAGGGGGTGTGGCTCATGCTTAACCAAGATAACCCAAAAGACTATTTGCTCTCTAGCGACGAAACACACTCTATAAGAGAGTTTGTTGAAAAAGCTTTTGCTGTTGCAGACCTTCACGGAAATTGGGAAGGACAAGGGGTTGATGAGAAATATATATGTTCTAGCGGCCCACACAAATATGTCTTGGTTAGGGTTAATCCCGAGTTTTATAGACCAGCGGAGGTTAGCTTACTGCACGGAGATTCGTCCCTAGCTCGCAAAGAGCTTGGATGGAATCCAAAAAATACATTTGACGATCTTGTGGGAAAGATGGTAAAATACGATATTGAAGAACTCAGATAATAAAAGCCCAACCGATTACCACAGATTAATAGTTTCTGTTTTTTGTGATTTTAATAGATCTAATTACGGAGTGCTTCTTAACGAAGCCGTAAAAGTATACAAGCAGTATCCAGAGCCAGAGTTTTGGGATTGGCTTTTTTTAAATTGTTCAAATTATAAGGTAACATCCCCGTCAGACTTCTTACTCAAGGAGGGAACAAGGTTCCTTTTATCTAGAAGAAAGCTGTGGAAAACGTCTACTTTGGGCCAAAAATCGGTTGAGGTTATATTGGAAGATGATACTTTAGGAGAGGATAGAAGCTACCCAAACAAAAAGCCCAAAACCCTACTTGACTTTATGGGAGATAACAAACAATGAGATTAGACCATATCGCGTATAGAGCAAAAGACAGGCGTGAAACAGCTAAGTTTTTTCAAGACTGTCTAGGATATACAGTCGGTACAGAATTTGATTTAAAATTTGACGACGGAACAACCACGGACTGTATTGCCCTAGCTCCACCCGAGGTGCGGCACCCGCAAACAGAAATGTGGACATACCATGTATTAATGGGGGTGCAGTACACGGCGGATGCGGTACACGCAGAGTATCACGCTCCCCCCGAAATATTTGTTAGCGATGGCCCAGCGGGGAGTATCGTGGGCAACTGGGTAAATGAACGAGACGGCATTGGGGGGATCCACCATATCGCTTACCAAGTAGAGGACGTGGCAGCGACAATGCAAGAGTGGAAAGATAAAGGGTATGCAGAATTTTACTCCGAAGAGCCACTGGTATGTAAAGAGACGGACCTTACCCAAGTGTTCTCAAAACCATCAAAATTAACAGGCGTGATTTATGAACTTATTAAAAGAGGTAAAGACAATAAGGGATTCTGTGAAGTCAATGTTAAAGGACTTATGGAGTCGACCAAATAATTATCATTTTATGCAATTCGAAGGTAGAAATTATATTAATGGTAAGTGGCAAGCCACAGAGCAAATGTATACAAAGCTTAATCCGTCCACAGGAAAAGCCCAAGGTGTGTTTCCCCTAAGCGGACCAATAGAGGTTGAAACTGCGGTTGAGGTGGCACGCAGAACCTTTCACAAGTGGAAAAAGCTTAGCAGATTCGTTCGGTCAGACTATATGAACAAGGTCGCTCAAATTATTGAACGGAGACGGGAAGAGTTAGCCACAGTAATTTCATTGGAGACTGGAAAAAACTATAACGAATCTATCGCTGAGGTTAACGAGGCGTTACACATGGCTCAATTTGCCTTTGGTTCTGGTCGCTACCCACACGGGGAAGCAGTGTCTTCAGAAATCGAAGATAAAGATTCCTATATGCTTAGGAAGCCAAAAGGTGTAATATCTATTATAACACCATTTAATTTTCCACTGGCGATAGGTATGTTTTGGAATGCTGCCCCAGCCTTGGTGGAGGGAAATACAATTGTAATTAAACCCAGTGAAGATGCTCCCATGTCAACGCAGATGGCTGTCCAGATTTATGAAGAGGCTGGCATCCCTCATGGCGTCATTAATTTGGTGCACGGCCGCGGTGATAGTGGTAATCTTTTGGCTCACGCTGATGTGGATCATGTTTGTTTTACTGGTTCTGCCGAAGTTGGTCAGCACATTAGAAAAGTAGCAGCGGAAAGCTGGCACAAGACCACTTCGTGTGAGATGGGCAGCAAGTCTGCCTGTATTATTTTTGATGATGTGGAAGCCTCTCTAGCAACAGAGGCGGCCGTAGCTAGCGCGTTTAAGTTATCTGGACAAAGATGTGTTTCATCCAGTCGAATCTTGGTCCAAAGGACTATTTATGATGATTTTGCAAAACGTTTTGCTGAAGCAGCCTCAAAGCTTAAAACTGGTAACCCCTTTAAGAAGGTCTTCGGTACAACTGGCACTCCAGATGCCCTAGGGTGGGAAGATTACGTTCCAGATGAAGATATTTATTATGGACCTATTATTAATGAGCAGGGTTTTAATAAGGTTAAAAAATATAATGACATGGTTCTAGTTGACAGGGATGCGGAGGTATTACTAGAGCCGACATATAATGATGTTAACGGTAGAGCGTTCTTTTCTACCCCAATGGTATACAAGAGCGAGTGGAGGGGTATTCACGCCCCCTACCTCAGGGATGAAGTTTTTGGCCCTCATGTAGCCATTATCCCATTTGATACTTTAGAAGATGCAATTAATATTTATAATGATACTGATTATGGTCTTGCGGTGGGCGTCCTTACGAATGATTTTCGAAAGGCACGAATCCTCCGAGACGAATGCGAGGCGGGAATGATTTACTGGAACGGTGGTTCTATTGCCGCAGAATCTCACCTTGCTTTTGGAGGGGTGAAAAAGTCTGGCAACGGGTTTCCAAGCGCCGCTCGGACGTTTAGAGCGGTTACTCACGAGATAAGCTGGACGGTAAACCATGCAGATAGCCTTACTTTTCCGCAGGGCATGAAATAATGGCGTGTATTTAAATATATGAGCACAAAGAAACCGAAAACCGCCAAAAAAAAGGTTGCAAAAAAACCAAAGGTATCTAATGAGACACATCAGATTCTTGCAGAAATAGAAAAAACCGAGGCAGAAACCAGAAAAATCCTAGCAGACGCAAGGAAAACCGAGGCTGAAGCAGCAAAGGTTGAGCTTGAAGCTCGCGCGGCGTGGCGTAAGCGCGAAAAAGACAAGTCGGTTGACGAAGAGAACCACCTATATAGATTTGCTGGAGAGGTATCGAGATCTTCTGTTTCTGGGTGTATGAAAAAGCTCACAGAGTGGAGTAGGCTTGATCCCGAGTGCGATATTGAGCTTATATTTTCTTCCCCAGGAGGATCAATCATTGATGGTTTTGAATTGTTTGACTTCTTACAAGAGCTCAGGCAGAGGGGGCATCACGTAACAACGGGCTCCCTTGGCTACGCAGCATCTATGGCTGGTATCCTTTTACAGGCTGGAGATAGGAGATGGATTGGGCAGCAGGCTTGGATGATGATTCATAGGGCTGCCTTTGGGGCGTACGGTAAGACTTTTGAAATTGAAGATGAGGTTAAATTCGTTCAGCGTATAGAGGAAAGGATTGTTGACATATTCACCTGCAGATCTAAACTAACTAAACAAAAAATTAAGCGCAACTGGGACAGAAAAGATTGGTGGATTAGCTCAGACGAGGCCCTTGAACTTAACTTGGTTGATGAAGTTAGGGCAATTATGCCAGAAACACTCAAGACCAAAGGAAAAAAATGAGTACATGGAGCTCTGGCATAGGTAAATTCGTGAAAAAAGATCCAAATCATGGGATTTGGTGGAGAAAGATCAAGCACTGGCTATGTAAAGTGGGTCTATGCAACCTTGATTCGTGCACTTGCGATTGTCACAAAGATGAGTTTATCAAGGACGAGTACGGAAGAATTCATAAGTTAAAAAAAGAGTGTTGTAAAAAAAATGGTTGCAAATGTAAAAAATAGTTATATTTTTTATACATGGCTACAAAGACCAACTATAAATACGAAGGCGAAAAAGTAAGAAAAAAGACCCGACAGGGCGCTGGAAACAGAAGCAAGGGGATGAAAAAATATCGTGGGCAAGGGGGGCCACGTAAGAGGTGCAAGTTACCCAAAAGGTGATACAATGAGCGGACACCCAGAGGCAAGCCAATACGAGGAATATTTAAGATACATGGATAAACTCGATATGCAATTCCACGAATCAAAAAAGTTCTCTTCGGACGACAGAAAAGTCGTTCTCGTAGATATAGATGAAACTATTTGTTTTTATCCTGGAAAAAGACAGTATAATCTTGCCGAGCCTAACGAAAAAAACATAGCAAAAATAAATGAACTATATGATGGTGGATGGTATGTTGTTTATTGGACAGCGAGAGGGGGGTCTCAAAAGTCAATCTCCTTAGGAAAATGTTATTATGAATTTACTTGGAAGCAGCTGGAATCTTGGGGGTGTAAGTTCCACGACCTCTCCACTGGCTCTAAGGGGAAATATATTAAACCAGCCTGTGACTTAGTGATTGACGATAAAGCTAAGAGAATAGAAGAGGTAAACCCAAAAAGATTAAACCAATGAAAAAGGCCGCGGTATTCGGTGTGGGCAGAATGGGTACGGCCATAAGTTGGTGTATGAACCAATACGGGCTAGAATTGGTTGGGGTAGATACAAGGAGAGACTCTGTAGAATCCCTAGCTAAAGCCATAGGCGCAAGCGACCCATCTTTTTATCAAATAACTGACGGAACTGACGATTTTAAGGATGTTTTAGACCACGAAAAGCCAGATGTGGTAATTTCCTCCCTTCCCTACCACCAACTTGAACCCATTGCATATCACTGTATTGATAACGGTATTAGATATTGTGATTTGGGTGGCAGGGTAGATGTATCTAAAAGAATCAATGACTACGCAAAAAGCAAGCCAGATAGAGAAGTCGCCCCACTCATAACAGATCTTGGCTTAGCACCTGGCTGGGTTAATATTCTCGCGGAAGAAGGCTTTAGGCAAATTGGAGAGGCAGAAGATATAAAGATGATGGTGGGCGGACTTCCTAGAGAGAAAATTAATCCCCCACTCAACTACATGACGACTTGGTCTGTAGACGGACTAATTAATGAGTACAGAGATGACTGTGAAATATTAAAAAGCGGAGAAATAGTAACCGTCAAAGGGATGGACGGGCTTGAAACGGTTGAGATCGAAAAGCTTGGAGAGTTGGAAGCTTTTTATACGAGTGGCGGGGCCTCGCACACGATAAAAGACATGCAGGAAAGAGGGGTGCACAATTGCTCGTATAAGACCCTTCGATATCCTAATCATAGAGACACAGTGAGACTCTTAATGAATTCTGTTTCAGAAGATTGTCTTAGGCAGCTTTTCGAAGAGGGGTGCACCCAAGGACAAACAACAGACATAGTAGTACTGGCTGCTATAGTGGGCGCTTGGCCGCTTCAATGGAAACACTGGACTATAATCGAGGCGGAAAACGTTGGAAACATTCATCTTTCCGCCATGCAGAAAGCTACATCATATCCAATTTCCGCTATTGCAAGTTTGCTTGCAGATGGTATCTTAGATAGAGAAAGTAGGAAAGAGCAAAGGCGGGATTACTATAAATACCCCTCCCCAGTTCTTACCTACAAAGACATTCCCTACAAGAACTTTGTAGACAAACTATCTAAGTTGGACGGCAGGTTAGGCGATAATGAAAAAAAAGAGAGCATCGAGTAGCGCGGGGCAAAAAGTAACTCCAGTTCAGCAAATTCAATCTTATTTAGAATCTCACAAGGGGGATCACTATAATTTTGAAGAAGAAAGGCTCTACACAGTTTCCAGTGGAAGTTTACTTTTAGACATTGAGATGGGCGGGGGGATAAAGCCTGGAATAATAAGAGCGTCAGGAGTAGCAGAGGGTGGCAAGACCTCCTGTGCTCTATCTTTCGCTAGAAATTTTCAAAAGATGGATAACTCAATGGTTATCTACATTAAGTCCGAGGGCAGGCTCTCATCGGATATGGTAGAAAGATCGGGGGTAAGTATAGATGAAGATAAATGGTTTGTATTTAAATGTAATGTTTACGAAGCAGTTATTGACTTTATGCGACAGATGGTCAAGGACAATCCCTCTGACACAAGATACATGTTTATTATTGATTCTATGGACGCTCTCGTCCCTAGGGGTGATTTAGAAAAAGGGGCGGACGAAGCGATAAAGGTTGCGGGCGGATCCTTATTAAGTTCGGACTTTCTTAAGCGTATGGCCTTGGGGCTTGGCACGCGGGGTCATATTTGCTATATGATTTCTCAAGTGAGAACCAAGGTTTCCATTAACCCATATGAAAAGACAGACCCAAGACTTACCAACGCCTCAGGCGGGAACGCAATGCTTCATTACAGTGATTGGATTTTGGAATTTCAACCCAGATGGGCAAAAGACCTAATCACAACTCAACCCAACGGAAAAGGAGACATGCTAGGCCACTGGTGTAAGGTGGTTTTCAGAAAGAGCGCCAACGAAAAAACTGGTGCAGAGGTTCGTTATCCAATCAGATACAGGGCTCAGTCTGGAAAGAGTATTTGGGTAGAAAAAGAGGTGGCAGACATGATGTTAGCTTGGGACATGGCCACAGCTAAAGGTGCTTGGGTTACCATTTCGGATGAAATCACAGAGGAGGTTAGCAAGGAAACTGGACTTGAACTTAAAAAGCAGCATCAAGGTATGGATAATTTCGGCAAATACTTTGAAGAAAATAAAGATATAGGTAAATATTTGTTTAATAAATTCAGAGAGGCCCTTAAAAAGTCTTAGTTTACAAAGCTAAAAAAACAATTAAATTAACCATGTGAGACTTTATAATATTTATGGTAAATTAACCACGAGAAAAGTTAGCAAATATCTCATAGATTGGGATAAAAAATCAAAGTCCAAGCTTCAATTTAGAGCCAAGCAGCTCCTTAAGCCTTATTGGGAAAATCACGTGGTTTATGAGGAATTCCCAGTATATGGAAGCCTTATGAGGGTTGATTTTTTAAATGCCACAAAAAAGGTAGCCGTAGAAGTAAATGGCCGCCAACACACTTCGTTTGTGTCTTATTTTCACAAGTCCAGATCGGACTATTTAAAATCAATAAAAAGAGATCACGAGAAATCGGAATGGCTCGAAAAAAACGGGTACAAACTTATAGAAATGGAGGAAAAAGATGTTGCTCGCGGCCAAGATTTCGTGTTAGAAAACCTCAAAAATCTTATATAATGGTTAATAAGTATATTTATTGACGAACGGTATACTTATGATGGGTGATGAAGAAGAAGAAGAAGGATGAACCATTTAGGATACCAAAAGAACTTCTGATAAAAATAAATGAATGCTCCTTTGGGGGCTTTGTATTATTTTGTTTTGACGAAGCTGGCGAACCTATGGCTTATACCATGACGGATGATGACGTTAATGGTATGGCTCTTCAATATTTTATAGGAAATTGGTCTAAGGCGATCGATAAGGCTAACATCGAAACTTCTGTTCACCAAATGCTCAAGAACGAGGACGAGGATAACAGCAAGGAGTGATGAGATGCCTGTAAGTCCATGCGAAGATAAGAGATATTGCGTTAGGGGTTATGTCGTAGCGCACGATTGTAATAATCCCTGGAATGGTCTTGCTGGCAACAATGGTATTCCCAATTTAGATATCTGGCCTATCGAGTCGGTAGAAAAAGAGGTAGATATAGATAATATTCCTACCTATGTGGTTATGGGCGCGAAAGGCTCTTGCCATTCTGCAGATGAATGTTTGGGTGGAAGTGGTATCGGTACCCAACAGGATTCGAATTTTCAAGGACAACCACCCCGTTATGATGGCGCTGGAAAACTGCTTAATCCCCCTCGCTATTGGGATCCACACAACGAAACTGGCCCCCTTCAAGGGGGTGAAATAAATTTTGCTTACGGTGGCACAGGTAAGTTTGTCTTTGGTGTTAGCGCTGGCCTTCGTGGAAAGGGTGAGTACATCAAGGTGCATTCGGATGAGCCACAGCATTGCTATCCTCATTATCAAATTTGGTTGCCTGATGTAGCTGCGGACGGAACCCCCCTAAATACTGCCTGTAGGGGAGAGGATGATAGCTCCGATGATGATGGCGGAGGGTGGACGGACCCATATCAGCCAACCGATTGTGTTTGTGATACGGACGAAAAGTGGACATCCATCGCTGGTGGCGGAGAGGGATATGAACCACCAGACTATGATGCGATTAAAGTTCAATACGATAGGCATAGAGCTATTATATCTGGCATTTTTGGCCCCAGAGAAGACTCAAAACAGGGCGTAGCACTTACACCAGCAAACTGGAATGAGTCAGTATCCGTATTTCCAGAAAAGTCAACAAGTAAGTATTTTCGCCAAGGACACCACGGAGTTTGGGATAGTGGTGATGCATGCTGTAGTTCTCAAATTTGTGTTAGACAATTTTATGCGAAGTTTGATTGTAACGAAAACGGATGGATTTCATACACTACAGCCGATCCTCCCCCAGCCGATCTGTCCGCTAATGTCGATATCGGAGATCCTAAGATTACATACAACGATACTTTTTGTACGTGCAACGAAAACATAGATAAATGGTTTTTTAGCGGACACGAGAATCTTCCAGCGGGGAGATTATGTGTTTTTACAAAGTATCAGCTTCCTGAGTATTTTGATGACGGTGCTTGGAAACATGCAACTGTATTCGAATCTGAAACAAATTACCCAACCCACTTAACTACCCCTCCCCCATACGAGTATCCTTTACCAGATGGCATTCGCTGTAGTGGTGATGGTCTATTTGGAGTAGAACCAGACAGAGGCATAGTAGTTAGCCCAACCGAAACAACCCTTGGGACAACCTCGATTGAGGGCTTAACTCTTTCTAGCCCAGAGGGTGAGAGGTTAGGTATACAGGGATGCTTGCACGCTAGCGATCTTTGTGAGACTCCGTATGATGATGGAACAAATAAAGAAATTCCTCGCAAAATTTCATTTTTAACCCAAAGCTTTTTTAACGACGTCGATTATGATTATTCTGCTACAGATGATGTTGGAACGGGGTGTTGTGGCTCATCGAGCTCTTCGAACTCATCGAGTTCTTCAAGCTCGTCGTCCAGTTCGTCACTTTCGTCATCTAATTCGTCATCGAGTTCATCTGAATCATCATCGAGTTCGTCTGACTCATCATCTAGTTCATCTGAATCATCATCGAGTTCGTCATCGACCTCATCTTCATCGAGTTCATCTGAATCATCATCTAGCTCGTCATCGCTCTCATCTAGTTCGTCGAGTTCGTCGCCCTCATCATCTAGCTCGTCATCGCCCTCATCGAGTTCGTCGAGCTCATCGGATAGGTCGTCGAGTTCATCGTCGAAGTCATCGAGTTCGTCTAGTTCGTCACTTTCGTCGAGTTCTTCTAGATCGTCTAGCTCATCATCGAGCTCGTCGGACGAGTCGTCTAGTTCTAGCTCTT